AATGGAACAAGGCTTGAGAATCTTGGAAAAATCGGGTATAATATACCTAATTTTGCTCAATGGTTGAAAAACATCGATATTACGACTAAAATCATCTATTTCGGAATCGTTTTACACCACTTTGACACCAATTTGAATTTTACACCACTAGCGCCGTAGTCGAATCCGATTTTGAGTCTTAATCGTAAGAGCTCTGATGTGACACAGCAGCCCCGGCGTCCTAGCGACGCCAGTACATAAGCAGCGTTAAAATTGAAAATCGCATTTGAACAACGATGTATTCATGATGGGCGTGGGAGTAATCCTGCGCCTTTTCTTGAATTCTTGCTATCCGGATGATACAATTTATACAAAGGAGTGGGATACCATGGATAAAACTATTGATGTAGATGCTGTCGCCGTCATTCGTTGTAAGGATTGCGATCTTTGGAACGCATGGGATAAACATGGGAATCTGTGTAGTTGTGCCCACTTTACACAAGATGATGCAGCGCCTGTATATACTAAACCTGACGATTTCTGTAGTTACGCAGTAAATGCTAAAAAATGGGGTATCAATCCTTAATTGGACTGATACCCCATTCGTTTTATATCAGCTCGATATCGCTTGACTCAACATAGCCCGACACATTTACTGAGATTGGATACTTGCCAATACGGCTTTCAAGATTTGTCACTCGATACCGCCCATTGACGAGTTTTCCATCATAAATAAACCACTCACCAGAGCGGCGCATCCCACAATGTGTTTGGCTGTTTGAATATAATATTCCGTCTAATTTGATTTTATCTCCTACGCGAAGAGTATTCTGATGTTCCATCAAAACGAACCCCATGTAGCTGGCCCACAGATACCGTCAGCAATCAAGCCATGCGCCTTTTGCCATTCCATCAGTTTTGTCTTAGTGCCTGCTCCAAAGATACCGTCCGCTTTTACGCCTAGATGTCTCTGCAGCACGGTGACTGTATACGAGATGCCGCCAGTGCAATCTTTCGCGCCCTGACGAATCGTAGGCATGATTTTACTCACTGATACATAAGCAGTTCCAGCCTTACTAATCCAGCGAGACTTCCAGCTCCGCACATCAACATGAACAAAGCCTCCTGTTAGCTGTACTCGACTGTAATAGCCGATGCCGCCCCGCTTCTGGAAATAAGGCATGGAGGCCAAATATAGCGCAATCCGAATTGGGTCAACACCTTTGATGGTAACATCCGCTGCCGTACCCAAACAATGCTGACTGCGAGGACTGCCGCCGATGGAAATATTGTAAGAAGGGGAGCGGTAGCCGGAGTTGATATGGACAGGTTTGCCAAAATGAGCCCGCACCTGTTCAAGAATGTAGACAAGCTCTGTATCGATTAGAACGGTATCACTGTGGTCGGAGCAGGCGAACTCATAGACGGAGAAATGAGCCGACACCTTTTTGTTCCAATCTTTTTTCATTGAGTATGTATTTACTGCCATGTGGCGCACCTCAATTCTTCTTCAACTCGTTCTCAATCTTCTCATTCTGAATGTCCAGCTCCTTGACAGCAGCTTCAATCATCATATCGATAGTCGGGGTGACCTTGACACCCATCTTCTCAAGAGCAGCGATAACATACTTCTTTTTGTCAGCTTTCTTGATAACACCAGTTGCGCCGACCTTCTCAGCAGCGCGAACGGTCATCTGGACAAGCTTATAAACGCCAATTTTCTTGAGATAGGGGATGCCATAGACCATAAAAGCAGTACCAGCACCTGCGACGACTAGCTGGGCAATAGTAGCAACAACCTGATTGAAAAAGTCCATCATAATATACCTCCTGATAAAAATAAAAGACCCCGAACACATCGTTCGAGGTCATGAATCACGTGATCTTATTCTTTTGGTTTCAAAAAACCATTAGTGCGTAGCATTTCGTCATACACGCGCCCCACGTTCTTGATGGCGAAGGGCATCTTGTTGTTCTTGTAGTTGGAATGGGTTTTACAATAATCTTCATACTTCCCAATAACATCAAGGATGTCATCAAAGTCTTCTTCGGTGTGGCCGAGCCCGCGAACGAGTTCATTATTGAAGCGCAGCACCTGACTACGATAACCGTCAGCTTTGGTTTCTTCACCCTTTTCGATGTGGTTGTCTAGCTTTTTACGAGTCTCTTCTTGCTCGGAGCGAATATCTTTGAGCTCGGATTTGGTTTCCTTGATCTCGTTCATCACACCGGCATTCAGGGCGTTTCCAATGTGAGTGGCCACCTAAGACTACGGATTGATCTCGATTTTAGAGACTTGTATCACTGACATAACAACGGCGATCAATCCGCCGCTCCCGGCCATCACTGAGCCGAGATGATTTAGGAAAAAATTCAATAATTCGTCCATACGATTTTAATCACCTCGATTCTTTTTATATTGACAAATTTCACACATCATGGTATAGTGGTGTTACAGCATGATTTACTTTCGTCGAGCAAATTATGTGTTACCTACTCTAATATGTATGTGGGGAAGAGGTCCTTAGCCGAAAAGCTGAGGGCTTCTTTCTTTTTATTCGGACGGCGTGTCTGTTGTGTTTTGATTTTGTTTCTGCAGTTCCTCTTTAATGGCGGTCAGTTGTTCGGTGATGCCTTGCAATGCTATTACGATTTGCTGACCGGTCTCATCAAGAAGAAACGGTTTTAATATTTCTTGAGACATAATTCCTCCTTAGCTTAAAGATACTGATATCCTTCAAACCACAAATTGGCCTCTGCGCGATTATTCCCAGAAGATATTTTTAAAGTATTATTTGAATTATAAGATACAGTAGACATAGTTGTATAACTAGAGCCTTTATAAAAGATATCTGTTGTACAGCCTTTGACGATTTTAATGTCATCAATAGTGACAGCGGGTCCTTTAATAACTATGTAATTTACATAGGAAGGAATAGTAAGATTTATAGAACTATTGTAATTAACAGTACCATATCCAGTCCATACTAATTTATCGACAATCATTTCATCACCTCTTTATCAATAATACTGATAAGCTTCAATATAATAAGTGCAAGTGCCATTTTTAGGCGATACACAATAACCAACACAAGTTATTTTGCCGTTTGTATCAAAAGTTATTTTTCCGTCGTTATTACCATCCCGGGTACGAATAGTAGTTCCCCTAACCATTTTTGTGTTTTGGGGAACCGTATAGTACTTATCGCTGGTATAATCATTAACAGCGTTAACTATTTTAATGTAATCGCTTGTGGACGGAACGACTAATGTGCCATCGCTATTATAACTATAAGTCACTTTACCGGTTCCTACTAGTTTTCCTTCACTGTACATCGCCTTTTTCATGAGAGTATTAACTTCAGCTTTAGTATACAATTCTGGTTTACCTGTTATACTAGTCTATGCATGTGTATGCCCAGCAGTAGCAAATTGGCTCTTGTTTACGGCGCGAAGTTCATACCCATTCCAGCCAGCAAGCCAAGTGTAATCTCCATAATTCATGCCGGCTTTTGAATATGCAAATGTTGTATTTGAAGAATTGTTGCCAGCGTCTTTAATACTATTGTGTGTATGACTAGCCGGAGGCATGGCATTTAAATTATATGTTTTGCCACTTGTGCCAGTCAGCCGCAACCACCAGACAGGGGCGGAACCGTTTCCTCCTGCAAATTTAATAGCAGGGGAACTATACGCATGGCTGATAACTCCCTTTGTATCTGAACCACCAAATGCAATGCCTGCTGCATAGTTACCTTCTAACCAGTCTGGAGCTTTCGCTTGCATACGAAGTGACCGAAGTAAAAACCCTTTATTCCCACCAACCATATCCTAACTATTAGTGGTCACATTATCAACAAGTTTTGTCAAAGAAGACGAATTTAAATCATGAGTGTGACCACTACTAGCTTTTGCCTCTAATTTTGAATTCACTTCAGCCTCAGTATAGTATCTATCATCGTGAGTGTGTTCTCTCGCAGCATAGCTACCCTTAGGCTGATACACCCCATCCGCCTTACCTTTGATATAGTTCCATATAGTAGAAAATTTCACGCGACCAAACTGATTTCCGCCGTTAATATCCTGTCGAATAAAATAAGTATCATCAGTGGGGGTTGCACCCCAAGATGTGGTAAGTTTGGAAAATAGCTCATTCGCCCCTGCTTCGTTATTGTTTACTTTGCTGTTCAGCTTGCCATCCATTTCAGCCTCAGTATAATACCTGTCATCGTGGCTATGACTTTTTGAAGCGAACTTTTCTTTCAGCTTATCCCACAGATATTGCAATCCGGCAAGATCTAAGTATCCCATAAATCGACCTCCTGTCTCAGTAAAAACTGAAATCAGCTTGCCAAAATAGTGTCGATTTCAGTATTTGTGATTTTTGTAATTGTAAAAATTTCGCCAAGTGCATCCCACTTAGTACCGTTCCAAGCATAGTTCATACCGTCACCAACGTCATAGACATCACCAATGACTTGGTCACTGGTCGGTAATTTGTCTACAGAAGTAACAGAACCTTTATAGCGGTACGTTTGGACAACATCAGACTTCAATGCATAAGTGTTTGCATCGCCAAATGCATCCAACTTCTTTTTATCGGTAGCAGTCATCAAACCGTGATCAAACTGAGTAGCATCGTTGTACTGAATATTTGTAGGCATTGCCCAAATGCCATCTCCACGTAAAAACTGATCCTGTCTGCCAGCTTCAGGGGCAGGGACAAGACCAGAGTCACCAGCGGTAGAAGCTGTAGCAGGTTTCATAACGGAATAAATAGTATCCTGCGCAGGAATACCAAGTCCAGTAATATCAGATTTACCAATAGCAGTAGCGGTGCTCACATGACCCTGTTCGTCTATGGTAATCTTGTACATTCCGCTGTTTTTTGCCGTATAAATGGGATGAACATAGTTATTCGCACCATCTTCAATACCATCCAGTTTGATTTTGTCTAGCGGTGATTCAAAACCCGCCGACTCTTGTGTAGCATTTTCAGGTACAGTCCACTTTCCAGTTGAATCGAGCCAACGCTGACCGCCTTTTTCAGGGGCAGGGACAGCACCTTTTGTGCCGTCCACTGCTGTTGTCGCTCCAACAAATTCAGCACCGCTACTATTCAGTAGCACCCAGTCACCGCCGTTGTAGGCGTACAGTTTGTCGGGTCGGAGATAATACAATTTATTGGCGAGAGGAGCCAAGGGGAGTTCGCTCACAACCTCCAAATCGTTTCCGATTTTTACATGAGCTATAGAAGAATCTCGATAGGCATTTCCGGTGTCAAGACAGATGATGATTTGTCCGTCAATCACTGGAGCCGTGTCAAGTTGCGATTGATTGATTTCACGTAGTGATAATATTGACATCGTTTAACTCCTTTTCGATATAAAAATAAGCCTGCCACATCAAAATTGACATGGCAGGGAATGTAAGTTTAAATTAAACAATGGTCTTCCATGTAATAGCACCTTCGACAACCTTAACACGATTGTCCATTGCGGTGTTCAAACCATCAGAGTAAGTTTTTGCATCAGAGAGAGCGGATTCGGCTTTCTTGGTGGCGTCAGCTGCTGCTATAGATATGGCCTCATCTTTTGCAGAATTGACCTGTTCAACAGTAGCTTTTTTATTCCATGCTTCGCGTTCTTCAGCAGTGATATGAATAATAGTATTTGCCGAATGGTCTGCCAGAGTATCACTCACAGCCTTGATTTTTGCATCAGTCTCAGCCTTAGTGTAAGCATCAGGAACAGCCACATACAGGCCGTCCTCTTCAATGACGATGCTGTTGTTTGCCTTAGCGGACACACGCACGTTCACACTGATCTTATTATCGTCGGATACCGTGACCTCTGCAGTGGAAGTGGCGATACCGATGTAAATGTCAATCAGAGAGCCAACAGGAATTTTAATAACCTCGCCGGTAGTGATAGTCAGCTCAATATTATGAGTCTCAGTATTATATGTACCACTGGTAACGACCAAATCTTTGCCGAGTGCAATAGTTAGCACATCCCCGCCAAACACGGGCATCTTAATAGTGCGAGTCTCGGCGTCGTATGTGGGCGCATGAACCACTCCGGTCAGAGTGGTCTTTACAGGGTCACCGTTCTTGGAAACATTCAGTACGCCGTTATCTGTTTCATAAGTGACATCTGTAACAAAGAGTCCTTCTTTACCCTCAACTGCGGCAATCTTTGCATTGACGTAATCAGCAACAGCCTTTGTGGTCGGCATATCGTCATTGGTTGCCCCGTTATCAGGAATCTGAGTAACAACTGGGCGATTCAACTGGATAAAGTCAGTACCATTCCAAATGTGAAATGTGAAATCAGTTGCTTTAACGTAAATAACACCTTGGATCTGGTCAGCCTCTGGCAATGAACTAACCAACTTGCAACTCTTAGAGTATTCCTGAGTGCCTTTATAGAATTGTCGTGTATCAGTCAGAAAGTACAGAGTATCGTTATCTTTGGTGGTCAGGGCTTTATAATTAGCCGCTGTACCGTATGAAAATTTGACTTCCGCCATTATATCCTCCTTTATCAAAATTCAGTCCAACGAAAATTTGTTGGTGCAACGCTGAACGGTTCAACCATCAACTGTCCATTCTCGCCGGCTTCGCGCTGTACAATCCAAGGAGAATATTTACCTTTCTCATCTCGAATCATAACAGTCTGACCTTCATAAGAATCTTCAGAAGAGTTGATTTTTTCGTTTGCAGCGGACACAGAATCAAAGACCAATTGACGTGGCCTAATGGTTTGCACCGACAAATCATCGCGGACATAAAGTAATTCGGATGTATCTTTAGTGATGATAATATCCTTACCATCGATCATTCCTAGAGCAATGGCAGCTTCAACATCCTCTGCGTTGCCATAGCCCAGCTTCGAGTATTCTGCCATCGCTAGTTACCTCCAAAAAATAAAAAACGAACGGTCAGAATTCAACCACTCGCAGACTGCCATCTTCAGTTTCAACACTCTCCTGAGTAATCTTGACTGCATTACCGATAGGCTTGCCATTTGCGGTCAGCTGCAGTTTCTGGTCGATATAGCTCAGGTTATCAGCCTTACTATCAAAAATAGCAGCGTTACGGTCACTCAGAGCCTTCAGCATCGCCTCAGCAGCAAGCAGGCGCTGGTCAACAGAGCTTAAAGCAGCATCAGGAATGAGATCGCTCCAATTCTGAATTGGGACGATATGAATGACGCCCGGTCCAACTTTTCGGACGTGCTGTACAGTTGTACCGTCTGAATCCATCGTTACAGCCAAAAAAGTAAGCTGTATCTGAATATCTCCGGGCTCACTAGTCAAATCAGTGTCGAATGGAAGAATATATTCCAACTTATTCTTATACAACTCATCTGACTTGGTTAGAATTTCCGTTTTATAGCGCTTACTGATAGGAAGGACATACTCAAGATTAACTGTATAATCAGTCATATCAACGCCTTTATATGTAGGGTCTGCCAGGAAGTGAAGCTTGTCCACCATTTTGCTTCTTTCCATAATCGCGTCTTGAATAGAACAAGTCAAAGTATTATCCTCGTTAATCAAAAAAGTATACATATTACACCTCCTTTCCATTCACGATGTACAGATACTCATTCATTGAAATACGCTTATCTGCAAGTTTGTTCTCTAAAAAAGAGTCCTGTATCATATGGTCACGATAAAGCCGTCGCAGGCTTTCAACGAACGGACTAAAATTCTTTTCGTTCATAATAGCCCCCCTTGAATTAAGCTCAGAGTATAAGCGTCAATAATAGCCTCGGGCGTTTTACCACCCAAGGCTTTCAGCTGTTCATACTCGTATTTGTCTATCTCTTCAAGTAAGACCGTGTCATACTCAGGAGAGGGGATAAAGTAATACCCGTCAACATGCCAAATATGACTGCCGTCACTACTGATGATACCTTGAGCATCGTCCTCAGTGCAGTTCACCATAATACCGTGCTTTGGCTGATACCGTACAAAAGAAAGACGGTCAAGTACATCAATCACCCGACCGTTCAAAAGAACCTTATAGTACACACTTCCACCTCCTTACACGCAGAACATCAAGCGAATGCCTGCCTGATCGCTGGGGAACAGATAACCATACAAATTGCCCGTCTCGCTAACACTATAGAAATAATTTCTATAAGAAATGAAAGGAGAACGAGTCCAATAGTTGGTCTTGTTTCCGTCGAGATCTGTACAAGCACGACTCTCGTTTGTAGTCATGAAACTAATAGAATCACCTTCATTGACGTAAGGTTCGGTGGTCATTGTCGGGTCAACTTCAATTGCGCTGGGGATGAAGAAATAGCTATCTGCTGTGACAATATCCGTAGACGTACCACCTGCGGAACTCGGGACCTTGACTTGTTTAATCAACTGTTGCCAACCAATAGGCAAAGCTTTAACGATTCGAGAGTCAAGGTAAGTACGGACAGTCGTTCCGCCCCAGCCGTTTTCATTGCTGGATGCTTGACTCAGTGCCATTTTCTTTCCGAGAGTGGTTTTCTGTAGGAAGGTAAGAGAACTACGCTTGCTAGAGTTGCTGAGATAATAGCGTTTAAATCCACAAGCTTCAAACTCGAATTCTTCATGAGTCCACGCAGCGAGTTGTCGGCAGGCAGCGTCACCGAGGTCGGCATACCAAAGCTTTGCCCAGTAAATGACACCAGTAGCAAAGTTCTCGTATGCGCCATCGTCGGCTTTAGCGCAACCGAGCACCAGAGTGGCGTCAGTCTTGGTCAAACGATTCTTGGCGATTTCAACATAATTGATGTTGTCACCATAGCAGTTTGCACAATAGATATGGATACTATTTTCACCTTTGATGTGACGCAGAACCAACATGTCCCGGGTATCAAAACTTGCTCCGTCGGTAGATCCTGTACCCCAAGAAACCTTTGCAAGGCCATTTGCCCAGAGACGGAAGCCATTTGTTCCATTCGTCTCGTAACATTGCATCAGAGTAGAATTTCGACTATTGGAACCAGCCATTGAATAATCGACAGCTATGACCCAGTCACGGTCCTCGTTGAGCAACTTTATACCAGTGTCGATATAGTTGCTGCCATTGAATGCAGTTTCTCTGGAGATGATAACATTCTCAACGATGTCATCATAAGTGAAATCGTTGCCCATGCGAATTGTAATATCATCCTTGTCCTCGACTACCTGATTTGCGATACCGACCTGATTCATTGTATAAATTTCAACAGGTCGGAGATTTTTCAGTTCTTTGCCATCAAAATATCCGGTGGTATAAGCGCAGCTATCGAACACAGCATTGATATCTTTCTCTCCATTAACGTAACCGCCCTTGTCCCAGCCATTAAACAGATAGAACTTGAATGCAGTCTCTTCAGCTGTATAAGACGGAATGTCTCCATCGTACAAAACCAGACTGCCATACGGAGCCTCAGTATCCTGAAGGATATTGCCGTGGTTCATGTAGCGAACATGATATTTACGCACGGATTCGGTATATACGGCAGTAACAGTTTCATTGCTGAATGCAGGAGCAAGCTCTGTGTCCCATCCTTTAAAAGTAAAATCAGTGCTGATAGTGCTTTCATATGTAGGAATCGAGATAGGATTATCAGTGCGAGTAGTAGGGTCAACTGCTTTAGATCCCTTATCAACATACTGAATATCCAACACAGAACCGTCTTTATTGACGAATGTCCATGTATACTGCTCGATAAGAGTGTTGTATTCAATAGTCAGATCAGGCCACTGAGCTTTAAAGTTTTCCAGCTGTTTTTCGCGGATAAGCGGCAGATGTACAATGCCCTCGATAACAGAATGATCAGAATTGTAGCCGTTCTCGTCCAGACCGGTCATGCCATACAACTTATCAAGCAGAGTTGTATCACTCAGCTCCCAGTTGATTCCAGTGACGCGAACACGATTCAGAGAAGTACACTTCGGTAGCATCTCTTTCAGGTCAATCGTCGGGCAGTCCTCAACAGTCAGAGTAGTAATATTTGCATAGCTCGCGATAGAGAAGTCGGTTAGATAACGCAGATTCTGAACAGATAGATTGGAAATTGCAGGCAGTGTGGCCTTTTGAATTTTGCCACCTTTAGCAAAGGCAACGCCTGTCACACCTGAACCATTAGCAAGGAACTCGGCCAGATTGACACATCCAGTCAGATTGATAGATTTCTTCAAATTTGGAACATTCTGCAGATTCAGATGTTCAAGTAGGGTATTGTTGCCAACAGCAAAATCGGTCATGTTGGTATTGGCATACCCTTCGACACTGGAACCAATCTGAAGATCTGTCAGCTTAATACCATGACTAAAATCAACATAGCCTGGGTAGAAGCCGGAAATATCACCGATGCTCTGGATGATAGAGGCGTTATAGATATAGACCTCAGTATCGTTCATTGCTTCGATGGGGCAGGGAACTTCATAAGTCTGACCACGTTTGCCGCGCATTTTCACGGGATTAGAACCGTACCGTACAGAAATGTAAGTATCGGCATACGGAGTAATATGGAATGTACCGTCTGGCCGTACACCAGTCCAATTGGTCGGAGTATAACCGCGAATGGTCATATCATCCGAAGTGCAAGTAGTACCTGTATACTTGGACGCCATATACTTTTCCTGATACCGCTGGAACTGACGCCGCTGATGGCGCTTATTACCGTGCATCATGGGCAGATAGCTTGTCGTACCATTGTCCTCATAAGTGCGGAAATACTTGCGCCGCATATCCATGACCCACAAACGCTCGGGTTTCACATCCTGGTAGTCCTCAAACTTCTTTAAGATACGAGTAGAACTCCATGCTAGGGCACTCTCGCGGTTTAGGAACATCTTTGCGAGGTCATCTGCAAACAGGTCGCGAATCTTGCACCACAGCTTAGAGTCGTGCGCGTTAAACACACTCTTTGTGCCAATAGTATCCATGTCCTCGTAACCATAAGTCAGAGTTAGACCACCCTCGTTATCGTTGCCCATGGCAGTATCGTTATCGTAATCAAAACAGAAATCCCAATGCACAAGGTCTGAGGTGTGCGGGAACACGTTCTTTGCGCGGTTATCGACCATGGTGTGGCGCTCAGTAAACAGGTAATGGAACAGTGCAGAATCCTTGACAAAGTAATTCTCGAAATTTTTCTTGAACTCCTCATCGTCTGCATTCACAACCCAGTTCTGCACGCGAATCCATGCGTTTTTAGCGTCTTGAATCTCTTGTTCGCTACAATTCTTGTTGATGTAACGGAATTCAAAACTGTGGTCGCCATCCCAAGTTTCCTCAGAGAAGTCGCCACTCAGGAAGCGGGTCTGCGCATCGGTGTTGTTATCAATCTCAACAATGACTTCTTTGTGATTGTTCGGGTCCATACCCATCGTGTCGCTATTTTTCTTGGAATTGCCAAAATCACCACAAGCATAGAAATGCCACTGACCATCCTTAAAGACGGTTGCGTTTGTGGTATCTGTCTCTTGAATAAACACAACACAGGGGTAGAACGCCATGGTGTCGCGTACCTTCGGGTTGTCCTTACGAGCTTGACGAATGTACGGGTTGAACTCATTAAACTCATCTGCCAGCAGGGCATTGTTTGCATTCTCAGAAGAAGCAACATTGACTTTGATATTAAAATACTTCTCACCAACGCTGTTTTCTGTAAATGCATACTTGCTGCCAGTGCTTTCATCACCAAAGGTAAAGCCACCAGAACAATCGATATCAATATTACGACCAGACTCACCGTATGCGTTAGAGCTGGTGCCCTGTCCCTTGTGGGAACCGGTAGCGATCCAGTTGTCTTCCACGGCGCGGCCATTCTTATAAATGTGCTGGATGGTCGTATTCGGGACTTCGTTCTTCTTACCAGTCGTAAAGGTCGGAGCAGAGATTTTGATAATACGCAGATTGGGACATTTTTCAGCCAGTAGGTCAGGATTCAGTTCGCCGCTAACGTCTGTAATATCGTTACGGGTATAACGGTCAATCATCTCTTCTGCATTCTTGGCGTCAGCAATAAAGTTGTCGAGGATCTCATCATCGGTAAGATTCATCATGTACGACTTCATGCGGTAAACCTGAACATCGCAATCATTAGAACCAATCGTAATGCCAACGGGTTTTGCTTGAGTGAAGTTGTCGCTGGAAGCATACAACTCAACCTTACAGGGAATACCATCAAGCCACAAAACCATCTCATTGTACTGACTGTCAGGCAGGATATTGAACTCAAACTCCATGAAATCATCTTCACAGGTGGGAAGGTCAATACTGTTCTGTTCACTGGTCAGGGTGATTTTCTGAGCCTGAATGTTCAAACCGATATTGCCGTTCAAACAGGTGACGGCGGTTGCATCATAGTTTCGTACATTGGCGGTCTTGAAGATAAGCTTAAAGTTTTTGCCGGATTTCTTCGCATCGTCGGCGAACAGCTTATAATCAATGGTTGCGGTTGTGCCGGACTTCACACAGAAATACGTGTCTCCGTCTTCATCGATCTGGTAACCGCCATTAGACCAGTCAAAATTATCAGAAACAGTCATCTTAGTGTTGCCATCAGTCCAAAGGCGATTTTCGTCTGCATTGGTTTTACCAGCAGGATTGAAGTCAAAAGCCAGATTAGTCTTGACAGGCTCGATAGTAATACCCAGCTCAGTCACAGTCACAGAGATGGTTTTAACAGTATCGCCACATGTGATAGTCAATACATGAGTGCCAATCGCTGCAGATTTGAATGTCCATGTTTGCATAGTGCGACCAACGGACAGAGTAGAAGTAGTGATGCCGTCTACAGCAAGAGTTACTCTTGCTGTGGAGCTGCTGGGGTCATACACGGTATAGGTGATAGCGATGTTGCTGTACTGCTTTGTAGTATAGTTGCGAACGGCACAGCTGATAATTGGAGTGGTATCGAGATCGCTCACCCACATAATATCCTTATAAATCTTATTGGATGTAACCGTATTACCGTTGATTTCCGCCGTCATATGAACTTCCAACAGATGAGCGCCATGTTTCTGGAGGGGTAGAGTATAAGTAAGCTGACGACCAGTAACAGTGGTGGTATTTGTGCCAACCTGTACGCCATCTAAGGTAAAGACAATAGTCTTACTAATATTGCCATACGGAGTATAACGGAAAGTCACCTCATCACTGTAGATAAGGGTATCATCGAAAATGCTCTCGATGTAGAACTCAATGACATTGATACTCCATGTTTTAGTGCCGACGCTGCCCACGTTATCAACAACAGACAGCTTAATATTATTATCACCGCTATGAAGATACTGAGTAATATCGAAGCTGTTCTTACCCTGAACAATAGTCTGTGTAGCGACTTTAGTATTTCCAACATACCAGGTGCCAGTTGCATTACCGGTATCGTCTCCAGAGTTGTCAACTGACCTGAAATTGTAATTGATGATAGCAGCATCACCAGAAATAACAGTCAGAGCAGAACCGTCCAAGCGCTCAATGGTGATAACACTAGTGCCGCCTGTGCCACCACCGCCACCCTGAATAACAACGGTAGTCTTAACACCGCCGTTCTCTAACAGACTCAGCTTAGAATCTTCATAAGTGATATCATATTCCTTACCAGACTCTTCGGGGTTGAAATCCTTCAGTTTTTCCTGAATCTCTGCAATGTCCGAATTTGCGGTATCAACAGAATCCTGAATAGAAGAAATGTTGCTCTTGATGTTGGCAATATCGGTCGTAAAGCCACTCACTGCGGTCTTGTCGGCTTTGTCAGCCAAAAGCTTATCGGTTGCTCCCTTGTTGTAATAGTCGCTCTGAAGAGTAGTAGGGAGGTCGCCTACTTCGGTCTTCAGGTTGTCCAGTGTCTCTTTTGTTTCAGTAAGAGTGTTCTGAACAGGGGAGAGCTTTTCATCAATTTTCGCATCGACAGTTTTGTTATATGCGGTCACCCAATTAACGCTCGGGTCAGTGCTCAATGTAATACGAGAAATTTCCTGTTCTCCGTTCATAAACTGAATAATCTGGGTCTCAGGAGTGTATTTCACGTCAAAATTAGCCAATCCATCAACAGCATTGATTTCATCACGAAGCATCTCGACAAAGCCATCAACTTCAGTTTTCTTATAATACTGGGCCAACTTTTTATCGACGCTTGCAACAGCATTTTTTGCGTCATTGGCACTTTGTTTGGCTTCAGCCGCCGCGCTCTGTGCCTCGCCAACTTTCTGGTTCATAGTAGCGAGGAAAGAGGTATACCAGTCATCTCCAGTCGGATCAGTCATCTTTTTACCAGCAAGAGACTTAATGACGTTTAATTTGCCATTGGGGCGAGAACGCCACAAATAACTTTTTGTAGTGCTGGAATTTGGAATTGTGACTGCACCACTTGCCATCAGTTCAAAAGCGAGCGTGCCATCCTTTGCAGTAGCATTATCGCTCAGCAACCATCCGAATCGAATCTTGGTATCATTGAAAGTAACATTGATGGGGGCAGCGTAGTTTTCCTCATTGCTGGCGTTCATATAGTGAATCTGAATAGTCATGCCCATCAGGTCGATACCATCGTAAAAACGAGGCATTTCAAACGGAACAATTTGACCGTTGTTTTCCTGAGTGACATCCACCTGAGCAGAATTCACAGTAATATTACGATTCTCGTCGATTGACGAATAAACCGTATCCTCATAATCATCAATCCAAACGTACTTGTCGCTACGGGTAAAGCCGGAATCTACCGCAGCAAACGCCGCTACGTCATTTAGATCCATCGTCGCCACGTCTGCAACAACGGGTTCATTTTGGATTGCCATAAAACTAGTCGTCATCACGGATTTTGAGGCCATCCGTTTTGACTCTTCAAATGATAATGCCATTTACTCACTCCTTTGCTTTACTTCGCACGAGCGAACTTATGTAGTAGTTGTGGGGTTATTGTTCTTATTGACATCAGAACGAAGGTCTGGAAAATATTGATCAAGCATCCAGTCCTGATAGATGTCGTATTTGCTTTCTTCTTTACCATGTCCTACAATGTAGGGATAATAGGGGAAATACCGGCTCATAGTAAGGGACATCGTTCCCTCGCCAAGGTTGATACTAAAACTCTTGATAATCCAATCAACAGGTGTTTTACTATTCAAATATTTAGCCGCATACTGAATTTTTTCATTAACATCAAGCCACGGAACTAACAAAATAGGCACCACCAACCCATCGGTTAATCGTGCCTTCTTCCATAATTCATATTTAGCAACTTCCATTGCCTTTTCATCCGTGGTATAGTTGTCATAGTCTCCGCCCGAAAGTATTTCATTGCGACGACCAATTTTTTCAATTGAGAATTTCGCGTTATACAAATCATCGATATTGTCTGGATCAGTCATGCAGACATATTCAAGATTATCGCAGTTCTCTTCTTTTTTTTCTGCGGCAAGTTTATCGCCGGTCGGTACAGTATCTACCAATTTGACCATAGCATGAGATTGCTGCTGTCCAATAAAATAGAAGTGCTTTGTATCAGGGAACCACTGAATGACATAATACTTTCCCGCTTCCATGATAGAAGGTTCCTGCTCGACGTCGTTACCATCAGCGTTAGGAACAGATTTATAAAGCAGAGAAGTTTTTGTTGTAGTCTTCTGTTCAGTCCCGCCACTTCCATCGGTCTTGACTTCTGTTGTCACAAAATTAACAATGATATTCAAGGTTTTGCTTGTGATTTTCGCAGGCATAATAAACGATATATTCGCTTCATTATCAACAGCAAGTTCTTTTACGGTCAGTGTAAGAGAATTCTTTTCGGAAGAATAAGTTGCAGTCGAAGAATATGTGTCAGAATCGATTGTGGCACCAAACACTTCAACACAGTTTCGAACCGTAGAATAATCCACTGTGGCCGACTCACCATCTGCCGTCACCAAACTTGCAAATAAATCTGGGTCGAGTACAGGTGGATCATCAAATCCGCTCGGAATTTCGTGACATACGAACACGTCATCATCGAAATACATCTCAAATGGATAATAGAGGTCGCGTAACTCGGTCAAAATCTGCCACAAAGTTGTACCAGTCTCATATTCCAAATCGTAGGGAACATTGCGCGTCCAATAATCAATCACGCATTTGTTAAACTCGCTCATCGGCTGTTCAGTTAAGACTGTTTTAATGACAGGAGCGATACGTGTTCCTTTGTTGATTTTTGTTTTTAGACCGGTCAACTGTCCAGCCAGATCGCCATTCAGTCGCGCCACAAGGTCTACGCAAGAGCATTGCACCGTATTCGTAGTTGCGTTATATGTAAATCCATTTGATGAAATGGAAAAGCAACCCTGATTAAACCAGTGAACATCTTGATTTTTAGAAAATACATTTATACGCTGCACGGATACTTTTTCAAATTCTTTATTGAACGAGTCGTTGAGCTTTTTCTTGGCTTGAATAATCTCGTCTTGAATATCGTGCATAGAATAACCAACATAAACGCTAGTAACACCATATTCTTTTTGAAGTTCTTCTTCACTCTAACCAGCAATAGCACTGACATCAGCAGCAGATAACATACTGCCGTTCACTGTTTGTCCCTGTATTGCCGCAATCATATTATGAACCTTAACAGGTTTTCCCCAAAGTGTCATAGAAATACCTGTTTTATCCTTGAGTAGAATCGTGGCTGGGTCTGTAGATGTACCAATGACTCTTGAAAGATACCTGGATATTTCTGAATTACATAGAGGGATTAAATCACCATCATCAGGTTGAAAAAGAGGAGTGTATGCAATTTGTAGACCATTAAATTTATCATCGCAACCAAGAACAGTAGAATAATCTCCTTTATTGATTATGGCTTCCGGGTCTGGTTCAAATGCTTTTTTAAATTCTGAAAAAACTAAAGAACTAAGCCATTTCCCAACGGTAGTCCCAAAAGTTGTCTCACCATTCATCTCCTTTACAAACTTAGAATAATAAGACATATTATCATCGTTCCACTCAATCACGCCACGATTGATGTTGTCGATATTCCCGTATTTTGCATGACCTTCTTGAGTGATTTTTGAAACTAAAGCATTATATTCTGCTTTGGCTTTCTTATATCCAGCAGATTCTTTTGTCTTTTTTTCAAGTTCTGGGTACGAGAGGGAAGTAGTTTTGGTTCTTCCTTTTAGTCCGATAAAAACACGAACATTTTTGCTTATCCAGTCCTCCTCGTCAAAAGCGGAGACAACACTCTTTTTGCCGAGATACAGCGTAGTATTAAAGGTGCGTCGAATATCCGATTCCGAATCAACACTTACAGTTCCATCAATCGCAATGCCTTCCAAAGAATCGACAGTTGCAAAATCTTTGTCCAATAAATCAATGCGACAATATATATGAGGAGAATGGCTTTTTAAAAGAGCGAGGTCTTCATCTGTAGGTAAGTACTTCATGTTGTACCTCCTACCGGCAAATATTCGCTCAGTCCATTACTGTACATGTCATCTTCACTCTCAATAGATCCGATTTCGACAAAGTTGAAACTCAACGTACCTTTGTCATAATGCTCAGAACAACTTATAGTAACACTGCCATTTACTCCAATTAGCCACTCACGCCCATCAAACATTTTGAGAACTTTTGCGTCTCCGTTAGTAAGCCATGCTGAGATTTCTTTACGGTAATCATTTCCGCCGTCAACATCAAATTCATCTTGAGTCATATCGAATTCAATACCAACGCCCGAAAAATCACCAGAGTAATAGTTCGCTTCATTGCCAAAATACAGATAGGGGTATTTGCTACTCATGGTTTCAACGATAGAAGCAGTGCGTTTTAGCTCAACACTATCTACCTTTGGCTCAAGAAGAATGTGATAAGATGTTTCTCCATCTGTAATAATTGCGCCATCAAATTCACTGACTACTATCTTTTTAACATAGCCCTTTTCAATAGTATTAACAACAGGAGACACAGCATATTCATAAGGCTGTTCGCGCCCAGCCGCATACCAGTCAGTGTGTTCCATTATGACATATCCGGTATTTTCTGAATGCAATTTTATTCCATGAATAGTATCAGAGAATGGTTTAGTGACGTTCTTTTCGGGCATGACGCTAATCCTAAAATACGCGATAATATTCTTATAATTTACATTCCAAGATGATTTATTCCAAGTTCCAACATTTCGTGTCTTGTTAAACATTGCAGAAATCGATTTCTATAGGTTTCTCATAAAAGAACCAATGGATGAAAAACGATCCAATGCCTCATTATAGGTATATTCTTTCCCGTTGGAATAATATTTAATACTTGTTTCCGCATAGCCTAAGAATTTTTGATTTTTGTCATATGCTGCAATTCTAGCAATATATCCATCAGCCGATATTTCGACTGACTTTAAATCACTTGCCGGGATTAGATTAGTGCTCATTGAGATGTTATCCGTAGTAAATACTCCACTTTGACTAACATAGCCATTTGACCAGTTGGGCAATAAGAGCAAATCGTTTGATAAGTCAACTTGTTTTTCATAAATAGTCATCCATGTGGCATCTAAAGGTTTTTTACGCTTAAACCGAAGATGAGTAATGTCACTCTTCACATTGGCTGGATATTTTGCAAAAAGGTTAATACAACCACGCCGTTTATCGTTTTCTGCATCAAAAATTACTCCATCAATTTGTTCGCTATATTTCGTCTTAAACTGTTTGAACCCGGTATCAAGCTGGTAGCCTCCAACTGATTCTGCTTTAGCACGAACATAATAAACGCTATTATTGTCAAGGCCATCAACATAAAAACTCTTCATAGAGTCACGGTGATAAAAACATTGCGACTTTTTGATTTCGTTTTTATTAGAGTCATAAAGATAATATTCATATCTATTGATAACTTCACCCTCAGCCGTTTTGTAGGTATAATCACAATCAAAAGAGTATGAAGGTGTAAAGATAATTTTAGAAGTGGAAATGTCGGAGAATGCTCTGAATTTAATGGAAGGCTTCTCGTGACAATAAAACAGAATCTTGTCACTATATTCGCTGAAAGTGTTCGTACCAGTTAATCTGCAACGAATCATGATATAATAAGGGTCATGCTGATTTACAAGGACACCACCTTTAATTACAAATTGTCGAGCTAGGCCAGTTCCAGTGGGAGCTACTGTGCCAAATTTATAAACAGTGCTATCTTTTGACTTGAAGACGATATAGGCAACTAAGTCAATATCGGCATATGCTCCGAACTGGAATGAAGCGTCTTCGTTAGCACTAAATACATTGATTTTTGATAGAATTGGTTTCACTGTATCACCTCCAAGTTAATCAGATGTTGTAACATAACAAAGCGCACCCTCAGAGTTTATTTTCAATCCAAGAGTGCTCAAAATGCTGTCAGCAGTGATTGCATCGACTTTTTTAGTCAACTCATTATAGTGAGTTTTTTCTGTCCTACTTAGACCGCTAAAATTGGTTGCCAAAGCGCTAATGTCATTTTTGTTTGTAGTGACCTGTGTTTTTGTTGTCGCATATTCATCGTTTTTGAATGTACTTAAATCAGAAGAAACATCATCAATCCTTTTATTTAAAAAAGCATAATCGTCAGATTCTTTTGTTTGCAAATTATGTATGTCCGCCTCATTGGTAGATACACGGTCTTGCAATGCAACAAAATCGTTCTTTTTAAAAGAGTCAAGATCTATACCTGTAGAACCAACTGATTTTTTTAATTCTGCATAATCTTCTGCTTCTTTTGTTTCAAGACTTGCCACACGGTCGTTTACGGTATTTGCAGTTGTATCGTCTGTGTATTTTGTGGCTTTCTCCCAATCATTATGAGAATAAGAGCCAGTCGCCCCCTGTGCAGAGGTACAGATATATAAATCGCTATTACTGCCTAAAAACCATAAGTCACCAACATTATATGGAGGAGCAGGAACGGAACGGAAAACTTGACACTTGCTGTCGGCAGTATTTTGTGCAAGAGCGGCAGAAGCGAGCGCATTGATAATACTTGCGTCAATTATCTCATACCACATATATTCTCTTTTTGACTCAGTACTATTAGCCGCTTCTATCCACCGATAGCATTTTCCAGTATCAATATCATAATAAATCTCGTTTACATGATGCCATTCCGTATGCCATTTTACCCATTCTACGGCAGGTGCATTCTCTTTCGTCGGGACTCCATGTCCGTAGTTTGTCTTAATGGTGCCGCTGATTTGAGCTTGAGTGTTTTTGTTAGTCGATTCTGTCTGGTTGATTAGATTGGAGAGATTTGTATCAATTTTATCGACGTTATTTGATAAATCACTCAAGTCCGAAGATATCGTTCGCACCTTGGCAGCTTCCAGACTTTGATTTCCTTCAGTCAAAATAATATTTCGAAAATTCTTTTGCATTGCGGTGACAACGAGTTTTTGGCCGACTTCATAATCACGATTTGTAATCACGACATATTCGCCACCAAATGCGGCAATTTTATAGGTGTATCCATTTTTAGATGTAATAACACCGTAAGAAGAAACATCAAATTGCGCGTTCGCCACTGCACTCTTGGCGGCAGAAGAAATGGCCTCAACTAATACATCTGTTGCACTTTTACTTATGTTTGACACTTTCTTTCACCTCCAAGAAAAATATAAAAGCCGACCCGCTGGGGAAACTCAGTGGTATCGGCATTGTGTTTTAATATCCTCTATTTAATTTCGCTTATTCATTTTTTGAGAAAGTTTGTTGGGAAGATTACGGACAATTTCGTTTGCCAAATCTTCTGCTCCACCAACAGGGTTCTGAATAACAATATCTCCAATGGAAATATCAATATTAGAACCGCCGTTAGAAGACAAGGAAGTCGTTCCGTACTTAGACATCTGATCCTGGAACCAAGCATCTGGATTGCCACCCATCTCGAAGAGACGAGAAGTAATATCTGCAGGAACAACTCCATCGCCGGTTTCAAGATAAGTATAACGCCCAGCTTGAGGTTGACGAACCAGAAGCTCGGAACCTTGCTCGTCAACATTATACTTGCCGGATTTTTGAATGCTTCGAGAACCAGAAGCTTTTTTGCCAATGAGTTTATTGACTAAGCTTTTACCTGCATCCGCGATTTTATTGACAGCTTTTTCTGCTTTTTCTTTAAGGCTACCGCCAGAAGATTTAGAGCTACTGCCGCTATTCTCATTACGGGAGCTGCTGGAAGAGCTAGAGCTAGAACTGCTGGTGTTGGAAGAGCTGGAGCTAGAACTGTTAGAATTTTTACCAGTGGCGGTATTGTAAAGATTTTTAGCCCCATTGGCAAAGCCACTGACAACTTTTTCACCAAATTTCCATGCAGAAGAATTAGTGATTTTATCTTTGGTGGAACTTACAGCGTTATTTACTTTGCCGCCGAGCCAAGAATTGTTCCATGCATTTTTTGCACTACTAACTGCGTTGCTTCCAACTTCATAGATGTCTTTACCAAGCTCTAACAAGCTCTTACCGCCAGAAACAGTCGTGGGAGTACCACTGCCGCCACCAGAAGATAGACTACTCGAAGATGTGGAACTATTGCTAGTAGTATTTTTGGTAGTAGGAGTTGTCTGACCTTTATTGTACAGATCGTTTCCAATCGTACCAAAACTATCACGAATAGAAGAAATAGTGTTATCACAACTCTTAGTGATGCTATCATAAGCTTTCCCCATGACCCACGTAATATTTTCACTAAGATTGGTAGCACCGGGCTCAACATTCTTCCAGGCATTTGCCATTTGGTCAGGGAGAACTTTATTCAAAGTCTCTTCACTCTTGGATTCGATTGTGCTATATGCACCATTGATTGCACCTTGAGTATTGTTAGCCAAGTCACGAACGCCGCTTTCAGCCATACCCCAGCTATTATCGAAACAAGCTCGCACATCATAGAGCATTTTCTCGGTATCACCAGTGGTATCAGCCCAAGCTTTAGAAATAGTAGATTGCGTTTTAGCGCTCAGATTGCGGATACCACCACCACACTGATTCCAACTATTCTTCATCTTACTAGAGATGGAATCCATTGCATTAGAACAGCTGTCTTTCATAGAATTGAAAGAGTTTGCCATCTTATTAGCGTTAGACTCACTCATCTCGTCAGTCATAGATGCCATTTTGTTGAAACCAGCAGTATAGGTGTTTTGCATTGACTGGAACAGTTTCTTCGTGATACCCTCGACCTGTTCTGCGTTCAATGCGGTGTTGTCTCCGATAGCGGCATAGGTATCTTTAACCAGCTTCTGCATATTGCTATACATTTCTTTACTGGTTGCATCAATCTGATCGTCACTCAAGCCAACCTCTTTTGCCATATCTTTCCATGTCTTCTCAAACTGAGATTTCATGGAATCGAGTTGAGCAAGTGTGTTGGACTTGGAAGAAGAAATGAGATTGTCAAGAGAATTACCTGTACTGCTATTACCAAAGCCGAAGAATTCACTAATTGAACCCTTTATTAAGCCTCCGCTGTTTATTAAGCCTCCGCCCTTTATTGCGCTTCCGATATTCTTTATTTTATCAAACCATTTCGAAACCGAAGAGCTTTGACCGGAAGAGTTTATAGTGGACTTAGTTTTATCTGTGAATGTAGTAAACTTTAAATTCAACCCGCCTAGAGTCTTAACGCTCTTTGAAAGCAGCGTAGGAATAAGTCCGGTCTTATTGTCGTCACGAATATCGTCAACGGCCTCAACTACTTCATCAACTTTAGAGTCAATGGCAGTGTTTTTGCGAGCTTGAGGCGCAGAAGTAATAGTCGTATATCCGCTGGAAGCAGCAGAGTTGCGAGAGCTAGATATTTTAGAGGCTACGTTCTTGACCCAGCCGATAGGATTCTTGGCGATTCCCATTAAAGTCGCGGTTTGCTTTGCGGGGATAACGCCGTCGCCCTTCTCAAGCTGAGTCAAACGACCCTTCTCGGGGGAGCGAACGATGATCTCTTCGCCTTCCTCATCGACATTATAAGTACCAGCCTTTTCGACTTTCTTAGTACCTTTAGCAAATCCAAACAGTTTACCAACCCAGCGAATTGGAGCAGTCACAATGTGTCCGATTGTACCAAGCACACCGCGTTTTTTTGTGCCATCGCTAGATGTGCCACCAAACAAGAATTTTCCAATGCCACTAATGGCTTTAGTGATCGTTTTGCCAATACTCTTGACTATTTTCCCAAGAGTTTTGCCAATACCAGTTACAGCTTTCCCGATAGTGGAACCGATTTTTGCGAGACCGTTTGTAAATGAGCCGCCACCGATTGCACCGACAGCAAGCGTACCGCCAAGGAGAATCGTACCGATGACAGGAATATGACTGACCGCAGCCGCAATAGTTCCGGCAACGCCAGTACCGCCTGCAGTACCAATAGCGGCTTTGACAGTCGTACCAATTCCTTTGAAAATACCAGCAATGCCAGAGAATAGCTTGGTTCCGCCCAATGTAGTGCTAATGTTACCGAAAATTGAGCCAAGCCCGCCAATCGCTTTTTGGGCAATCGATGCGACTCCACCGAACCCCTCTTGGAAAACAGACGCTAATCCGCCACTACCAGAGAAAATTCCCTGTGCTGCAGAGACCACAGTCGTTTTTACATTGCCAAGAGATTTTGCAATAGCCTGTCCTAGTTTAGAAATCTCACTAGTGCTCTCTTCAAGGAATCCTTTTGCTGCAGCGTACTTATTAGAGCCTCCAATGCCAAGGAAGCTCTTTCCTGCATCCAAGAGACGTCCCAAGAATCCTTTACCAGAACTCTTATCAGAGAACGTACCAACCGCACGTTGCAGACGATTCTACAGACCCGTAATTCCACCGCTCTGAGTAGACCCATTCAGATTGCCAAGCACGTCTCCAAGTTTAGTCAGCGTATCAATCAGTGTCTCAAGCTTGGTGATGACATTAGAAACATTAGTTGCTCGCTGGACCGCCTTCATATTGGAGACAACAGAAGCCATAAATCCATCGTAGTGACCTTCCATCTCTGCAAAGGTCATGGCTTCGAACTGGGAAGTATATTTCAGTTTCTTCTGATAGTCATCCCAGCTTGTGCCAATAAGGTTAGTGGCTTCCTGAACTTTATCTTTGAGCTTATTCAGCCGGTCGATTTCTTCCTGTTTTTTATACTCACGGCGTTTGCTGCTGAGGTCACTCTGAGCGTCACGAACTGCACTTGCATCAGCCTCCCACTCGTAACCATTCTCGCCATAGACGCGGGTGGTCTTATTGGCCTGTGCTTTTGCGAGAGCGTCCTCGGCTTTCTGCAGTTCAATCGCACGCTCTTGAGCATCATTCTGCTCATTCAGCGCGTCGATACGCTTGTCAATGACATCCATCCATGCGTCGCCCTGAATTTTCAGATCATTAGACTTCTTATCATTGGCGCTGTTCACGAGGTCAAGCAGGGAAGAGAAGAGATCTTTGATATTAGAAAAGATAGTCTGAAGTTTGTCGGCTTCGTATGTCATGCCGGCGATAGCATTCACACCGTCTTTCTTCAGCATATCAATCATCTGCTGAATAATTTGGGCTTGATCTTCAGTTTCCTTTTTGGATGCAAGCTCTTGTTTCTTGACCTCAAGCTGTGCAATCAACAGCTCAACCATTTTGTCTCGATTGAATACTAACTGGTCACCGTTCATTTCGAGACATGCTAAATACTCAGGCTGCATCGTGAGCAGCTTCTGCATGGCATCGACACTGAGGCCACCATATGCGTTATACTCATTCACCACATCATCGAGGTCAGTGAATGCGCTCTGAATGTCTTCAATTTTTGTATTGACTTCATCGATTGTAGAGCCCAAACCATCAAAGTAGTCCTGAACAGAGATAACGTCGTTCTCGATATTCTCAGCGGATTTCTCGTAGCTTTGAGCAATAGCTTCTGCGGCCGCACCGCCTTCAGTACGAGCAGCTGTGGCTTGATCTTTTAGCGACTTGACCACCGCATTCTTAAGCATATCACCACTCAGATCGATTTTGCCGGTTTCTTTGTTGAAAGCTTTTCCGATCAGCTCGGGGTCGTACTCGCTGTACTTGAGCAAATCTTGCAGAGCAGAGGACTGGGCCTCGGTGCCTTCGTAATCGAGTGCGCCAGTTCGACTCTTTTCAGTCTTCTCTTTGACGGTTTTACCGTTATCCCATGCATCTTTGAAGGTATCAGTGATGCCCTTGGCCTCTTCGAGTGCGGCAGAATAACCTTCGATAGCAGCGACCAGATCCCAGTAGGACATGGTCTGCTTCTGGATATTGCGGTCTGTCCACTCAAGAATCTTATTGTACTGAGAAGCAGTGGCATTATCGCCCTTGATCTTGGCCTCTTTAAGCTCCGCTTCCATCAGATCTTGGAATTTGGAGGTTTGAATCTCAAGTTTTCCGGTTACGTCGTTTTTCTTGAGGAGGGAGGTATACTTATCTTCGAGTCCAGTCAAATCCTGAACTGTTTGCATTGAAAGATAATTTTGCTCATTGAATTCTTTCATAGCAGAGGTAAGTGTAGACCATGCGTCAAGGAATGTTTGAGCGGCACCAGAGGACTTATTGGCAGAAGCACTGAATCCGTTGAGCTGATTTTTGAGCCCGCTTGCACCGTTCATGGCGTTCTGCATATTTGTACTAATCAACGAAAGTCGCGTGTTCAACGCATTCATAACAGACGAGATTTTCGCTTCTATCTCTTCTGTATTGTCTCCATTTTCAGCGGATCGGGCAGCAGCAAGGGCACCAGCAAGTTCTCCAGTTCCAATTGTGGCATTTTTTAATGCAGGAGCAAGAGCTTCAAGTTTGTTCTTTTCGTCTTCAGTTGCTTCTGTGAATGTCTCTGCTTTTTCTGCAGCATCTCCCTTTGCAATCGCATTTAGTTCTGATATCGCTTGAGAAATGGCTTCCATTTGAGCTTCTGCATATTGAGTAGCCAAAAGATTAGCATAAGCGCTCTGGTTGACCTGAAGTTTGCCGTTCACGAGTTCAAGGGTATTGAGGTATTCATCATCCATTTGCAGCAACGACTGCAGTGAATCAACACTCATATATCCATACTTGTTATATTCTTCGACGGCGCTAGAGCAAGCCTTATAGGCAGATTGAATATTGTCAATAACGCCCATAGTCTTTTCAAGCTGTTCCGCATAGCTATCTGCTGCAGAGGCGTTACTTGTCTGAATGATACCGAATGCTTCGAAAACGCCAATTAGATTTTCGAAAGAAATTTTGTTATCATCGGCAACCTGATGTAGTTTTTCTAGAGCGGCTTTTTCAGCATCAGTTTGATTGGTAGTGTCTTTATCGATATTGATGATAGACTCACCAGTCATCCCACTAAACGCACCAAGACCGTTAAACATCTCCCAGTCACTTTGCTGGGAGTCGCCATTGTCCATGTCGTTTTTGATTTGACGAATTTTTTCAGAGAAAATATCGAGGTTGGTTGTATCAACAGTGGTGTCGCCTTGCGCATTCGCCAGAGCTTTAGTGGCTGCGGTCATGGCGTTCGTGCCGGCAACATATTCGTCCTTGTACTGGGCAAAACTGTCAGCATCTGTCTCATAACCGTTCATCTGTTCAGACACAGCGGCAGACAGAGTCTCGACCTTTTCGGTTTCAGATGTGATCGCGGCTTCGTTATCCTTATACTCCTGAGTATCTTCTTTACCAGTAGTTGCCAGTTCGCGACGTTTATCGATCAGCTCATTGAGTGCAGCAGCGTGCTCTTCAAGAGATTCGGTCTTAGAAACCTTCTCAAAACCATCGATTGTAGTAACTGCATATTTTGGATCTGTTGTTACTTCTCCACTAGCATCAAGATAACTTGTTTTCTTTTTATTGATGCTAAATTCTGTCTTATCATTCACAACAGCACTGGTGTCAGCATTCGCTTTATCGTTCGCGTCCTTCTCCAGCTGCTTTTTGAGTTCGAGTTGTGCCTACAGCATGTCATTGATGGCTTGCAGACGCTCTCGTTCAGCTGGATCAACGATATCCTCGATTTTTTTAACTCCAGCAGCTTCTAGGGAATCATTGAGATCGTCGATTTTAGACTGAATTTCTTCAACATCCTTAGTGGCTTGTTCAGCTGCATCATGAGAATCATTCATTGTTTCGACAAGCTCTTCAGAACGGGTCTTAAGATTGGAAACGTAATCTATAATCTTGCTCGCAACAAATGCAGCAGCAGTAACACCAAAAGAGAATAGAAGCTGCTTTCCGATCTGCATACCTGCATTTAAGGCAAGCTGTTTTGCTGTCAAACCGACCTTTACAACACCATCTACTTCTTCAATGCCAATCATTTTTTTGAAAGAATCGGTCATTGCGTAGCCGTTTTTTGTGCTTTCAATGATGCCAGCGTTCATAAGACGAGTTTTAGCATCCGCATTCTCTGCGGCCTTTGCCCACATATTAAGATTCTTTTTAACTTCATTAGTATTAGGTAAAGCATAGTTATCGCCGTTCTTCATACTAAGAGCACTCATCAGAGAATTGATATCGCCCTGATTGATTTCGCTGCTACCAACGGATTTCAAACTAGACTCAAATACTTTGCCGTTGATGCGGGAGCCAGTTTGTGTTGCTTTGATAAGAGTTTGAATAAACGAGTCGGTGCCTTTATTTAATTTGGTGACACTAATAACTGCATCTTGCTGTGCTTTATCAAGATTCGCAATTTGCGCTACATAATTCTGGATGTTCTTTCCGTTTTCATCATTTTCGAAAGAACTTCCATCAATTTTTGTAATAAGCCCAGACTTATAATCTCCCCACATCATATATTTTTGAAGAATTTCAGGAAGATTTTTAAGTTTTTCTGTGGAAGTAATGGCTTTTTCAACCGTTCCATCAAACCCCTTACCGAGTTCGTTCATTGACTTGCCGATTGTCGAGGTGTATAATAATCTCAATGGTCAGTCGAAATTATTTGTCAATGAGGTGATAATTATGCAAATAGGGGAAATAGAACGAGATGTGGACGCTAAAAGCGGAACTGCAAAAAATTTTATGGGGAATTACACAAGAGCAGCTCTCATAAGAGAAGGGAAAAAACTTTTTAAAAAATATCCAGAATATAAATACCTCAAAAATGATCAAACTATTAAAAATGATAATGATTTTTTCGAATCTGTTGTTTATGCTTATATGATTGATCGGATTTTGAAAAACAGTCCAGATTTGGAATATGAATATAAGAAAACAGTTACTAAACAATCTAAATTCATAAAAGAAACAAGTTCCGAATATAAAGGGAAACCTGGGGAACCATACTCCTTTTTTAATAACATTTTTCTTCAGTGGTACCAAGACTATTTGCGCGAACAAGCAGACCCGGGATGCTTAGAACGCGAACGTCAGGAACACGAACGTAAACAAAAAGCACTTGAAACAGCCCGTCAGGTGGAAAAATGGAAAGCAAAACAACAAGAACAGCAAGACCTCGCCAGCGGTAAGCGTGTCGTCTGCCCCTACTGCCATTCCACCGATACCGAGAAAATCAGCACGCTAAACAGAGCAGTATCAATATCTATAGTTGGAGCCGCTTCGTCCAAGTTGGGCAAACAATGGCACTGTAATAATTGCAAGAGCGATTTTTGACTATGAAAAGAAAACCTATGGGGTCATATGATCCTGTCTACGCAATCTTGTACGCTTATTTTTCTGAAGATGAAAATGCCGATGATCCTACAATCTATAAAATAATATTGTCAGATTATGAAATTAGTGACCCACCGGAACCTGGGTGCTATGAGCATCCGATTTTTGTTTTGCGAGACGATAAGAGCATGAAAGAACTGTTTGATGCTGCCATGAAAGCGGCTGCGACGGAAGCGGATTCTTTCCAATTTGAGAAAAATGGGCAAACATTCAAATACACGGTCATCGAAACAAAACAAGTGGATCGGGCTCTCGCAGCGCAGTATCAAACGCCAAAAGACATTGACTGGACTGGCGACGAACTTTATACGGTTACTTTTTATTTCAAATCTAATAAATGTTTCAAGCAAAAACATCACTGTACACCATGTCGAGCAAGGATTAAACCAAAGGCCGGGTATGAAAGTTTTACAGAACCGACTACTATTGATGTCATTCATTGCGACGAGTGTGATAAATACTTTGTGACGAAGGAAATTTTCATTGCAAAGGGTGGTTGCTGGAAGTATTATGTTTCGGCTGAGTTTGATCCGTCTATGTCTTCCCACGATAAAGAATTGGCAAGATGGGCAAGCTATTATAGTAGCACACAAGAAATTTTTGATGACTTTGCTCAACACACAAGCATAAATAATGATGGATACACAACTACGAAGCCGGCGACACAAAGACAAAGACTGCTCCGATATTTTATTGACTCTGGTAAATATACAGAAGGAGAGATTATTCAGTATTTTCATGAACAATATCTTGATACAGGATGGCATGGAGAAGAAGCAACTCAAAAGGTTAGAAGCGATTTGAATTATTTGTTGGATTACTGTACAGAACTTAAAACAATCAATGCAAAATTAGAACGTCCATAACTTCGCTGTATCTGTGTCCATTGTAGGTGCGGCCAGCGGGAAAATCGGTAAGCAGTGGCATTGCAAGCAGTGCGGCAGCAACTTCTAAAGGAGTGTAAATATGGAAGTCAATCAAGATATCATGGATCTCATTTGCAAACTTGAATATTGTATCGGCGACACCTGCTGCAATATCCATTCGTACAATGGCTGGACTAATGAGTGGGGTACAGATTTTCGTTATCCAGTTGTCGCATCAAATGAAGGTCGCTACTATGGTCATCTTGAGGAACTTGGACTCAAACCGGGGAGTTTGGCCAAAATCTACTATGTGTTCGGTGCTAACAGAATGCATATTGGGTACGGTATTAAGCATGTCCTCGAAGAGCTTGAAGATTTATATGGTCTTGATTTTGTAAAACTTGAAGCAGAGCGGAAAGCAAAAGCGTAGAAGTGATTGTACCACCAGCAAAACCCAATAAACAATTCTATTGCAAGAATTGTTGGTATGAGCGGTGAGCCAAAACTAACTAAGATGGCATAAATAAAACACCCGGAACATCGTCAGTTCTAGGTGTTTTACATTCAGTCAAATGGATAAAATTCTTTAATTTTTGGAGAGCCGTCCTCATATGAATATTCAAAATATTCAATTTTTGAAGATGGAATACACAGAATCTGCTTACAATTATCATCTGGGGTTTTATCAATGGAGTAATAATCTTTTAAGATAACCCAATCATCGTCTGCTGTGTAAACTGTTCCTGCGTATGCCTTTCCGTTTGTCAAATATACAACGATATAGTTGTTGTCCTCAAAATCCAATACCTTTAGCCAAATGTTTTCTGGAAGAGTTACTCCAAAAATAGAATCAATTCCAAACGGTTTTACTCGAACTACAAAATAAAGCAATAGAGGAATAGTAACACCAATTACAATACCACAAAGTAAGTTGCTTGAGTCTGGCCAAACAAGGGACGCGACAAGTTTAATAATATAGCTGTATACAATAGACCAAAAGATAAAAACACTATGATCCTGCTTTTTAAGGAACAGAATATTATATAATCCAATTGCGATAGCGCCCGGAGCAAAATAGGATAAGAAATCCGGTAAGATTTCAATTAAATATTTGATATCCATTCGATTTTATCACCTCATTTTGGTTTAATCTTTGGGTTTACACCCGGCTTTCTTGGTTGAGGCTGCGGTTTGTACGTAAACGTACCATCATTCCGTTGCCCTTTATTTCTTTCTGTACGAGGATTCCGAGGTGCGCTTCCATTGTTTTTGTTATTTCCCGCCATGATTCAACACTCCTTTTGAAAGAGTGTATCATGGTTCAGAGATAGTGTCAACTAAACTTTGCTACACAGGGTTCCACAATGATCCAAAACAGGGATTGACAAGATATTGCGATATATTCTATAATAAATGAGCAATCACTATATATTATGCTAAAATACCGACTGAAAGGAGGTCGCCAGTTATGACGCACAAAGAGTTTAACGAAATCTTAGAGACTGAAACGAACAACGGCATCGATCTTTTAATGCAAAAAATGCGAGGACTCGAGGAGAAATCTCAAACTGAACAGATAGCCAATATGATTTGTTTAAGTATGGGCGCTACAATTAAAATTATAATAGCCATACTTAAACAGTGTGGCGTTATCAAATTCGAAGACTAAATAGCAAAAGCCCGGCCTCCCAGTAGTAGGGAAGTCGGGCTTGTTCATTATGATGGCTACGCCTTTGTTACTTCAACAGTTCTGCAATATCTTCAGCGGTCATGCCATTGGCTAAAGCGTTTGCAACGAGTTCTTCCGCTTTCTTTTTATTAGCTTCGATAACAGCCTTCTTGTCAGCTTCATCCTTCTTTTCAGCAAGATGAGCCAACTCTTTATCCAACTTTTTGATTTCAGCTTTCTTGGATTTCAGGTCAGTCTTCAAAGAACCGATATTAGCAGTAATAGAAGTGACTTCTGCATTCAACGAATCTTTTGCGGACTGCTTTTCATCGATCAATGCGGCATAATCGACAGGAGCTGCCGCAATCATGGTAACCTTGTTTTTGCTTCCTTTAGGTCTCGGCATGATAAATACCTCCGTAAAATGAGTTTATACGATTGTATTTTCATTATAGCCGCCACTTCGTCAGCTGTCAATATGAATCATGTCGAATTATATTTTCTCCACTTTTGACGGCAGGGGAGAGACCACCTGTAATTTTTACCATCTTGCGATAGCTGATTTGGAGCACCCCATAGTGAACCTGTGGCGCTGTTACGCACATAGTTCCACTCCGACATTATGCTCTCTGAAGCGTCTCCTAACGGAGTTCCTACCTTTTATTATAATAGGCTCTGTCAGAAGCTTGCCTGCGGATTCCTTTCGGTTCCCGGACGAGAATTACTCAAACTCGCCACAGCTTACACTGCCATGTTCGTCGGTTTTACTAAATACTCCCTCATGCTTCGCGATGATATAATAAAATACCTGCGGAGCACTTGTTCCGTGTCGCCACCCGGAGTATTGCTGGGCACAATCATGAAACCCGTCATTTTGGGTTCACCCAGCTGAGTTATAAAGGTTGCGATACCAGCACCCATTGGAATAGCGCCAGTAAATTTAATCATTGCATCTGCGGCTTTTGTAAGTCCAGTTGCGAGAGATACGACAGTCTTGACCAGCCCGGAGTCAAGTACATCGGCAGAAAGAGCTTGGAAAGATGCGTCAAGTTGAGCAAGACGACCCTGAATAGAATCAAGGTATTTCTCATTCTCTTCCCATGCGACGTTTGCACTATTTGCAGCGGATTCCATTGTGGATTCTGCTACACTAAAATTGTTTAGAATAGCACTAACTGCATTTGCGTTTCTCTTCCCGCCAATCATTTCAGTGACATTTGCCTGCGTTACATCGGACAGGCCACTCCATACTTGGGACAGCTCTTTCATGATTTGATATGTACTCTTGAAATTTTTGCCATCCAGCATGATGTCAACGCCAGTCAGAGATTTCAATTCACTGCGGAGCTCAGACACAGAATTGGCCATACCGTCAACTTCAATGCCTGCATTCTCTGCGTCACTTTTAGCAGCACGGAGATACATTGATAAACTTTTTAAAGTTGTGCCGACCGTATCTGCATCTTGGATAACTGCGTTTGCAGCAGTACCAAGCGCAATAGTTTCTTCCAGCGTATTATTAGCGGCTGACATAGCGGCAGAACTGCGAGTTAGAATTTCACCAAGGTCTTTTGCAGTAACAGGTTGCGTGTTTGCCACAGCGTCAATTTTATTAACGACGTCTTCAGCTTGATCGGCTAACAGCCCAAAGCCTTGCAATGTCGAAATCAGATACGAAGACGAAGTGTTAACATCGTCAATCCCGTCTCCCACGTTACGGAGTAGGGTAGAGTAGGTGGCCATATTCTCGGCGTCTTCATCAGAATAGCCAAGCCGCTTCCAATCTGCGGTTGAATTGATATAATCACTTATAGATACGCCTAACTTCTGAGCTTGCTTTGCAGCACGTCCCATGTACTCTTCAAGGGATTCTCCTGCATACTCACTGACTTTACGGAGTTCAGTTACTGCCGTATCAATCTCGACCACATTCTGATAAATCTTACGCATCGCATTTTGAATCTGATGCAATGCGGTCATAGTGATCATTGTACTCAAATGCTGACCAAAAAGATTTTCAAATATATCAAGAAGGTTTTTCGATTCGAGTCCAAGGTCTTTAGCGTGCTTTTTAAGTTCTGCCATTTTTTGGCCAAGCTTATCTGCTTGCTGATAAGCGGTTGGACTATTAAATGCGTCTCGAAGTTCATTTACTTCTTCTACAAGTTTGCTTTGCTCAATTTTCGGAAATCTCTCAAGATAATCATGTAATTGATTTTGTAAGTTTGCAATTCTTGTTAGTGCTTGTATAGAAGCATTTTGTTGAACAGCTTCATTTGAAATTTCACTGATAGAAATTCCAGCTTTAGTTGCCGATTGTCTTAGACTGTCATAAGCCTCAGAAAGTTTTTTGATTTTACCAGCAAGATCGGGATAGTTGGCTGCCCATTTTTGAGCAATCTCATTTTCATCTGATCCGATATTTTCACTCAACAAAGATTGCAAAGAATGTACTCGCTCAGAAAGAGCACTAATATCTTGATACTCGGGAAGCGCCGTTTTGTTACGTTTTTTTAGACTCCACATACCAGAATCAATCTGTTTGATCATGGTATTAAAATTAGTGATCGTTTTTTCAGTTACCTTTGAAGTGCTCTTGTTTAACTCGTCTTGTGCTTTTTTGAAATCGGAAATTTTTTGCTGCAGATTTCCAATGGCAGATGCAATATCCGTGAAAGTATTCAGTGAACGATCTCCGCTCGCGACAAAAGTGTCAAAAGACTTCTGCAACGCATTGTATTCTGCAATAAGGCTGATATTTTTAGTATTTGCAGAAGCGGCAGACAACTGTCCAATTTGCCGCGATGCAGATGTGATTTGTCCGACACCTACGACTCCGTTAATATCAGAACCAGATTTTGAACCTTGCTGTCTGTTCTGAAGTTCGACCGCTCTAATATACTTGTCCGCATATTCGGCAACTTCTTTGAAGATATCCTTTTGTTCTTGCAAATCGCGAGTAAGATTGTCCGTCCACTGAATCAAAAGTTCTTGAGCAACACCAACCTCACCCATTTTCTGGACGTATCGGTCCATGGCTTGAGTCGAAGCATCGTAAGTAGAGGCTTTTACTAATTTTACCTTTTCAGATTTGGAATTATCCGCAGTAGAAGAAATTGGCGGAACATTATTAACAGAATCAGGATATTCAATATCTGTGATTTTTGCTTTAATATCTATCGGAGTATCAGGAATTTGAATATCTTTTTTCTTGATGTTGATTTTACCGTTGATAACTACAGGCTCTTTGGGGACATCAATATCAGAAGATTCAATAGTAACATGACCCTTTAATTTTACTGTGCCATCACTTTTTTTTTCTTTTTGGGGATTGGATGATTTTGTATCGTTGATTGTAACATCAAGTGTTTTTAGAGACGATTCGAGTTCGGCTTTGATATTTGCGATTGTATCAGGTGCCGGTTTCAATTTTACTGTCGCAGCAATGCCCGAAAACAAATTGTCTACATCTTGTTGAATTGTCGCCTTGTCTGCTTTAATTTTCAACGATTCAATGGTTGCTTTGCTTAATTTGGAGTCATCTATCCCATCAAGAAGAGTTTTCAAATCTGAGGCTTGTTTCTTTAACAGCCCACTATTAATATTTGTTTTGATAACCAGTTTATCTTCAAGCTGAAGGGCTTCTTTTTTGTAGTCGTTAATTTTACTCTGCCAGTTCGCAAGGGTACTCATAGCCCTGTCGTAAGCCATTACATAACTATCAAGGTGTTCCGTGTCAAAATAGCCAGAAGCATTTGATTGATTGGTCTTTTCAAGCTTTTTGTCGTAATTGGTTTTAGTAACAGGCTCTTTGATTGAAGGAAATTCAAAATTTGTTTTATTACAAAGATCTATAAAGCTTTGAAGATCTTCTCGTGCATAACCAATACTTTCAGCCGCTTCGGTTGCACTTGCGCCAAATTCTTCAAAGAAATCTGTATCGATACCAGATAAAGCTCCCGTTAAATCTTCTTTTAAATCTGTTTGGGTCGGAAGCATTGAAATATTTGTAATGAATTTTTCAATGGTATCTAAGTTATTTTCGATGTCAGTTTGATTCCAACCAAGAGCTTTCATTATATCAGGAGATTGAATACGCTCATAAAGTGTAGATAAAACATTCTCCAAATTAGAGACATCCCTTGAAATGAACGTGATATTTTCTTTAAACTTACTTAAATCTCCGCCATTCACCCCATCATAAAGCTTTAGAATTCCTTCGCGAGCTTTATCGAATAAAGCTAATAATTTTTCAGTAGAATTGTATCCATTAAGCCCTCTTGTTAAGTTATTATTTTGATAACAGTTGATCAAATCCCTTTAGACTATCAGAAGTTTCGTCTATCGATTTTTTGGTGGACTTCATCTCTGAAGCAAAAGATTTCGAAACGGATTCCTTTGAAATTTGTTTCCCACCTAAAAGATTAGAAGAGACTTCGGCCAACCCATTTCGATTAGAAGTTAGATTTTTTAAATAATAACTTAACTGCCTATTAACCTCTTTAAGTTCCGTTTTAAGTCTTTCATTTAACTCATTACTGAAATCATTGACATCTACATTGATGTGTACTCTTGGGAGATTTTTGATTTTACTAATTTCAGTCTGAAGATCTGTTGATAGTTTTGCTGTATCAATAACAGGAGTAACAGTAACGGGCGTATCTTTCAATGCTGTAGAAATATTTTCACGAAGTCTTTCTTCGTTTGGTTTAACTTCTATTTCTGGAATTTGCTTGGCATTTTTTACCTGTCGTTCTACAGAAGTCTTAAGTTTTGCAGCATCAATTTGCGGATCTACCTTGACTTTGATACTGAGTTCTGGTTCTCTCGCCATTTTATATTCCTCCTTCTGGAGCAATCAATCTCCGAATCTAAAAAAAGCAGGCTTTAATAAGTCTGCTCATCTTTTTAATTATTTGGTTGTGTCGTGATTGATCCGCTTTCTCAACATCTCTACAATATCGGCGTAACGATAATTGATGTCTTTCTGCGTATTTGTCATAAAGGGGCGCGGCTTCATCCAACGATAACGCTTATGTGTCCAAGGGTTCCGAATATTATCGCTCTCCAACAAGCGAGGGAGCCCATCCGGATTCTTATACTCTTTATGATCGAGGCGAGGACCTTCAACATGAGTTTCGTTGTACACGGTCAATGTTCGGTCATGTACAACATCTCTAATATTTGAATCGTCCAACAATCCGCCATTCGCTTCACGACGTTCATATTCAACAGGGGAGTACGTTGCGTAAACATCTTTCTCAACATGAGATTTCATTTTGTCTTCTACATAATCTTTGACCTCATTTTTAAGAGCCTTGTTTGCGCGTCTCATGATTTCACGCTGAAGTTGATCGACAGTGCTGAACGATTTTTGAGCCATAAATTACTCCTTGTCTTCGGCGGTTACCGGGAATTTTACGGCAGGCGTTCCATCAAGCACACCTTCGGGAGTTTTAACGCTCCACTTATCATTCTTCGGCACCGGCTTCTTTAGATTCTCCTTGGCGATAGTTTCAATCATCTTCTTTATGTCGAACTGTTCACCAATGCCGGTCATAACTTCACTGAGCAGCTGCATCAATTCCTCAAACGGCTGATTCTTTGCGGTCGCCTCAAACAATGCCATGTACTGCTGACGCTCAATCTCAATCTTCTCACGACAAGCCTTGTTCAATGTACCAAGAATATACTTGCGAGGAGTTTCGTTCATCATCTTTGTGGTCTCGTCAGAGAAAGCCAGCTCACTCAGTTGATCCTGATTCATTCCCTCAACAGTCGCATCAGTGAAATACACAACAGCTGTAATGCGGAATGCGTAATCATACAGTGCTGGATCATACTGACCACCAGTCTTTGCCAGATCCACAACACCATCGACGAAATCCATGCGCTCCTTGAGCGTCAGATTGTTCTTTGCTTCCATAATATTAGTCCTCCTGTGTAATTTTATTTTGTTTAAGCTTCAACTGCACGGCCTTTGCAATACACATCGCATCAGCTTCGTCAGATGAAACAACCTCTCCATAATGATTGGCTACATAATCAATAGCCTGCTGTTTTAGTTCAGGTCGTTTTACTTGTCGTCCTTGCTTAAATCCAAGTATTTTTCGCTACTCAGAAGGTCGCAAAATCTCATAAGGAATATTGAACATTTCACATGCGCCAATAATTGCGCCCTGTAACTGAGCCAACTGAATAACCGTCTTGGCCGAGCTCTGTAGCGCAACGTCCTCGATTGCGACAAGGTCGGGGTGATTGTTTTTGATTCGGCTCTGAATCATATGACGCATTGTAGCTCGTCGTTCGTCTGCATTCTTTATCTTGCTCAGATCAATAAGCGAGTGATATACAGTTCCGTCGTCTAACGTACAAACGCCGGTTTTTATCAGCGCTTGGTCAAAAGCTAAAATTTTTATAATAAACACTTCCTTTTCCTTTTTGGATGTGGTAAAATTCAAACTTGAAGAACACCTGCACACCCCTTTTGGGGCTTATTTAAACATGTGGACGTTATCATAGGGGCTTCCCGGAAATCCAGTAGCCAACACCTGCTGGTAGAAAGGAGACCCTATGGAGATTGATTTCGAAACGATTTGTTTGATTATCGGTCTTATTGCTAGTGTCATGTCCATCTTGGCATCGGCGAAGACTTTAAGCCAGCCACAGGCGTAAATGGGGCCAAACTACTTGAACGATCACCGAAGCCTCTATGCAAATTAGAGAGCTGGTCCGCTGTGTGGGTGTTCTTCTTATTTGTGAGTTTCCTCATATCAGCGCACAATCGTAATAATTATGCGCTCATAAAAGGGGTAGAGCCCCGAAAGACTCTACCTCGGTATGGGTATTATATATATCAGCCCTCAGCACCCTCGAAGATCAGGTCAAACATGCGGTTCTCAGAGTCGGCCAGAACGTCGAAAGTCATAGTCAGAGAGACGGGATCACCGGTATTCTGCCAGGACAGCTCGAAGCTTGCCTGAGGAACGGCCTTGTACCAGACGGGATGTGCCTCGACAATGACATCGTCCTCGGTCTTGTAGGGAATAGAACCTTCGACGTGATATGCACGAGGGAAGTGCTTGGTGTCCAGAGTGACCACCTGAGGCTTGGAAGCTGCCTTGTAGTAATAGACGATGTACTCAGTGCCACTCTCGACAGTGACAGTAACCTCCTTACCAGAGACAGTAGCCTCCAGCTCAGTACCCAGATCGTCATCGGCCTTAAATACCTGAACATAAGTGCCGGCAGCATCCTCAGTCAGGGTCAGCTTGGTGGCGTCGGCAGCGGTGATCTTCTCACGCTTCAGGAAGTTGGCAGCCTTACCCAGATCGTTGCCGGACAGCATCTGGAAGACCTTGACAGGATAGACCTGAGCCTCAATAGTCAGAGTACCAGTACGAGAGCCGTCGAACTGCACACGGTTGGGTGCGCCCTGACCACCAGTAGCGAACACACGGTCACCCTCAAAAGAAGTAGAGGTGACGTTAGCCCAATCGACATTCAGGAACATCTTCTTGGTGGAATAGTCCAGCAGCATCAGATCGGCGACTTCGCGGTTAGCGAAATTAGCATTCTTATTTGCCATAGTTGTTATCCTCCTATATTTTCATTTTCTTTATCGATTCGCTCTACCCACTGAGACGGATCATATTTGCCGCCCCAAACGGAATAGTTCATTTCAGCAATACTTAGTTGTTTTGCTTTTAATAGTTGCGAGAACGTATCTCGAATCTGACCAATCGTGAGATTGAAAATATTCGAATAGTTCAAGCTTGGATGAAAAGTGCAAAGCAGAGAAATCATATTGGGCAGCTCGAAATTTGGGTCTGTCTTTTTGTTTTGCGCAAACATCTTTTTCTTTGCTTGAAACTTTTCCCAGAATAAACGGTCTTTTTCGGATCGGAATTTTGGTGATTCTTCTGGCATATCATCAACTGAAATATCAAGTAGTTGCAGAATTACTTGTACGACTGTTTTGTAGTTTGAATTATCAATAAAGCCGCCAACGCTCATCTTGCCGTTCCTGTCAATTTCTTTGTTGATCAAGATCGCTTGATGCTTTTCATCCCATTCCAGATCTCCTAAAATAAAAAGAGCTAAGCCCGAAATCAACTCGAACCTAGCTTCATTATCCGATGTTAGAATCCCAAACATCGTTAGAGTATTCTTTTGTTCATTTGAAAATTGACTCTACGGATTATCCATTTTAAGTTCGGTAGATAAGTCCGTAAAATATTTTTCTGGGGTATACAAAAACAATGTGAGCACTCGTTGATACTGATAATATCCCATCATGAGAATATCACTTAGAAGGGGAGAGTGTACTCGTCCGACTCCACGCACCATTACCCCGTGAGGGCTGATATGGTCTATATAATTTAGTCTAATCATCGGCGAGACCTCCGAAAAGTCCCCACTCGATAGACGAGCATTCGACCATAATATGGTTGCGAGGGTTTATAAATACTACTTCCTGCCTATTCAAGCGGACCAATTCCAAACTCTGAATTTCCGTTCAATATTTTATCAATATCACTGACAAGGATATCAATACGTGTACCCGCTTGACCCTTACGATGATATGTTTGCATAAGGTTTTTACTGCAATATGCGAACACATAGATAATCATATCCGTAATCGTATCACCATCGGTTTCCTGTGGAACGACCTCGACACATAAAAAGGTTTTAGAGTTCTCTTGTGTATCGGGGATATATTCGAACTTGAATACTCGTCCACCGTTTCCTGACCCATCCTTACCAAGCAGAGCAGTTTCAGGATCATCAATACTATCGAGATCTCCCAGAAGGACATCTAAGATATTATCGTCGTTAATCAATTTGGATACGATTTTATTTTTGAAGGAACCAATCTCTTCAAGATTCACATCAGATCACCTCCAACTCTACATTGGCGGTCAATTTGCCCGACCGAACCGTTAAAGTTACTGCCGTTCCAATCAATTTCGGATTATCAGCACAAACCACTTTACATTTTGGATTCGAAACAGAATCCGTCGCATTTTTAAAATGGATTTCATCCGGGATATGATTTCCAGTTAAAGTCCATGTGGCTGATTCACAAGTCTCGCCGTCAATAGTTGCGGCGAATAATTTGCCGAAACCGCCGGTCTGAATCGTTGGCTCGCCAGTAAAATCAATGGATAACACATATTCAGGTGTATTGTCTTCTACTGGTGGGTATACAATTTCGGGCGGCTCTACAGCCTCATCATCAATCGGCACATAATTACAAATCATCTTTTCTATGTTGTCGGTTTCTGGATTGTATAGATCCTGCTCGACGTTAAAAGAGAGGAAGCCAATCTGCTCACCATTGTAATCGATACGACTCGTCATCTGGTCAATCGATGTAATGCGATAAGTTTTTGGCTCTCCATTGATAATTTCCAACATGAGACGTTTATCGATGTTTAGATTTGCGGAATATTCATCAAAAGGCATCTGAATTCTAAACTCGCGAGTAGAGTAGCTCATCGCTTTGTTTTCTTCCAAATTGGAATAGTACGGTTTTTCAACAGTAGCCCAAAGAGAATGAATCGCATGGGTTTTATCGTCCTGCCAAGTAATTTGTTTCTGACAGATCTGAATGCGGCCGCGAACAGTAATCTCATCCTCGGCGTCACGTTCTGTAATCAGCCAGTGGCTCTTACTCCAGTAGACGATACTGCCAATAACGAAATCTTCACCCGGGAGACTATGTATGATTTTTTGATTCATAACAGTTGACGATACAATATTAAGTTTGCGTGGCACATCATCAATCGTGACATCTTTATATGAGGGACTGACAGGTGCCAGCTTGCTCTGATCCTTTACCGCTTTTTTAACGATTCTGTCACGCTGGGTTGGACCATCAAAGTTCAGCATTTTTCTATATTCTGATCGAGTCATAGCCTCACCACCTTACTCAGTCAGAGAAGAAACTTTGTTGACTTTGAACGAATAACCATTCATTTCGGCCTTTAGCTTCCGTTCTGATTGCTGCAGTAAATCTTTCATCTGCTCAAGCAGCTTCGCAGGGGAGAATACAGAGAAATCTTTTGTACTCATAGCATTTTTCAGAGCATCTGAATTATAGACATATGGTTCAAGCCAGTGAATGATCATACTCAGCGCAAGAATGCTCTGTTCTTTGCGAGTCAAAGTGATGTTGAACTCTTCGAGCTCTTCGTCATAATCAGTCAAATCTTGAACGCAGGTGTCCACAAAATCATCAATGGCTAACTGCAAAAGGTCCTTTTCTGCGGCCGCAAACATCTCGTCCGTGTAGCCTTCCTTGTCATAATCTCTAATTCGCCCACGACAGCGGGCATAGATACTTTCAAAAGTGGTTGCCATAGCCCGCCTCCTTTATTTAGACAGTCTCTTCCAGCTCGACATCCAGAGAATCTTCCAGTGCCTTAATAGCACTACGGCTATCCAGCTCACCGGACTCAATCTTCTTCTTTGCCTCAGAAGCAATCGCATCCTTAGTGCCGCCGGGCAGGGTAGGAACAATCTCTTTGATGTCGTCCGCAGACATGGTAAACACATCTTCGAAATCATCACTGGTCAGACTGTTCTTGTAATAGCGCTCGACACCAAGCTTTTTAATGACAGCCGGGTCATCAATCAGAATCCAATTCTCCTCAAAGAACCGACGCTGGTTGCCGCGCATAGAGACAAGCTCGCGATACTCCATTTCCTGAACATCGCCAAAATCATCCCACTCAACCACATAGCCCGGGTTAAGCTTAGACTTGTAAATCAAATTGCCAGCACAGCCGCTTCGGCATTCAACCATAGTATCGTTTGTAATCTCTACTGCGGGAGTGGTAGCCACAGGTGCGGATGCAGATGCAGCAGTCTTGGGCGCAGCAGTTTTTGTAGTAGCACGTCTTGCCATTATTTCCTCCTATTTAATTAAAGAAGCGGCAGGGAATAACCCCGCCGCGTATATAGAACTTACTCAGACAGATTGTAAACACCGAAATCACGGTCAAAGATGACAGCAATGCCGGTGCGCTTCATCATCAGGAACTCCTGGCTCATATCGGCATTATTCATCGGAGTACCCATCAGCATAGTGACGTCGCCCTCGGTAACGCGCTTGATAGGCTTGGTGTCGCCTGCAAAAACATACAGGACATTGTCGTCGAGGATGAAATCGTCAGTGCCGCTCTTATGACGCTGCTTCACGGCAACCAGCTCGGTGCCATTGAAACGACCGAAGTGACCCATTGCGTACATCTCTTCCTTGGCAGAATCGGACACAACAGCAGTCTTAATCTTACGCAGGGCCTTGCGAGTGCCAACAATCACAGCGGTCTCGCCGGTAGAAGCCTCGACATGATCGATCAGCTCCAGCAGCTTGTCCTCATCGAAAGAACCGGTCTCAGTGTAGGGGGCCTTCAGCTTCTTGAACATACCGACAAAAGCATCGTAAGTAGCGTCCAGCTCCTGCTTGGTGAAGGACTTGCCAACCAGATCGACGAACTTGTTAAAGTCAATACGACCAGCCAGAATACGATTCACTTCCTCATAGATCTTAATAGCGCGGAGCTGAGTATTGATAGTGATGTCCTGACCAGCCTCGATGCGCTGACGGCGGACGCCCTGGGTACCTTCGGCAATATCAGCGACGGCGAACAGGCACTCACGCTCGATATGGAACTTATTGGTGTCGCCCAGAGAGAGATTGCGATCTTCGACCATGTTCATGAAGAACTCATCGCCCTTCAGACCTTCCTCGTGGATGACATTCACCAGTTCCTCAATGATTGCGAAAACGCCGTTGCATCGACCATCACGGATCGCCTTAATATCCAGCTTGGTAGAACCGCCGTTTGCCTCAACCAGAGCCTTGCGCAGAGCCTCCTGAGTATCATTTACGGAATAATCACCGGCGACGTGACCCTTGTAGCCATCAACAGCCAGCTTGATCAGATTGGAATCAATAGCCATGGTATAAACCTCCTATAATAAAAATGGCCGCCCGTATCAAACGGACGGCTTTATGTTATTTCTTTGAACTTTGGTATCACTTCAGAGTGATCATGTAGTAGGTGTAGCGACCATCGCCAAAACCAACGGTCTCGACGAAATCGATGCAACCAAAGGTCTTGTCGTCAGCGGCCTCCTGAATCTGGATCTTGGTGTCATCGGCAGCAAAACCGACATACTTGCCCTTTGCAGGAGTGCCGTTAAATGCCTCAGCAGTAGCAGAGAAGCCGCCCTTAGAAACATTCAGGGCATAAACGCGCACGGGCTTGCCAGCCTCGTTGACCCACTCGGGCAGATAGTGTGCCACGGTCTGATCATAGAACAGCTCAACGCCAGCAGTCAGATACAGGTCAGCAACGGTGGAAGTTGCGGTAGGAGCGGTAGCCTTGTAGACCTCGCGACCCAGCTTCTCACCCAGAACAACCAGCTGAGCATTATCGATCTCAGCGGCATTGGATTCCTTGTAGAAAATTGCGCTCTCCAGCTGAGCACCATCCAGGGTGCCACCCAGCTTATCAATGCGCACAACAGCATGCTTAGTATTAGCCATAATTATGTACCTCCTAAATTTTGGTAAATTACTTATTGCCGAGATAGTGTTCAATCAGACCACCATACGCGACATCTGAACCGTTCTGGGTGCCACCCACACCAAAGCGGACAGTTCCTTTATTGTTCTTGTTGGGGACATAAGAGAATTCAGCGCTCTGTCGGCCGACCAGTGCATAACACTTGGTTTCAAGATCAGAGTAGGGAATCTCAGTATTCTCCTTTAGTGCGGCATATTCTGCGTTTGCACCAAGCTTCTCGTCCATCATTGCGAACAGCTCATCACGCTTAGCCTTATCTGCCGCTGCGATCGCTTCGGCTTCGGCCTGCTGATAAGCTTCCAGCTTGGGCTTCATCTCAGCAATGGTCTCAGATGCTTCAGTGAACTCTTTTGTCAGGTCAGAGATTTTAGCATTCATCTCGGCAACCTTATTGGTGATCGCAGTAAAGGCCGCGTTCATGCCGGGCAGAACCTCACCCTCGTCCCAGTCTTCAAAAGTTACCTTCTTACGCTTGGCGTTCTCCACATCCAGAACAACATTGTCGCCGTTCATAGAATAGGGAATACCCATCAGGTTATAAGTGGTGCAATCGATTACGATCACCTCATCGCCCTGAACATCGTTCATCCAGTAGCGGGGAACCATATTCTCGGGGTCCCAAGAAGACTGGATCTTATATGCGGACAGGGCACCACTGATTTCATCCAGTAGCTGCTCAGTAGTCAGAGTAAATTCGCTGGATGCAGCGGGCTCGCCCTCTTCAGTCGGCGCAGTATTCTCAGCGGGAGCCTTAGTTGTTGTATTTTCTGCACCTTCTTCAGATGCGGCGTTTTCGGCAGGAGCAGCCTCAGATTCGGTCTCTGTCGCAGTATTCTCTGCGGCGGGGGTCTCAATCTCAGGATTCTCCACAGCGCCTTCTGCCACGGCATTTTCAGTCATAGCAGGATTCTTTTCATTTTCATTCATTGGCGTTGTATCTCCTTTCTCCTTATCGGATGGATTATCATTTTGCGCAGTATAGTTCTGCTGAATTGTTTGATACTCATAGAGCCGATCGCGGATCTGAGCGGTAATATCTTCAACAGAAAAATTGGCAGTAATGCAGCTGCCGGTCATAGCGGGCTTAATACTTGGATCGGTCGTAGACAGGATGCAGCAACCGTCAAATTTAAAAGACCCCACAGGAACGTTTCCATTCTTATCTGCGGGGCCACAAGCCATATCAGTCAGCTCAACACTGTGATTTTTCGTACCATCGCGAGTAAAAATATCAACAGGGTCACTGAATTTTGTCCAGATTAAACCATCAACACGCAAATATTCCCGTTCAATACCGGTGCCGTCATCCTTAACGATCCAGCGAGGATTACAAGATTCAGGGATAACACCATAAGCTTGACCAGCATAGACGTACTTCACGTCCTTGTCGGTGATCCGCAGTTCATGTTCATGCCCTTTAAAGTCCTTGTCTTCCTCGTCAAGTTCATCTACAACATAGCCCAGGATCGGCGTATTACGTATTGTCGGTACTGCTTTGTTAATCGCGTCTTTTGTAAAACTGGTCTTATTGAGATTTGCTCCAGTATGCATTACATCAATGCTGACATCAATGAAGCGAAAATCAGAATTTGAGTATTCATTTTTCTTAGTGAAAGAAATAGGGTATCGCTCTTTCATCCTGTTTTCACCTCCGTTTCGTCATCAAAATAAAAGCCCTGACGAATCGCAATTTGCAACTCAGCCAGAGCATTCTTAAATATATTATCGTTAATAAAGACATATTTGTTTACCGGATCTATTCGAAGCAGCAGCGCTCCTCGATCAGTCAGAAACTTAGCCATCCCGGCGGCGTGAGACCCATGAACGATGATTTCAAAAATCTCTTCTTCCATATCAGCCCTCCTGTCGATCCGCGCTTACATTGCCTGCGTCAGATAGCCCCTCGCCTTTACTTGCATTTGTTGGGCGACCGCCTTTATCCCCGGCAGAACCAGACTGAGTATTAGAACTCTTAAGAGGTATCTCGGCATTGCCAAGACCGAGGATTTCATTTTCAAGATAGGTCATGTTTTCGTAATCAGTACCAGCGTAACCCGCAGTTGCAAGAGCAGCAGTTCGAGTAGGCATACCGTATGTGGCGTCCTTTAAATATCGTTCATGCATTTCGGCGATATTATAATGAGTCACAGGCAAAAAGTTGATACGGAATTTATAAGAACTCGACACAGACTTCAGCTTTCTGTTCACCCAGCGTTCCAACTGTCGCATAACAGCAAAAACAATCATCTGATCGTTTATAGTACAGAGATTTAATGTGGTGGCAGACGGATCTTCGCCTCCACCAAACAGGATTTTGTTAACACCGGCTGTAGTAAAAAATGTAGCCTCTGCCTTTGCAACTTCATTCGTGTCGCTATTGACGCCGCTCTTTTCGAAGTTCCAATCGGTAAGCTTCATGGGCGTCAAGATTGCACCAATATTAGGCGGTAAAACATTCGTCATCATGTCGTAGAACTCTTTAGCGTCGTTGTAATCAATAAGAAACTCGCCATTGTCGCCAAGCGGAATTTCCATGGCGAGAGCTTTGTAGTTGTTAGTCTCACTCGCATTTTTACTGATTGCGCGATAATCTTCAATATCTGCCAGAGCACTAAACAGACTCACAAACGGTGGAATCGGAATATAATCATGCTCATTTACTTTGATACAAATAGACTTTGTGCTATCGAGCTCCTGCCATTTGTACAACTGAGTATTTGTCTTATATGTGTTGTACATAGTTTGGAACTCAGGAGGGTAGTTTGGCAATTTATCTTGATTTGAATCGAAGTATGAGAAATCGAACGCGAAATTATATACGCCATCTTCAATACTACTGATTTTACAATAATCCGCATCAAGATTTTGAAAAGCCACACTGTCATTTGTTTCCCATTCATATCCATAATAAACATCATCACGGAATGCGATGGTAAACATTTTCGTTGCTTCGTGTGGCAAATTCATAAGTTCGACTGCAGTAACACTAGAATAATACGCTTTCTTAAACTTGTTCGCATTAACCGTCTTAGAACGATCAAGCCCATAAGGAGAAATAGTATAAGAAAACGTGGACATATTTGCAAAATATTGAATCAGTCGGCGGTAGTAATTCGAAATATTGAACAGATACTTGCTCATCTTTCGAAGCTGCTTTTCATAGCTGGCGGGATTACCAAGATATGTAACAAGCTGATCCTTAGTGTATTTGGTATATGTCGGATTTGTTTCTGATGTTGATTCAAGGTTGCGAATACCAATCTTGGATAGATTAGCATAAACACCGGTGAGAAGGTCCTGATATGTAATATAAGAACTCTTGCCGTCCTTTGCATTTGTCACACGGACCTTTTTCTGCATTTTATCTTCAGCCATTACAGACCTCCCTTCCTTAATATCGGTGCTCTAAAGTCAAACGTGAGAGAAGTGGGTCTCCTGTTTTTCTTTTCCATACTACGTTCGACTTGTTGAGCGATATAGTAGTTATAAGACAGGGAAGAGTAGCGGTCTTTACGACACCCGGATTTCTCCTTGACCTTAATTACATTGTTTATTGTTTCATACCCCAGATTAACGAGTTCGTTTACGGCCAAGCCTGTATTGATATACGGCATCTGTAGCGCGGCTCGTTCGCTGGGAGACATCTTATCGTAACCTTTATAGAGTTTGCGTAATTGATCTTCGCAGCTATACTCGCTTTGCAGAAGGTGAATACGTCCCTGTTGGAAACCGCTACGGAGCCCGATGGCCACGTCACTGTTAAACTGTGAGCTGCCCATAATGGCCCAAATAACCTTCTTAGCATTTTTATCAGAACAACGATCGGCTACGTCGGGATTGTTGCAACAGCTAATAGCAGGATAGGTTTCACCGGTTTCGGGGTCGTATATATCTTTCATGAGCAAATCAATCAAGGGAATGCCCATAGAGCGAGCATCGATGCCAAGGTAGTCGCAGTCGAAATAATCAAAATAACGACGCAACTTCAAAGCTTGGTCTTGAGTAATCATACCTTCGACGTTTTCGGAGTAAACGAAGTTGCTCGTATAGCGCCCTGATTTATTCGGCATCATGCAGTTCAAAAAGATACTGGTTGCATCATTATCGTTTTTCTTAGAACTCATCAGTGCAATATCGGCAGTGAGAATACGAATCTCTCCGTTTTTTTTCTTTGGAATATCCATCGCAGCAGAAGAGAGAACGATATTTGGTGCATAGAAAGCTTTTTCAATGACGCGAGTTTTATTGATGTCATCAAATTGAAATAGTCCACCTTCAGTAGCTCCAAGCCATTCAACGAGCATCTCCATTGCGAACTTTAAATCTGAGAAGCCTGATTCACTCATTTCATCCTCAACAGCTTCCTTTAACAGAAGTCCCTCTTTGATACTCATACGATAATCAAAAGCACAACAGAAATATTTTTTACTTTGGTCAATCATATTAACAAAATAGTCCTTGCACTTTTCATAGCTCCAATGATTCTGAAACCATGCAGAACTAAGATAGAATTCTTGGTTTCGTTCAGCCAGATGTTTGTATTGTGGTTTGTTTAAAAATCCGGGGTGACGAACAAGATTAAGAAACTTTTTAAGCACCATATTGATAATATCTTCGTCCATCTGCCTATATTCATCGACCAAAATCAAATTCGCTCTTGCACCACGCGCATTATCGGTTGCAGTCACAACTTTAACGTAGCTTGTATTCCTAAAAATAATTTCTGCTTTTTGATTGTTGATTTCGAATTTCAATATTTCAGATCTCAATAATGGACTTAATGGTACAAGCTCCTTCATTATTTTTTCATCCAAAATATTTATAGACTGGGTTCGTACTTTACAAGCAATTACGCACTTCGTGCCCGGCCATAAAATACATTTGATAACAATGAAAACTGCAGTCAGAAAAGATTTGCCTAGCAATTAGTTATTAACCAGTAGTTTTTTATCTACTGCTCTGGAGATTTCTCTCATTTGCATCAGACTGTCGGTTCAGTCTCAGATTGGCGTACATTTTTCACATCGGGCACTCTTGGCGGGATTATATTTATTCACCCACTACGCTCTACGATGGCGAGAAGCCTTGCGCAATCCTCTCGCTTATCTCGGTATTAGCAGCTAAGCCTTCACCGATATTACCCAATTTTTTCATTCATATAGAATGGCGGCCTTCGACCGCGAGCGGCAATAAAACAGAAGCCTGTACTCCGAACCATCAGATACAACAAAATTTGTTGGAATAATTTTAAGTTCAGATTAAGATAGTCTTTTGCAAATCTCTGAGGATTCGCGCGATAGAAGGACGCTCTCTTGGCGACTGTGTTCATTATCTTTTCTGATTTAGTATTTGCTACTTCCTTATCTGTTAATTTTTCTCTGCTCAAGGTGAACCACCGCCTTCACCAACTCCGAAGATCGTCTCACGAAGGCTTGTGTCTGCCGAATCATCTTCCATAGATTCGGGTTTATGAGCAGTCCATTTCTCCATTTCTTCGTCGTATTCGTCTTGATATGGATTTTTTAAATGGAACATCTTCAGCAAAGTGCCTAGCACCCACACTCTAAAATACTTTCCAATTCCATCAACATCCTGCCATTCGGGTGACGGTTCCGGAATTGGCTCTTCTTCTTCCCACTTCTGAATCAGAGTGCCAAACGTATTCGTCTCGGCTAGTGTATTATCATTGGTTTGATTCGGCTTGATCTGAGCAGACCCCATCAAATTCTGTAGATTATCATTGGCTTCCTTGATTTTCTTGGTATCGCCCGTAGCGTCGGCCTTTTCACAGTTCAGTTCTGCCTTTGCGATACGTTTGAACAGAATCTCCTGTGCAGCCGTCTTGCATTCGTGACGAGTAATCAAGTTCTGATAATGCTCATCAAGGAAAAGATAGTCGCGCTCATCCAGACCTGCCCCCCAAAATTTGGTCATTTTCAGAGTAACCTTAGTACCAGTGGTCTTGCCAGCTGCGAGCGCATCCTTTTTCTCTTGGTCAATCGTATTATCATAGGTTTCACCAGCATGTTGCCGAATATTTGAGAATCCCATATACAGGTTGATCTTCGGTGTAGACGTCTTAGTAGAACGATCAGCCATGGCGAGAATATCGTCGGAATAGACCAAATCAAACATCATACATAGACGCTTAATGGCCTCATCCTCATTGCCATACTTTTTTGCATAGTAGTCAAATATTTTAGTTCGACACTCATTACACCACGGAAGATACCCGTCATTCCCGGCAAACCATTGGCTCTGTGTTTTTGAGAAATTAGTTTTCCGAACATTATAAATTTTCCCGCAGCACATGCATTTTCCACCGCTCCAAGAATCAGGGATTTTTACACGAGGAGACTTCTTATCTGTGGTAGTTCTGGCCATAGCCAATCACCACCGTTCCATCATCCGTCATGTCATCAAAACGATATCTTATTTCATTCTAGAGTTTAAGAATTGCATTCAGCTTCTTTGTTTTGCGGAATTTTGTATATACAGAGCCCGTAGTAGGGTGCTCCCCAATTTCTTCATAGAAAATTCCCATAGAACGGATAAACAACGCCGTTCGTCTAGAATAACAGTAGAAGTAATCGCCTCCCAAATCTTTTACAAATTTTTCTTCCATCTCTTTAGTTTAGAACCCCCTTTTTAATTTAATTTCGTGGGTGCAGGTTGCGGGGACGATCCGCACTATACTGGGTTATGAGCCCAGCCAGCACACCGGCGCTGTCACCTGCGACATATAAAAACGCCCCAGACCATAGTCCGGAGCGTCAAAAAATCTATCAAATTATAATTTTACTTGGTTTCTCTAGCTTACAATCATACAGACAAATCAAACCATCATCAGCAATAACAGCTACGGCCTGCTGCGGAATATCATTCTTACGAATACCAACAGCGAAACTATCAGTACCACATACGCAGCCGCTCTCGATAACCTTCGTGCCATGCACTGTAGTCATTCCGTTCGTGTGGCGATGTCCGAGGAAAACTAGATCAATGGGCTGTTTCACCATCATGGTCAAGTGTTCAACGACGTTAGCGGGGGAGTCCTTATCTCCATGTGCATACATCACCAAGCTGTTACGAGCTTTAAATCCGCCAAATGTCGGATCAAGTTTATCTGTCTTTACTTCGATGCCCGCCAAATTTTGCAACCGTGCTTTCATATAGAACGGAATAAGCGCTTCAAGTTCATCGCCTGCCACCTGATCCTCTTTACTGGGGAATACTCGTGAGTGATTACCACTGACCGAATATACATCAATATGCTGACATACCTCATACAGCTCGGCTACAAAATTACTCACAAGCTCGGCAGCCGTCATGACCTGTTCGATGCTATTCTCGTTATTCTGCACTCTGGTGTTTACATGGATGTGACCATTGATGAGGTCACCAAGCAGCAACACGTGAATCTTCTCAGCAGCGTGGCGTTCTACAATGTTAAACACCTGAGCAACGTAGCTCTCTAATCGTGCTTTCAAAATCTCGCGGTTAAATTTATTCCAAGCAGAATCGATTCCAGCACCCGTATGTAAATCAGACAAACATACAATCACATCGCGACCACTGCCTTCGTACTGTACAATATTCAGGAAATCATTCTTGTCATAGGGCATAACAGCACTTGCGATAATATCCCTGATAGACTCAGCACGTGCAATATCTCGATAAACCTTGTTTGTTGCAGCCCGTTCATCTCGTATCTTAACCTGTTCTATCTTCAATCGTTGTAACTCATCTGCCACAGCGTCTCCGTGCATATGTTCAAGCGCGTAGTCGTAACCAGCCTTCCATGACTTATATTTCTTTCGATAAGCACATTCTCCATAATTGGAACTTGTCGCATCATTTAAAATCTCTGCAGCTTCGTTCCACGTCAGATTATGCTCATGACACGCATTGCCAATCCGCATCATATATTCATCGAAAGATTCGTCCTCCATCTTACGAAAAGCATTCTTTTTAAATTCGTCCATTCAGCACCTCAGATCTCAAAGTTGGAGATAGTGCGTTGAGTGCGATTGAGTTCGCGTAGAGCCGCCTCAGCCTCAACATTCCCAGGAAGCTGAGTCAGAACAGACTTAATCTCCTCAGCATACCACTTATGGGTGGTGCGGGTAATATGGACATTGGGAATAACCTTCCGCAGATAAGTAGCCTCGTTCTTAGTAATTTCAACCATAAATATTAGTTCTCCTTTTTAATTTAAAATCAAAGAGTGAAATATACAACACCCTTTCATATATTAAGAAAGTAAAGTTCATTTCGTGCATTCCGTTATTTTTCGTCTGTATTTCGCCAGACGTGTTCGTTCCTTCTTAGCGGCGCATCCTTTGCAGTATCTACTGGCGTTTGGCTTCTCTGAATGATACTGTTCGCCACATACTGTGCAATAACACTCTTTCGGGTCAAACAGCTCACGCACGATAACGCTTAGATTAAGCCGATTGTTTTCCAGCGTCACATTGAACGTGTACGCAATCGTGTCATTCTTATCAAGAGTAAAATTTGGGTACTGATATAGGCATCCAATATCGTCAGTACTTGTTCTGTTCAACAAGTGATAGTTGTCTGAAATTTCTTTCATGCCACGCACGGTATTGTAGCCGTCATCCTAGTTTTTCCCAGCACAGTACATGATTTCCGTCTGTTCTTCAAAGCAACCTCCGAAACGCTTCATCTTGAATTCGGTGTCTAATGCAAAGGTGTCGCTTCCGTACAGTCGGCAGAAGAATATCACCCCAAACAAAACGCGAAGTTGCGCATAGTTGATGTGATATTTCCGACGTGCCTCAGTAATATAGTTCAAATCTTTCTGATAAAGCACAACTTGATGTACGTCAAGTATGGGCGCGTTATTTTTGCGGCCTCTGCTGAACGTTTGGATCAAGTGGCTGCGGTCATAGCTGACAGACTCGGGATTTTTCATCCGCTCATAATAAATCGTGGCGCATTCAATAGGGGAGAGGGAGGCCCGCTTCAGCAGGTTTCGCAACATCAGGTTTGACTCGTGATAGTATTTCCAGTTGTCAAGTAGTATATTTTCATTGCAGTAAAATGTCGTATAGGCCATAAACCATCCTTTCAAGAACGTCCTTTCCATGCTAAATTCAAAAGCATGATTTGATACCATTTTAAATTTATTCCCCAGAAATCTCGTACAAACAGCCAAGGATTTTTTCGGTATTGTTCAACATTATGAATTTCACGCTTCACTGTTATGCCCCTCTACAGGCTTCATCTCACTCAATACAGATTCATGAGCGAATTTTTGAATACGTTGTGCTTCATCCCAGCTAAACATCATCTCGCCGCAATTCGCGCATTTCATGGCGGTAACATTTGAGGCTTCGAGTTCCTGTCCACGACAGTGGAATGTATATGTTAGTCCATTTGTCAGTGTCATGATTCCGCCGCACTTAGGGCATTCCATCTGCTGCGGAGGTTCTTCTTGTTGTGGTTTCTTCTTTTTGAATGGATTAAACATGATAAACTCCTTTGTTACTTTACTCTTGCTTCATAGATTTTCGGCTCAGCCAGACTATATCGCTGGCCAAGGTATTCATACTCGCCGTTCGGATCGTGAACTGGCAGCTGAACAGGAACCGGCTTGATATTTTCGATCACACCAGCGCCGGCCATGTGCCACAAGAACTTCTTGAATTTATTGGGATACTTCTCATAGCACAGCACTACTAGAATGTTGGCCAACTCACGAACATCAGGACAGATTAGCTTGCACTTGTTACGATACACGTTATAGATTGCCTGCCAGTTGGTTTCATAGGTCTTAGCTTCTTCTTTTGTGATTTTATCTTTTAGCTCGGTCTTGTAGAGCTGCCAATTGTGGCATTTCTTTTCGAAGAGAAGCTGTTCCTTACGGTAACGATTGAAATCAAGGAAGATGGCTTCGATCTGGTCAAATACCGACTGGTCATAGCCGATTTCTTTATCGAACATAATGTGCCAATCAAAGTTGCCAGCGGGCTCTTTATGCCAGCGAACACCACGTTCCCAGCGCTCTAGGCTCATGCAGAGTAGGTTCATGTTACTATGGGCTTTGCTAAGATTGTGCAGCCGTGCATAATAAGGACCGTTGTATTTAAAGAAATATGGCATTCCACTTGCTTTTGCCCATTTACTGATCTGACGAGGAATAGGGTAGAGCACGCCGGTTTTTGCGAAATCCACAGCTTTCCCGTTTGCTACAGAAAGAAGATCAATATAGCCCTCATATAACTGTTTTGTTTCCTCTGTACGTGCGACCCGGTTATGATATACAGATGCCATGTTGCTGATCTCGCCAATCATACTTTTTAAACCACGAAGAGTACAAGCGAGCTTATTTTCAAGGTTGTCTACTTGGGCAAGACTAGTTACTTTGTCTTCAATATCAATAGTAACATATCCATCATCAGGGATAGTATTGATAATAATTGGCTCATTTGACAACAGCGTTAAGTCTCCATCATAATCGGCCCCCGACAAGCGTTGCGGGGTTATTGAAAACACGTTAATCATGCAGCAGTTGACGAGATGACTGCAATATTTTTGTGTCAATTCATTGTCAACACCTTTTAGCTTAACATGCTCTTGGTGACATATATGTGGGTTGCGTCCCAATGCGCGTTCACCTAAAATAACACCTCGTCTATCAAAGCTATAAAACTCATCGGCTTTAAGGCAACCCTTTATAGGAAGCTTCGCAATAGCCTCCATTAAAGCGATTTGATCTGGAAGCAGAAATTTAAATGTCGCATTAAAAAATAGCTTCCCACACTTAAATCCATTGCGATATTTATCGAGGAGACTATGGAAATAATCCTTAACACTTGGCTCATGGACCATTTCTGGATTGCGCATAATAGCCGCAACATAATGATTGAGTGGTTCAGTATTATCAGATAATGCGCCAAGAAAACAGTATGTAAAAATCGGATCGCCACTTACGATCTTTTCATACCACTCTACTGATTTATCTGCGAGATGTTTAAATTCATCAAATGGAACATTCTGTAGGTCTTGGATAAGCTGGTAATTTCCTAGGCTAACTAAAACCTCTTTATCTGCTTGATAATTCCATTTTGCAATACCTAATGCATGATCGTATTTCAAAGCAAGTTCTTTGTAGCGGCTCCAGTCATTAGCAGTTCCGTCTTGCTTAAAATATTTATATCCCTTGTACATGCTTTCACAAGCAATAAACATCGGCTCTGCATCACGAGTCACGGAATGTTTGATACCCCAAATGTCGGTGATTTCGGTAACACCACGCTCTTCGTAAAATGAAACATAATCCATTTCATTGAAAACACCTTTGAAATATGGCATACGAAACACCATGCTATTGATTCGTTCCGTTGTCCCAATTCGGTGCTCCACTTCGCGCATCAAAGAAGGATGAGCAATACCGCATCCATCAAACATATTGATTTCAATGTCTGTTTCTTTCTTAGCGATTGCTTTTTGTTTCCAAGTGCGTTTTGCCCCGGTTTTCTGATCTACGAATTCGACTTCTTCGTCACGAACATATTTAATCTTTTGATTTGGAATAGTTGTAAAAGTATCTGGTACAACAATAATTTTCGGAAACCATTCTCGAAGTGCGATACAATGACAACTTGAAAGAACAAGGCCGCGATAAGCATAATATTTACTAAGCACCGTCGGCTTGTCCTTGAAATCCAAATCCATACTGATTCGCTTATTAACTTCTGGCCAAATGTGAGATTCAACCATTGAGAAAATAAATTGACGGATCATAGAAGCGCTGCGGTCGCCAAAAGAAAAATGATATTTACCGATTTTTGCGCCATGCTCAATCAAGTGACGGACTACTTTTGGCTTATTCTGAGCGCCAGTTGCATCGATAAATACAATAAAAGGATTGTAATCGTCATAGTTGTTTGACACAATTCTAATCTGACGAAGTAACATTGTATCAGACTGGAGCACTTGATATTGTGCATCGTTCGCAACTTCTGCCGGCATTTTGTAATTATATTTTATAAACAGACTTAGAGGATATTTGCGAACAGTGTAACTTTTAGGACTGATCAACTATTTCACTCCTTTTACAACCAAATGGAATTGTTAATATTTCTTTTGGCGTCCAACCTCTATCATAACGGCTTCTGATTAAACTGGTGGACAGCCCTGTTAATTTAGACCATTCTAAAATAGATTTTTTCTCTCCATTGTATTCTATCATGCGAGTATTTCTTTTATTGTTGGCTTGTTCCAACATTGTTTTCCATTGACAATTTTCTGGACAATAGTTTCCATTATTATCAACACGATCTATGGCATATTGGCCTCTAGGAGCTGTTTCGTCATATCCTGTTTTATCTGCCCATTCTTTGAACTTTAAAAAATCTTGCCACTCATCACAAACTTTAATACCTCGTCCACCGTAATTAGAATAATGTTTGTTTTCGGGTTTTGTACAACGAGACATCATAGCAAACCATACTTCATAAAGTCTTGATTTACCAAAACCACCTTGTGTAACATGAGAGAATCCACAAGTCTTTGACCGTCCATTAACTAACAAAGAGCCTATAACATCAACTTCATTACCACAATCACATTTGCAATGCCAATAAACTTTTTGATTAAGATATTTTGGCGAACGACCAACCACAGTTAATTTTCCAAAATGTTGTCCTGTAAGATCTTTTGCCCATTTCCGATGCTTTAAACATCCGCAACTTTTTGTATTTCCGGTTCTAAATGCGTCTCCATCAACAATACATTCGTTTCCGCATTCACAAATACACTTCTATCTAGATCTGTGACGGCCATCAGCTTGGATGTAATCTTCCTCTTGATTTAATACAGTTAATTTCCCGAATTTTTTACCTGTTAAATCAACGAATTTCATTATTTCTTTCCTCCAGTAAGATTATTCCAATGGTCTCCAAAGTGCGAATCGTCATCGCCGCTGCTCATATCGCCGTCATCACCATACATAATCTCATCATAAGCTTCTAGGCATTTACTAATGAATACCACTAAACAGGGAGTAACCACCAGTGCCGTAAAGAGTACTCGTCCTAGAATCTGATATGTCAACACAAATACGACAAGCATTTCGGCTATTGTAAACATCCAACCAACGAAATCCACGCTACTCAAAGTTCCAGCAACGAGCACCATCAACGGTACGGATCGAACACGAATCTCGGCGATGTCATCCTGCTCCGCTTCATCTCTCTTTGGTTCCTTGTCCATAACACTTCGTCCTCCTTAGTCTTCATCGTCCCAGCGATCATACTTATGTGGTCTCCGCCGTTCTGACTGCTTCTGCCGTTCATCACTTTCCTGTGCCTTCTCGACTTCATACAAAAACTGATTCTCAATCATACGCTGTTTGCGGGCCTCGCGCATATATGTACTCTTTGAAATTTTATCTCGCTTGCGGTCACTCATCATCGTAATCCTCCTCGTTATTTTCATATTCTTCCAACCCGTATAGTTTGTGATACAAATATCGCGTCAGGGAAGGGGCCATCGGGGTGCCATCCTCCATCCAAAGCGTATCATAAAGCGAGGCACCACCAATCAGCTCCTGCCACTCGGCATAAACTTGAATTGCATCGATAATGTCTTCGTATGTGACGGCATAATCGCGCACTGCGTCAACTATGGCAAACCCAATATTATAAATGTCCTCTTTTGAAAAATTTTCTTCTTTCATATATTCTCTCCTTATAGAAGGGACTCGCAGTAACAAGGCCCTGTTAATTGTTCTATTTTGTGCTCGATTTTAGTAATTCTATCTTGTAGTTGTTCGATAATGGCTTCATATGAGTCTACTGTTGTTTTTATAGTGTCCGTATAACTCATTACAAATTGAGACATGTCATTCGCTCTGTTTGCACGCTCACAGGTGTTTCCAACAGTCTCTCGTGTTGTATAAATAAGATTTTCTATAGTATCAAGTCTGGCGACAATATCTGGCACAATCGTTACTTCTGATTCGTCCAAAATTCTCACCTCCTGTCATAATAGACTTTCACAAACACATTCGTTATAGATCGATACCGTATGTTCTTCTGGAAAATTTTTCGATACATAATCTTCGATAAACTCTTGTAAAGTTCCACTAATAACCATGGTGTTATAATCAGCCCATTTATCGAATTGAATAGTGTGATGTGAATCGCTATAATCTGCCGTCATTATGCTTGAGCCGTTTTCAAGCACTATTTTTACGGGCTTTCCTTGATTTGTTGGAATTATATATATCTTATCATTTGGTATCAGTAATTCGTTTTTCATACTTTACCTCATAGAAGTGATTCACAGATACACTCGTTCTCTGTATCCTCATTTGGAATCTCTACTGTAAAAATCGGGTCATGCATATATCCATAGAATTTTATTTCTGCCATAGCTTGACGCTCGATTTCACTTTCGTCAATATAAGATATCATTTCGTTTGAAGTCCACAATGTAGTATCAGTAGGTTGACTCTATTTGAAACCAGATTTAGTACAATCAAAAGTAAACTCGCTATCATTGTCGTCTGGATATCCATATTTCAACTGTAGACAATCATCACGCAGCGCATCAATTTTATTCATTGTCGAGTACCTCTGTTGTTATATCAGGCTGTCGCAGACGCACTCGCTCTGTAGCACAGCTGGCGGTGTAAGCGCAACTTCGCTTGGATTGTATGTCATCAGAGAACAGGCATCGATTTGCACGTTCGGAAAACACATGAGTTTAAAACATCGGTCAATATCATCGACGACAAGTGGCTTATCTTCTAAGTGCAATCTACGATAATTATCAGGAAGGCAAGTGGTTGTCATCACATAAATACTGTACTCTCCACGATATCTGCTTTGTAAATCTACTATAAGGCATTGATGATCAACCCTATACCCATAATATTGAATATTAAGATTCCTTGCGATTTCCTTGATATAGTCCTGTACACATAATATAGCTGTCCCGCCCATCGGCACCAAGATATTGCAGTTGTTCTTGACAGCATATTCGCAGATCGCATATGTACGTCCGCCGCCTCGTGGCGCTAGTATTCTTTCCATATTTTTGCTCCTTACAATAGCGACCTGCAAACACATTCGGATTGTGCTTCTTCCATCGCTTGACGAATCACGTCGTTTAAACACTCTGGGATGATATGAAAGGGTTTGAAATTGTTAAACTCATTCGCAGCCATTATGTTAAAGATGTTTGTAAATCTCATTTTCTCTTCTGAAATATATCGAGCGTCTTCTTCGCCATATAGCGGCACAAGCGCTTTAAAAAATTTCATAGAATCAGCCGGTCCCAGACATTCATCAAAGTAGAACATCGTATATTCTACGCCGAATTTGACCTTATCGAATTTTTGCCAAAATTCATCAGGGGATTTACAAATCACGGTCACTTTTCGATGCTTCTGCGTAGAATTTAATCCTTCATACCACGCGCATACTGAGTCGTAATTGTTTGGATGCACGAATAAAACACGCATATGTTCTTCTCCTTCATAAAGTCTTCTTGGGTATCGATACTGCGAACCGTATACTAGTGTTCTGGTTTTGTTGTCAATTCTATGTTTATATTTATTGAACAAATTACGTATTCTATCAATCATAACAAGCTTTCGCATATACATTCGTTTTCCAATTCAGGATAGTAGGGAATTGGACAACTGTATTGAGCTGCACGTCGATCTTCAGAGCAATTTCCTGGATGAAGTATATGTCGTGGATGAAAACGTAAATCATGGCCAAGCTCCCAGCGGAATCCTTGATAGTCGAACCAGACAGTATCTTGATTTTTGCTCAGAGCATCATAGAGATTGTTTATCACGTTATCGATTGTCATATGTTGAGATCTCCGTGTTTACACGGCCTCCGGTATCATCAGGTTTGCACCGCGCTCTTTTACGAATTTGTCAATGAAGTATTGCTGTCCTTTCGGCGTGACCCGTGTTGTGTAGGAGATTTTCGCGTTGCCATACGCCGTGGTGAAGAGGGAAGTTTCAACCTCAAACAGCCCCATATCCATAGCTCGCTGCGTTGGCGTGTTGTAGCGGTCGCCCTTCTGTGCAATGAGATAACCGTTCTCGCGTAGATACCTAAACAGTCGATTCTGCCCAATATCACAACCGTTCTGCTTTAACAATGTAGCGAGGCTGCCAATGAGGATAGTCGCTTTGGATGCAGTGATGGCGTCTGCGAATTCCGCCTTCGGAGTAAGCTCAGCGTTCTTGGTAGCTAAAGCTGCAACCTGCTTTTTACTTTCTTCGAGTTCTTCGTGAGCAATCAAAAGTGCCTGAGATAAAATTTCAGTTTTTGATAACTGCTTCGGCTGAATCAGCTGTTTCTCCATCTCATTGAAAGCCTGGATATACTTCAGCTTCCACTCATCGGCTTTCTTGCCTGTAAACCCCATCACAAGAAACGAAAAGCCGTCCCGGTTCATTAAGTACATGGGCAACTTCTTGTTCTGGCTGGTGGTGTACTCAGTCAGATGGAACATTTCGAGGAGAGCGGAATTTTCCGCCGTCCTCGTGCGAATGGCTTCAAGCACATCTTTATGCTCCTTGCCAAAGTTCTTAGCAATCTGGCGGCTGGATACCACCGGTTCGTTATTCTGAACGGATAAAATAATATCGGTCATGTTTGTTCTCCTATGTATTTCTTGAATAGCTCTACTATCTGTTCGAATTCCGCTTCTTTGTAACGGTCATATAAAGCTTTTGCTAAACCGTCAATCGCTTCATAGTTCCAGTCACCAGTAGGAGAGATGTAATCCATTAGTCGTAAGCCGTCTATTCTTACTTTTATCATTCTGCTGTGTCCCTTAGTCTAATAGGTCAGCCAGTTTAGCGGTCTCGCTTCGTTCGCTGATTGGCATATACACAACACCAAACCGTTGCTGACCTGTGAGACATTCGATCGCTTTCCGAAGACCATTATTTGACTCAAATACAACATCATCAATCTGTCGCAGATCGCCATTGAGCCACAGGACACTATCTCCGCCAACACGTCCAATTAGTAACTGAACATGCTCCTTAGTAAGATTCTCTGCTTCGCTGCAATAGATAATAGACCGCTTATAGCTTCGACCTCGAATTGGTCCCAGATGTTCCAGCTTAACCCAACCGTCAATAATGGCACGCTCAAGAGCTACATCGCCGCCAAGAGTATCGGATAGTGGTCCCGCATATGGCATCAATTTTTCATTCGCGGTACCTGGCAAAAAACCAATCGACCTAGAATTCTTAACCTCGACGGTGTTGCGGACCCAGACGATTCTGTCGTATTTGCCTTTTTCAATCAAGTCGATAGCGTGATTAACCATCAGAAAGTCCTTACCGCTGCCATACACACCAAGAAGCAATTTGATTGTGATGTCGTCGTTTTGAAGTAGGTCAAAGGCGAGCTTTTGCTGATTGTTGAGCGGTTTGATTTTACCTGAGTAGGCGGTGTTCAGGTTCTTGTATTTAATAGGTACATAGCGCGAACCATCCCAACGAAGCCCAGCCGTGTCTCCGTCTGCGTCTGCATTTGGAATCAATACATAACCATTTGTGGGTGTATCAAACAAGTTCTTTTGTTCGACATCTTTGGAGTAGGCCATTGCTAATGCTTCCTCGCCACCCTGATCCATGGACACCTCTGTCCATCCAGTGTAGTCATTCTTTATGGTTGCTGCGTTAGGGAAGGTGAACTCAACTGGAAGCTGGAGAATGCCACTGGCGATATTGGCACAGCTCAAATCGCTGGTAACGAATTTGAAAGAATCAATCAAAGAAGAAATATAGGCGGCCTGGTTACTGCTTGCTTCGTCGAACACAGTAGGTAAGTCATCCAGGTTTTGCTTCTGCTGATCCAACCACCACCGTGCGGTCGCCATAATCGTCGCGTCGTTGTTGTCGCTGATCGGCTTACCATCAAGAATATAGAATAGGGAAGACATAGGAACCGCTACCACGGTATAACTACCATCGTCACGATGTTCGGCGAGCAAGCGAATGACAGTACGGGCCTTATAACGGATCTCCTCGCTCTTTTTACCGCTGGTTTTGATCTCTTCCAGCTCGTGTAGGGTCATATCTGCAATCAGAAAAGGCAGCACAGCTGGTTCAAAAGCTGCGGCTCCTAGGTCTAATAAGGCAGAGGTGTCGTAAAAGTTCATTTGGCAAACCTCCATTTTTTGGTATAACTATTGAAAAGTGACTTTCTTGATTGAATGAGCTCGCAGCTGTGGAGAACGCTGCGGGCTTTTCTCTTTATACCTTATTATACACCCAGCCACGCATAATATCAATAGTTTTGCACAGTATACCGGAATAAAATATTTAGTTGTTAATATTTGAATAATGAAGCAAATCGCACAAAAAACAATACAAAATTAAGCAAAATATGCTCAAATTTGGCAAAATAAAGCCATTTCTACTGCGTTTTGGGATGTTTCTACTGCATTCCGAGCCCTGCTGAGTGGTAAAAACAGGTGAACTTGGCAGTAAAATACTATATAAAATGTAACGATGATACGATATTTACCGGATCGAGTTCCGGAACGATTTTGGGGCATTTTAGGCGCTGTTGAGCACTGTCTGGTATGTGTAAATGTTGCAAACTGGCAGTGCCTGGTTTGATGGAATTTTGATGTCTTTGAGGTGCGATCCGAGGGGTTTTAGAGAGGATGGGGAGATGTATCAACTGGTACGCAGGAGGCAAACTGACCCCGCTTTGGAATTTTTAACCAGCCCCCCTCATGGCCTGAAAAATCTAGGATTCATGCGGACTTTCGGCGAATCGCACCTTCCGTTATTAGGTGTTATTCGGTGGCTGTCAATCTGGAATTTATACTTATTTATATATAGGCGAGGAGCGGCTTTGGATTTTATAGGGCGTTTGTAGGACGTTTGTACACTTGTTGCAAAAATTTCTGAGTATGGCATACTGTAGTCACTCCAAGGGGAGCGGGAAACACCGGAACGGCACCCACTCCGGGAGTAGTCGCACCTTGAAAATTGCAAAGTTTGGATTTTCCCATGTGGGCGGTTTATGCCGCGCCGGGTATCCGGTCAAGGTTTATGCCTTGCCATTCCAAAACATGGGTTTCCTATCTGAGCAATTAGTGCGCCCAAACCCGATGGCCGAGCATTACAGGCATAATTCCCAAGAACGTGGGAGAAGTTGCGGGGGCGGTGTACCTTGACAAAAGAATAACAGGCTTTCCCGAGGACAACACAACCGGGAAAGTTACAACGCGGTCAGAGCTACAGTTGTAGGGCATGGAAAACGCCAAAGTCAGAGATGGCGATAATTAACAAGCTTCAGAGAATAACAGTTGTTTGATGGGGCGGGACCCCTAGAGAAGAAACTAACCTGACTTGGTTACGATTGTAACCATTTTACATAAGGCCGGACGCTTGGTAGTACCGGGGAAGACGTAACTACCACCAACGGCAAAGCGCCGTGTTCCGTTATACACCAAAGACAGAAGAGGTAAAGAATTATGTTAAAAGTTTATGCTGACTACGATGCAATCGCCAAAGCTGGCAAGCTCAACGAGCTGACCATCACCGAACTCGTGAAGTTTCTGAACGAGCAGAAAACCGTTCTGACCGCTGAGCAGTCTCAGAACGTCACCACCACGCTCAACAAGGCCGTCGAGAACAACAACAAGGCCGCTTGTGATAACAAGTGCGCCGAGTTCTGCGCTATGGAACGTACTGAAATGTGGCGTTCCTACGCTCCTAACCCTTACTATATGGGTATCAAGATTGCCACTGACCCCAAGAGCGGTGCTCTGTCCACGCAGGATGCAAAGATGCTCATTAAGTTCAAAACTTTGGAGCGGTACTATCAGACCCTGAACGCCGTTGAGACCAACGACAAGGGGGAGCCTATGCCCAACAAGAGCATAACTCTCTGCCGTGATGGCCACTATGAGAAGTTGGTTATGCTGTTCAATGGTATGCTTTCCGAAGAGACTGCAAGTGACCTGAACGCCAACAAGCTGACTCGTAGTACCAAAGTTGAAGAAACCCTCAAAGATATGGGACTGGATTGCTTTGTCGGCCCTGTCAACAAGGGTAAGCGCCTTGCTCAGCTCCAGGCTATCTGGAACGCCATGCTTCCTGAAGAGTTGGCAGCGGCCTGCACTGCGCTGTCCTGTGACGTCAAATATCTCAAGATTGCAGCAAACCGCGCAAAACAGGGCTCTGTCAAAGGTATCGGCGATAAGGCCATGATTGACGAGATTGTTGTCACTATCTCCAAGGGTCTGTCTTTCGATGGCAAGGCACGCTCTTCCAAGTACGACTTTGCAAGCAAGAGCAAGTTCTTTGCCAAAGCTGAGCAGTAACACGCAGTAACCGGATACCCTTTCGAGGCCGCACCGTTCAAAGCGGCCTCTTTCCAACGCGGTATGCGTAGCGCTCAAGAGTGTGGCGCATTTTGCACACTTAGAAGAGAGGTACAAAAAAATGCTGTTTACTATCGTGTTCAACGAATACGGTCTGACCCTCGATACCACGGACATGGAGACTGCTTTCCATGCCTGTGATATGCCTCAGTTGGTACAGGCTGTCATCAACGCCGAGACCGGCAAGATTCTGTGGGGTTCTTTAGAGCACTCTATGAAACCCAACAAACCCAAGACCAAGGTCGGCGGTATCACTCGTGAAAGCGTCACCGTTCGTGGCGTTAAACAGTATGATGAGCCTGTAATCTTGCCCATGGCGAGAAAGTGGCTTATCGTTACTCATGCCGACATTCCTACTTGCCCTTTCAGAATTGACAATGAACAGTATGCAATGAAGCGTTTCGAAAGAAGCGTTTCTAGTAAATGGTACGATAAACCATTCTATGACGAAGTCCGCCTGTATCACAATGGAGCTGTCGTTAGAGCAGCTGTTTTGGGGCACGAAATCATTCTCTGAAAAGGAGACCCGCCGGGTATGAAATCCTAAATAACATCTGCTGTCCCGGGTATGACGTTAAACTGCTCACCCCTACAATCGGAACGCCTTGACGTGGCGTAGGGGCTTTGAACTAAGAGTCCGAAAGAAAAGAAAGGGGTCGTCTTTGATGTACAAGGACAAAAACGGGATAGTCATCCAATGTGTCAACCGCAAGGGTATGACGTACAACGGATGCAAAGTGCCGTATATGGGATTGTATGGCACTTTTGGCCACTATGAATTTGTCGCAGAGCCGCGTTTTAACCCTCAGACGAAAGAAATGCGACTCAAGCACCGTGATATGAAAACGAAAACCAGATGGGACGATATGCCCAGCAAGGAAATCGTTTCGCATATTATCGATGCAGCACGAGTCAAGTGTGTCAAACTTTATAACTGGGAAACCAAAATGGTAAACCCAGACCGGGATGAAATGAAAAAAGATTCCGAGATTTGGCATAAAGAGGCATCCAATCCTGACTGCATTCGTCGTAAAAAATTCAAAATGAAATACAGTCAATCGTCCATGAGTACCAGCGAATATTCCAAGCTCAGCTGCTCTCTTTATGGAGAGTGTGTTGAAATGAATGGCAAAAAGAAAGCCCTTAATCGTTCATTGCAAACATACATGGACGGCACAGGAATGGGCTTGAATTTTGACAACAGCGATCGTCGGCCTCTCACCCCTCAGTTCCCGATTAAGTCGGGTAAACATAACTGATTAAGCGTACTCGTCACACCAAAAATGTGGCGTTTTCTTTTTACCTCTTTTCTTCAGCTGCACACGTTGTAACTCAGCGCTACGCAGTATGCCGTGCGATTAGCGGTCACGGGGAAGATAGTATACCGCTACCAGTACAATATACACACACAGGAAAGGAGAATCATTATGAATGCGCACATGATTAGTTTTTGGGGATGCGAAACCAACCCTTACGCAAATCCCGATACGGCAAATAACGGAGGGGGATACTCTCAGCCGTCCGGAAGCATCCTTGTTGCCCTCGAAAACGGTGAGTATCTTACCGTCACCGTTGACGATATGTCTTGCGGCGATTTTGGCAGCAGAATCGGTTGGACTATCGACAGTTCCGACAGTCGTAGATGGGGCGGCTGTTATGGCACTATGGACGATGCCATGGTGGACAACAAGTGGAGCAAAGCGTCCTTAGATTCAATTTCAGGCATCTACGGCGTGAACGCCCGTGCAATGTTGCACGACGCACTGTCCGCTGCGGCTCTCGCAGTAACAATGAACAAACGTTGTCGCCCGTCAAAAAGAGTCTTGTAAGCACAGCATGTAGCACAACAGTATGAAAGAAGGTTATGTTCCATGTCTATCATTGCAATCAAATCCGCTCTTGATGTCGCAATTATGTTTGGCGACAAAGAACTGGCGGCAATTTACACTGAAGCCTTAGAAGAGGCGGGCGTTCACTACGAAAGCAAGGCAACGTGCTGGGCTGACTGAAAGGAGACTTCAATATGAAATGGATTCTGACCGCCGGGGGTGGATACACTAGTTATCAGGCGCAATGTCTGAGTCCGCTCATCTGGCTGCTCGTACTCGGTGCAATCGGGTACGGCCTGATGGAATACCTCGAAGCGAACCCCAAGACCGCAGCTAAGGTGTTTCGCTGGATGGAAAGGAATTTTCATGTTCATTACAATGATGATTGAATGCTTCGGTGACGAAGAAATCAGTGACATGAATTTTGATGCTCAGGACATCAAGACGCATGAAACTGAAGAAGCCGCTATCGAAGAGTTTCATCGCCTCGAAAAGAAGGCGATAGGTTCTGGGGGCAATGGTTTTTACTATCGGCCGATAAAAATTAAAGTGTAAAGGAGAACACGTAGTAGTATGAACGAAATCGAAAATCGAATCGAAAAGTTGAATACAGAACTCGACGAGGCCGTAGATGTCTATCTGCTGATGAAAGCAGTATTTAATCTGCACCCTTGTGTCGTATCGGAACTGGGCCTGCGTCTTGCAGCAAATCGTGTCTCTGCCGCAATCAACCGAACCGAAGAAGCATTACAGCAGCTCGAAAAGGAAAAAGCTGTCACCGCACCGCACTTCATTGTTCGTATCGAAACCCTCAATAAGGTCCTCGAATATGAGCATGTGAACGAATACGATGCTTTCCTTGCTTATAAAAAGGCTTGCCTTGACATGAAGCTGAGCCGCAAATCTACTCGGGTTTCTCTGAGTCGCGGCGATACTGTGTTCAAGAGCGCTGACCTGATGTGACGCCGCAGAAAGGAGTTGCGAAGCATGAAGCGCATTCGCCCTGTTCCCGAAGACTCACGAGTAATTGCTGTGTATCCTGTTTGTAATTATGGCGGCGTCGAGATCCTTTCTGTCAAAGAAGATGTCGATGCTATCAGAGCCGAGGTTGCAATCAATACGGGCGACCGCCGGGAATACAAGGGGTTCTATAAAATCAATAGAACAAAAACAACTGACCGTGCATTCTTCAAAATGTATGGTCTTCTTTATTACTTGGACCAGTTCCAGCGAATCCGATAAAGGGGGCGCAGTAGTGTCTGAAACCTTCTTGGCAGTGTGTATTGTTGCCATCGTTGCAACGGCGTACACATTATATCAGATTTGCGTGGCAGTCTATATGCTGGGCTGTTTTCGCAAGTTCAATCATGTGGTCGATGTGATTTCACATTGGCTTTTATCACTCTGGGAAGATTGTGTTTATGATGTTATTGTAGTCACAGCCGCTTTGGTTGTGATTATGATTTCGTTATATGACACTTTCTAGTACATACAACAAACCAAAGAAAAGAGGAAATTAAAATGCTATTTTATCGTGTCAAGGACGAATTCGACAAGAAGCCCATGTTTATCAAGAAGCGTGGCGGTATCGAGTATTGGTCTATCTATATTGGTGGCGAATTGTTTACCGCAAACGAGGTAACGCTGCGTCATCTGAACCCGGACTACATGTATCCGGTCGAAGTGAACCGGCGCAAGACCCAGTTCGTGTTCGGTGCTCGTATGCCGATGGCCGATGCAAGCATCACCGCAGTTCAGATGAAGACAAACAAGGAGAGTGTTTCTGATGAGATGGTTAAAAACATTGTCGATTTCGTTGCTGCTGCCGGCCGTCCTCAGTCTGAGCGTAAGCGCGGCGTCGTTCGTGTCTGCAAATCCCAGTCTGGTTCAGTCGCTCACGGTTAACCCGGCGGGCAGATACATTCTCAGCGGTACTGTCAGCGCGACATACTATGAAAATGGTACGCGAGTTCTGAATATCGTTGATGAGAGTGGTGAAGTCTGGTGTGCAACTGGTTATGATTGCCAAATTGGCCAAAAGGTTACTTTGGTAATGAATTCCAATGGCACGACAAACGACATCTTCGATGATATTATTGAGGACGTCTTGTGGTGCAACTGTTCGGAAGACTAACCTAAACAAAGTATTCGCAGAGGGGGCTGGGCGGCAATAGTCGCTCAGTCTAATGCGGCTACTGGTTCTGCAGAACTGGTACTGGTCCCAAGCCCAGAACGCAATCGCAAGTGGGGCACATAGCGTCACGATCGAAGCGGTTGCATAAACAGAAGGGCGCTCCACCGCTTTAGTGAAATTTGATTTGATTTTGATGCAAAGGCCACGCTGATAAATCAATGATAAAAGTAAACTAGAGGGTGTTACTTGAATGAGCGAAACTAAATGAAAGGAGGGTTTATAGCTTGAATTGTAAAATCCAGTGCCGCTCGTTAGGAGTGGCCTTTGGTGCAAGAGTCGCGTCTTACTCTACTGAGCGAAATTTCATGGGATGGCGATACAAACTGTTCTGACACTCGGATGATACTTGTCTGAAAATGAATAGATTCGACGCCGCTGGCACGTGGCAAGGGCGACGCCATAAAGAAATGCCACAAACGGGTACCCAAATTATATTTTGATAGGTTGTATGTAAACCTATCTGGTGTCACCGACCATGTTCCTCGCCTGAAATATGGGAGACAAAACGCGGACTGGTGAGTTAATGTCGGGCGACTGGTGGTACCGAGGCAGACGTAACCACATCCACTACATGCGTAGTAAACGTAATAGCACACACGCAAAAAGAAAAGAGGAAATCAACATGAACACCGCGAAACTGATTAAATCCCTTCCGCCAAGGATCGAAGACCACGTGATCGAGTATCAAGATGTTATCTTGAAGGGTGGTCGGCCGGCAATGCGAGTGCTGCTTGACTGTATCTTGTCGCCGGGTCAGAAGGCGCTCCTACAGAATAACAAACATATCATTGGGCTGGAGTGTGTCGCTCAGGACAAATATGCCCCAGAAATCAAGCATTCTTACTTCTATATGGTATGAGCGTCGCTATGTATAATCCACGGAGAACGCAGCGGGTAAAAAGGGGGGAAGTTGTAACAATGACGGTACATATCTTAGATAATTTCTATTCCAAGCGAGTTAAGGGACAGTCGTGGGTGATGTTCAGTCATTACAATGGGGATGTCTATAGCAGTCTCGAGTGTGCTATGAAAATGTTGACCGAAATGGCAAAATCGGTGAGTGCAGACCCGGAGTGTTATGACGTCGTGTTCGATGCCAATGGACGCAATCTTCGTTATCGTTGGAAAAACTGGTATGATGATGAGATTGAGCGTATTGTTCAGATTGAATCGAGAGAAGTGAAATAAGCATTACGAGGAGGCCGCCGAATATGGGTGATTACGCCGCAGCTGGCTATCAGCTCCAGCATTACAAGATCACATTCTATGCCGATAACAATGGCAAAATCCCGCTCAAAGTGGTCCGCCGTGCATTCGCCAGCTATGATTGTGCCAAAATGTGAGAAGCTGATGTGATGCATCGAACCCCTGAATATAACAGTGTCACGATCGAAATGGAATGAAAGGAGGCGGCGCAGTATGTTCGTTTGGGGAATTTTTATGTCCCATGAAGACCGTGACGAAACTATTCACGACGACAAGTTTCATTACGATCTTTTTGCTACTGAAGAACGAGCACTTGAGTATCTTAAAGAACAAGAAAAATGGTGGCATAACATCTACAATGATCCTTGTATCACAGATGCGGCTAAGAAAGAAATCTTTGGTGGTAAAAAGCCAGACGAATCCATTCGCTTATTCAAAGAGCCTGCCGAAATCTGCGGCGAAGAAGATGTATGGGTTCTTACTCGCGATTACATTTCCTCAACTGGAGCCGAAATGCGCGAAAGAATCATGGCAAAAGAACTATCAGTAAAAGAATAAGGGGGCAAACGTAGCAATGGTTCTCAACATGACTGAACTTTCTATCGCCCAGTGGTCCAATGCCCAGCTCGATGCAGCTCGCAAGCTGTGTACAGATGGCACTCTTCATGATTGTGCGCTACCTACTATCGTGCCGACTGATTCCTCTGTCCGAGTCAGAGTTCTCGCATGGGATACGGCTGATACAGTTATGACCATGAAACCGGAAGCTGTAATTCTTCAGGGCGAACCTGTTTTTGTAAACGCATTCCTTGAGCGATACGGTACAAGAATTCAGTGTTACTCTCCTTGCTACGCTGATGGCAAGTTTGTGCAGTTCAGGAGATTCTAATATGTGTCAAAAATGTAGTTGGACATTAAATAATCATATTCTCTGGAACAGTAAGGGGAAATGGCTGTTTACATCAAAGAAAAACTATCTAGCAGAAGACATTGATATGAGTCTGGTTGAAAATTTTGGCACTGATTATACTGCTGCATTACTTAGTATTATTGATAAGCACGGATTCGATGTATTCAATGATACCTGCGTTATGAGTGGTAATACACCACAGATTTAAGTGCTGTTGGCGCAGAAAGGAGACCCGCAAGATGTCTGACTGGAAACTCGGTAAAGACATGATTCCCAGCGATACGATTCTTGATCCTGTCACATTCGATGACTTGATCCTGGCTCTGAAATGCAACTGTGAGCGTATCACGCCGGACGCGGTCATTGTTCAGGCAACAGAGATCATCAATCAGCGACTGGAAGATTGGAAATATCTGATCGAAAATAACATGGAAGAAATCATCGCCCTCGCAAAAGATAAACCGCTCGAAGAGTAATAAGGAGAGTAGCCGTGAGAAACCTGTCTAAACAAAACCGTAAAAAGATCTTTGATCTGATCAAACGTGATTGTACCTTTGTTGGCTCTTACGATTTGGAACATTCTGAAGAAAGCGTTTTGACTTATCTCCCGAAGCCCGGCACACAGATTCACAAAGACGTCGAAGAGGTTCGTGTCATAAAGAACCGCAAGACTGGTAACTGGGTCGAATCCGTTATCGATATTCGGTGGCGATATGGCATGACTTTGGTAGAAGCCGAAATGATTGAACGTAAGTATCAATGCAAATCCAATAAATGAGGAGGGTGCAGCCGTGACACTCGAACAAGCGTGTGGCATTGTCTACAACACTATCGATAAGCGCACGGGCAGAGAACTCGATCACCGCGAAATCTATGCTCGTTATATTGACTATCTGGGCGGTTTGGATAAGGTCAAACAGTATATTCCTATTTCGCTGAAAGAGTTGCGGCGAGCTTATAAGAAAGACAAGCTGTTCAACAACACCGGTCTGGGCTTATGGCAGAATGCAGCGGGTTATACTGCTGGCGACCCGATATGTTTCTTTGGCGGAATTTGGACACTATATAGACAGAATGATATTGACGTGGCAAATTGTGCTCAGGGCGTCTGCATTCTGAAAGAGGCGGCAAGGATGTTGATTGAAAGGGGCGAAACATAATGAAAAAGGTTCTGATTACATACGAAGCTTCCATTGAGACTGGTGACAAATTGGAATATGGAGAAGCTGCCACGACGCTCGATTTTATCACCGATAATATGGCCCTCGAACTCGTAGATACGATTGGTAAACCATACCATTCCTGGAAACCCATTGGACGAGTTGCAAGGTCTCGGGTTACTGAGATTCTCATCAATTTGGAGCGGCTTCGTGGACGGATCTATGTAGTCAATTCTATTAAGAGCGTCGAAATCATTTCCGATTCTTAAATGGCGAATGATTTACGCTTAAAAGTTGTGAAGTTCAATCGATGGGAACAATTCACCAATTGACTGATACGACTGTCGGTTGTACAATAAAAGGACGAATATCGTGTCGCCAGTGAAGGAGTGGAGAACTTCACGGACGATGTTGAAAACTTTTGAACGACGATTTCAATGCAACAATAATTCATCTTTTCGATGATAACCAAATTCAATCTCTCAATCATTCTGTACGAAAATCACCAGCGAAAAACAATCGCCAATGAAACAGTTGTTCGAAGCCAAGCGAGCGACCAGCGAAGTGTGGCGAGAAAAGAGTTTGGAAGTGAAGAAGAACAAATGTGATGATGTGATTATGATGGTTATGTGGTAAGAGGATTATAGGAGATAGAGGGTTGTAGGGGGAAAGAACCATCAAGGAGAACGGAGAGAAGGAAGCGAAAGAGCAGAAGAGCAAAAGAGAGGGGAGAAACCTTTATGGTCGAACTGACACCCGGAACCACCTACATACTTGAGCCTGCCGACCACCTGTTTAGGCTGATTCGGCAGTACGACTACTTCACAATCACATGCGGCGCTGAATCGTTCTTGCAGATTCGGGTGCCGACGAAGTGGGTCAGGCTTGAGAAAGGACTCAACGGATTTGATTATCTTACTTGCCGTGACAAGCGCAAGCGGGATGGCCATCTGTTCGAAATCTACGGCAATAAGTTCTTTTTCGAGGCTGGCTATAATGCGGATCATCCGAGCGGCAAACTTAAAAGTGATTTCTGCGATGATGTATTTTTCGTGTCTATGTGGAATAAGAAGGATGTCGTTAGCAAAGATGACGAATAAGCTCAGCAGAAGAAAGGAGCGATAATACGTGGAAGAGATCAAAGATACAGCGGCTGTGGCAACTGAACGCCCTAAGCTGACCCGCGAGGAGCAGGAGGTCATCATCACCACTTCGGCTGCAGATGAACTGGCTGAAGTATACACTGCTGACCCGATTTACATCCGCCGGTTTGATAGGAAGGTTGAGCAGGACCCCGAACACTACAAGGTCAAGAGCCGCAACGCTTATAGTGCAACCTACACGATGCCAAAGCGACTGCTGCAATTCCGTACTCCGTCTGCGCCGCGAGAACTGACTGACGAACAGCGCGCAGAACTCCGTGAACGAATGAAAAAGCTTCAGGTGGCTCGACAGAATAAGGCTAGTGTCGATTCTCAGCCGAGTTCGTAAGGAGTTCTACTGTGTTCCAAACATACATCATGGTTCGGCAATGAAATTACTCTACCGAGACGTGTTAACAGTTTTTTATCGAGACTTTGTAGGAGAAAAATGACCTACTTTGAAATCGGGGAGGTGAACGAGTATGATACCGCAACGCTTTGACGATACCGCATAGAGACTGCCGTGCAAGTGGCGTCACAACAAAAACGCAGTAAACAAGTAGGCAGATTGAGATGAATAGTAAGTCGAAAGATTTACGCAGCTGCCAAAGGCGACTGTAACGAAAAGGCAAGATGAGGCAACCCGCCCGGCCCAGAGGAGAGCGCTGATACCGAGGAGCTCGGATGCGTACGAAGGCAGGCGACGGAAGGCCGCAGGTGAGAAAGCGCGGCCAATGCACGCCCTAACGAGGCCAAATACGACCGAAGCGCGGGCTAAAAGGCGGAAATTATCTCAAAACTGAAGCCAGCAGCACACCTGCAGACACCAGGTGATCCTCTAGGATCTTGCACGGGGATAGCACGGATGTGTTTAGATCTCAATTATGCAACAAAAATATATGTTGAAAGAGAGTTGAAAACTAATGTAGTGAATTAAGATTCGTTATTATCGAAGCACGATTTGTGATGAATAATTGTCCGATATGGATAATGCATTCAGGTTAAACCGAATGTAACGAATTGTTAGGATGGAATACCCCATCAGGACAGAAGACCGGCAGCCGGGATTGGCCAGGGAATCGCCGAAATGATGACTATGAGTAACAAAACCGGGGCTAAAAGAGGCAAACACACGGAAACCATCCTAGGAGAGAGGAAAGGGGGGCACATGACATGCTCAGCATCGCCTCCAGCAGCCAGGAGCAGCACCTTTTAGATCACAAATCTCCCTATTATAATAATGAAGGTTGTGATGTCAACAACAAAATATAGATAAAAAGGAGTACAACCATTTGGCTATATTTACCATTGACAACAACTCATGGTTTGTGCAATACTATTTGCACAGACGACGAAGTCACTTTTCAATAGCTGTAAACGAAAGGAACGAGGTAAAATGAATGCGAATGTAGTAATACAGGCTTTTGCCAGTGATGAGTTTGGCGAAGTTCGGACCTTGAGTATCGACTCTTCACCTTGGTTCGTCGGCATGGACGTGGCAAAAGCTTTGGGATACAGCAATGCAAGCAAGGCGGTCATGGCTCATGTTTACGAAGAGGATAAACGGTTCGAAATGCTTCCCATCGGACCAGATTCCCAAAATGGGAATCCGGTCAAAACCGTCAAAACAGCGTTGATAAATGAGTCTGGTCTGTACGCTTTGATCTTTGGAAGCAAACTTGAGTCAGCTAAACGATTCAAACATTGGGTGACGAGCGAAGTTCTCCCGATGATTCGCAAAACCGGCTCTTACACTGTCAAAACAACGGGTCAGCAAAGGTTCGAGCTGATGAACCAAGAAGTTCTTGCGGTTCAGAAAGTCCAGAGCGAAATGATGGCTAAGCTCGATGCGTTCGAGACTGCCCGCAAACAGGATAGACAGGCCATCGACAACGTCCTATTCGTTTGCAAACAGCTCGAAAGAAAACTTCAAGCCACACAGCCTGGGTCTTACACTCCGAAGCAGACACCGAAAGGCCGTAGTGAATGGCGTACTGAAATTTATGATCTGGCTAACAAAATCGTCAGCATGACAGGTTTAACTCTGAATTGCGTATTGCATCAGGGGTACGATTATCTGGGACGCAACTACGGTTGGTTCTTTGAGGATGCACGTAAAGAATTTGTAAGACAAACCGATTATAAGGGGAGTCTCAAAAACATCAGTGGTTTGGATGTAATCGAGGCAAGTGAAATGTATAAATCGATCTTCATGTCGATTATGAAAGACCGCTGTGAAAACGAAAAGCACAATGCCGAAGTCAAGAAGGGAATTAAGGGGGCGCTCACAAAGACACCGCCTGTCATTCCTGCTGATATGATTCCGAAGCGACAGACCGTTGCGGATTCCGCTATTAAACAAGACGAGACGCCTATTGTAGCTGAAGCTCAGGCGATTGAAATCGAAGAGCCGGTTACGAAAAAGAAGGGCTATTACAGGCCAAGCATTACGCTGCCGATTGTCGAGCCGATTGCCAAAAAGCTTGGAGATAAGACGATCGGTTATCGTATCACTTATCAGAAAATCTACAATCTCATCGGAGTTACAAAGATGGACAGAATGAGGAAGGCGTATCTTCGCACTCACAGCAAGCCGCCGAAATCCACACCTGACATTTTCCAAAGCTCTGATAAGAATTTGAAAGTGTTCAAAGAGGCTGTGCGGGCTTTGGACTCTACTATTTAAGCTATCTATCTTCCTCCATTAGCTCTCGGAGCTGACAGCCGGGAAAGACCGGCATATAACCGAGTGTGGCGAAGCTGGTATCGCGCTAGTTTTGGGAACTAGAGATTTCGCCCGTTCGAATCGGGTCACTCGGACCAGTGTGTAGGGTTTCCACATTTTCCTTGCATAACAAACAACTTAGAAACGCCTCCTTTCATTGTGCTGCTTACCACAATCTTTCGATTTCTAAGTTGTCGTGGCTGAAAACGCCGAGCGGGTACGATAATCCCGTTTTATATGAGGTCAATGATTACTTCTGGGTTTGATTCCCGGAGACCTCTCTATATGGGCCCGAAAGGTTTTCGACAGGGCTAAGAAAAATTACAATTCGCAGGTCGGCCATCACCTTACGAGGCAAAAACAAATAAACGCTAACAACAACAGTTATCGTTGCGCGGCTTGATGCCGTGCCCAAAACAGCATCCTGATAGGCAGGTAAATGCTTGACGGTTCAAAGAATAAATCCCGGAACCCGATGTAAACGGTAAGAAACAGCAGCGTTCTCGGACGCCAAAACCGAGTGGTGGAGTGATGTAACAGCCGTTACGTCCCTAGGTTTGCTGTGTTGGCGGCATGAATTCCTTTTCAAAATTCTAAATGCTGGCTATTGCGTAAGAAAATTGTAATCGAGTATTAGTTTTGGACGTGGGTTCGAATCCCACCGGGTCCATAGCGGCGCAAGCCGCAAAGCTAGGTTCGATTCTATCGGCGTGGAGTAGCACGTCGGTAGATGGGGTGGCGCAATTCCACCATGGGTGTTTCATACTCCCCCTCTGACACACCCAAACGCTCAGTCCGAAAATAATAACCATGATGCAACGGGAGTAGCTACCCGCCACAGTGGATGTGCATGGCTCTATTATGAGTAGGCGAATATGGCACTGCCTGCGAGAGTGGCATAGATGCTCGGTGCCCAGAGTATCGGAGAGTGAATTTGAAAAGGGCAGCCTTTGAGGATGGACACCATAAGAGACCAATTCGCTTATGTGTTGTATCCACTGACGCGACTGAGTATAGCGCAGACTTTGTAAGTCGTTTGCTCCTCGCCGATGTCGTTACATGGTTAAATCCTCCTCTCTTGGGCTAGTAGCTTAGTCTGGTTAAAGCCGGCAGCTCATAACTGCTTGATCGGGGGTTCAAATCCCTCCTGGCCCACCATTTTTTAGTAACATTTTGAAAGAAGGTATGAATCATGGCGAATCTGAATATCAAAGAAATCGTTGAATGGATGATTGAAAAAGCGAAAGATAAGGCTTCCGATAGCATCGCAGTCATTGATGAAGGAGAAATCGTTAAAGAGTTCGGAGTGGAGTCTGGATGGCTTCAGAGCCATGGTCCAGAAATCTATCACGAGTGCGATCGGCACTCAGAAGTTTTGGACTCTTTGATTTACACTGGAAATGATAGAGATTATTGGTCTATTCAGCTTACCATTAACAAGGAGTAAATCAAAATGACTGATAAATATCTCAGTATCATCACGAACTTCGGGTGCCACTACAGCTGCCCTGAGTGTATTGTCCGCAATAACAAGCTTAAGATGACACCGACAGGGGAGTATTCTTCTTACGCTCAGCTGTGGAATGTTCTTCATAACGAATGCAAAGATTGCAACTGGGTGTCTGTGTCTGGTGGCGGTGATCCATTGTTTCACTGGTGGGAACATCAGGCGTGGTGGTTCGGGTTCTTCGAGATGTGCCAACGCTCTGGGCGCAAGACCGAACTGCATACCAGTTACTTTGATGCAGAAAACAATCACGAGATTATATTGTTTCCGTTTGATAAGTTCGACCGTGTTGTATATCACCTGCATACGACAGATGAGATGGACAATGTTTGTCGTCGAGGCAACGAAATTGTTCGAGTGGTCTTTGTTGTGGATGACGATATGACTGAAGACGAAATCAATGGAATCGCTGATTATGTCGAAACGTCAAACGAGATCGACGAGCTTTCATTCCGGCAGCGAGTGGACGAAAACTACGAGCCAACCTATCATCTGCACGATTTCCTGAAGGCCGGTCATCAGAAACGCTGGTGGTACATTGAACAGTGTGATTACAACACCTACTACCATAACGGTAAACTGTTCACGAAGTATACCGATATCTTTGATTCTGAGGTGGTAAGTTATGAAAAAACATAAAGATTTATTGCTGGCAGCCTGCGCATCGGCTGTTTCGTTTTTGAGTCTCGATGGCATTTTTGAGAAACTTCTACGGCGCATCTCGCTTGTTCAAATGGCAACAGGAAGTATAAGTTCTCTTTACGGACGTGTCAGCGAGTTGTCTCTTTCGGTATCTGTAGCTCTGTCGCTTGCAATTGGAGCTATGGTATATATTCTATTCAAAAATTAAAAGGAGGAACGAATGAAGAATTTCAAAAAGATTTTCGTGGTTTCGTGTGCAATCGTGATGGCGCTGACCTTTACGGGGTGTACCAAGAAAGAGGTGCATACAATCGAACCTCATGAAACCGCATTTCTGATTTCACTCTCTGAAGGCGGGGAGAATCAGGCGTCCTTTGAGAGTGAGGCAATGCTCGCCGAGGCTAAGGTGGCAGCCAAGCAGGTATACATTACTTACTCGAAGCGGCATCTGTCGCCGACTGACATTCTTGGTACTTGGGTTCCGGACAACATGTTGGTCGTCGTTAATAGAACTCCTGTTACTCGTGAATGGTCCGAGGGCAAAGATAGTGGCACCAGCACCGTCAACCAGTCCATCTCTGCCGAAAGCAAGGAGTCTATTGGCTTCTCCGTCGGCATGAACTGCTCTGCTCAGATCTACACTGAAAACGATGCAGTCAAGTTCTTGTATTCCTACAACAACAAGCAGCTCTCCGAGATTATGGATACTGAAATCCGTGCTCGTGTTGAAGCTGACTTTGTTGAAAAGTGCGCCAAGTACACCATGAATGAGATCCTTGAGAAGAAGGCCGAGATCATGGAGTATGTCCGCAAGGATGTGACTGAGTATTTTGCAGAGCGCGGTATCACGATTACTGTCCTTGGTATGAAGGATGGCATTGAGTACGACGATGCGTCTGTTCAGGCTGCTATTAACAAGTCCTTTGTGGCCGAGCGCAATGACGAGGCGCAGGAGATTGAGAATCAGACCAAGATTTCCAAGGCGAACGCAGAAGCTGAGGCGAATAAAATCATCTCTGAGTCTCTGACTGACCGGCTAATTCAGCAGCAGATGTATGAAAAGTGGGATGGCAAGCTTCCTACTTATGTCGGCAGTGATGCCAGCATCCCGGTACTGAATGATATGAAGTAACCTGTGTAAGCAGTGGCGGCTCGGAAAGACGAGCATATATGTTTCGGTGCTGGAATCGGCAGACAGGGGAGTCTCAAAAACTTCTGCGAAAGCATGTGGGTTCAAGTCCCATCCGAAACACCAGGGCGGACGTTTCACCGCCTCTTTCATACATCTCCTTTCCTCCAGCAAGTGGTTCATGGGACCTAGACATGAATCGCCGTGACTGAACAAGTCGTAGCAGGTACGCAATCCTGCTCTTGATATGCCATAGTGGTGGAACTGACATACACATCCGTTTTAGGGGCGGACACCGCAAGGATTGAGGGTTTGAATCCCTCCTATGGCACCAACCTTGCATGGCTAGGACTTTTAGCGGTCAGGTCCGGCCGCGGCTGTGCAAGGAACCACCCCTTGAGGGGGTCCCTGATACTCTGCGCCCGCTATTCTCGGCTCGCTCGAAAGAGTGCAGCGTGCCATTGTGCGCAGAGTATCTTATGCAGCCGTGGTGTTAGTGGTTAGCACATCTGCTTCCCAAGCAGAGAGGGCGAGTTCGAGTCTCGTCGGTTGCTCCAGAGTTCCTACATCGTTCAGACTTTACTAATGACCTTTCTTCTGGGCGGTGCAGAAACTCATTTACCTCTTTTCTTCCTTATTATTCCCGGCTCCATGGCGCATGCTGTGGCAATAAGGCTTTGTAAGCCGGGCCCAGCCAATAGACCATATATACGATTTATTGAGCTGGGAATTATATGTGACTGTAGTTCAATTGGTAGAGCGTCGGATTTCCAATCCGAATGTTGCGGGATCGTACCCCGTCAGTCACTCCACGCCGCGAGGCGAGACAGCTTTGCCCATTAGGTCTTTAACAAAATGGGGAGTTCAGGTGCCACGAAACTGTCGATGATGAGAGTTTATGAACGATAGCGGGGAATACGAAACAGTGGTTAAACAGCAAAATGATCCGGCCTGAACATTTTATATGCGCCCGTGGTGGAATCGCAGACACAGGAGACTTAAGATCTTCTGCCAGAGATGGCGTGCGGGTTCAAGTCCCGCCGGGCGCACCACTTTGAAAGCAAATAGAAACAAGGAAAGAAAGGACAAAGTATTATGAATTCGATTATTAGCCCTTGGGTATTCTATTGGATCGGCATCTCGGATAATGTTAGAACGTTACTAATCGCTGTTCTAATCGTGCTTATAATTGGAGAAGCGATTATGCTTCTGTGTACTATGTCTGATGCAGACCTCTTTAGCTTCAGAGACGAAAATGTAGCTAAAGAAGTGAAAATCTGCATCAAGGTCGCAATTACTACTTTTGTTATTGCGGTTCTAGTTTGTGTGATTCCTTCTGAAGACACCTGCTATAAGATGCTCGCCGCTAAGATGTTTACGCAGGATAATATCAATTCCGCCACCGAGTATGTCACTGACGTGATCGACTATGCTGTGGATAAGGTCAAGGAATTAAATCCTGTTCAAGATACGGAGGAATGAACTATGGAAGTTTACGTTCTTTATGATTGCGTTGAGAATCCGGATGAGTGGGCGTTTGCTGGAGTCGAACACGTCTATGATAACTGGGATGCTGCTTACGCAAGAATGAGTACCTTGTACGACGAGTGTAAGAAAGAACACTTCGACGAGGAAGACGAAGATGGAGCCCGTGATACCTACATTGATGGCTGGGGTGCCTGTGTTGAAAATACTATTACGGGCTACCGTCATACGTGGAACATCACAAAGGAAAAGGTCGGCAACTACAGCGAAAGGGAATAAGCAATGGGAGGCAAAACAAGCTGTTCAAGTCGGGACAAATACAATAAGAAAACTTATGATCGAATCAATCTGATGATTAGGAAAGATTCGCCGATCAACAAAGATCATATCGCAAAGGAAGCGCAACGAAAAGGAAAGAGCTTGACAGGTTATATTCTTGATGCTGTTTGGGATCACATCGAAAGAGAGAAACAACTCGAAAATTTTCCTACTTGTCCAGAATCTAATCTTGAGCCTCCGAAGGTTTTTGATGAGAACGGTTTGAAATACGAACTCAACTATCATGAAATGTGTTGTCTCTTTTATAAAGCGTTGAGGGATGACCCAAATCTGACAGAAGGTATGAGAAAATCGCTCATTGGAACTATTTGTCGGATGCACGACACTTTGGTTGATGTTTCGTGGTGAGCCCAATGAAAAGAAAGTTCAAATATGGAGACATTGTGATACTCGATGGAGACATTGTCCGCGAGGAAGACACTAATCACAATATCTCGGGTAGAGTGGTTGGGTATTCTTTTAATCCATTCGAAAGTTGTCCCACCGTAGAAGTATTTACTCCATTTAAGTTTGGAGAGAAAAGACTTTCTATAGTGGATTTCCTTAGTGACGATTGGTGGATATTGAGTAGAGATGAATGTCGTTGCGAGTCTTTATTATGAGGTAAAATTATGAAACGCAAATTTCAGATTGGAGACCGAGTAAAACTCACATGTAAAGGTTGGACAGATGACCCTAATTATGGAGTGGAAGGCATTGTTGTAGAGTATGAACCGGATGATTGCTGTCCAACTGTCAAACTTTGTGAAGAGTACACATGGAGCGTCTCTGTTACTCGTGAAGTAAATTGGCTTGACGATGATTGGTGGACGTTAGTCGAAGGCGCACGCGAATGTATTTGTGAATCGTTGCTTTAATTTTCGCCCAACAAAGTCACTTTTCAATATCTGAACCAAATAATGGAACGTAAAGGAGGCTTATAAGATGCAAATCAAGTATGTTGATGGCCATTATGAAATTGTGTCGGCGGATAATGGCCAGTTTATCCAGTCGGCCGACACGTGGGACGAAGCTCTGAACGATATGAAGGAGCTATTACAAACAAGGTGAAACGGGCACACGGCTCGTTTACATAAAACTTTTTAATTAAAAAGGAGTAACAACTATGAAGGCAACTGTTAAGTACAATTCTCTGTTCATCACCAGCGCATACGACATTGAGACCCTGAAGAAGGTGGCCAAGTTCCGCAAGGAGGCTCTGACTCTGTACAAGGGCGAAGGCAAGGATAAGACTCCTGTATGCAGCATCGCTGTCAGTAAGACCGCCGCCGCCAACAATCTGGGCATCACTTTCGCCAAGAACTCTGCTACCGAGCCCAAGCTCGCTACCATGAGCATTGACCTGCCCGATGATGCAAACACCACCGAGAAGATCAATGCTTTCGTCCGTGACAAGCTGGGTCTGGCTATTGTCAACTGCCTCAAGATCGAGGAGCAGATTGCTGCCGCACTGACCGAGATCGCCGGTGACGAGGCCGCTATGAACGCCGTCATCACTATCGAGAACGAGCCCGAGCATCCTGCCGACGCTGAGTAAGCGTTAAGCGCAGCTACGGTTCCACGCCGGATGTTCCAGTGCAATACGTCCGGCATTCTTTTAAGGCGATTCGTCAAATGACGTTTCCACAATAATTTTTAAATTGAAGAGGAGATACATAATATGCTGCAGATTACTGTGGGTACCAACACCAATCGTAAGGTCGTCATGATTCCTGAGGATTACACCCTGCGTCAGTGCCTTGAGGAGAATGGGATCAACTACTCCGCCGCTCAGACTTCCCTGGATGGTTGTGTCCTTCAGCCTGGTGACATGGACAAGACCTTCGCTGAGATGGGCATCACCGAGAAGGCTTATCTGGTTTCCGTTCAGAAGATGGACAACGCTCTGGCCGCCTGATCGTAGGCATACCTAAGTTCGAATAAAATCTGTTTTTGGTTACAACAGATAACTAGCATTGCAGCCGCTGGCAGGTCGGTTAAAGCCTGCCTTATATGTGTCCAGTATCTGGGCTTGATAATGCAATCACAAATTTTAAGGAGGAAGTTATATGGCGTTCTCTGGTGTTAAAACCAAGCTTGGGGCGACTGAGTGCGAAGAATATTTCCGCTCGGTTGTTTACAGGAACGATTTCAAAGACGAGGACAACACCGTGTTGGCTGTTCTTCGTGCCGTGATGAACGAGGAACGTCTGGCCACTTTCAATGCAAAGTCTGGCATTGAGGGCAAAATGCAGGTTCAGACTGTAAATAAGGAAATTCGCCTCACAGGCGAGTCCGAAAAAATCGACTCTGGCTATTATGGTGGCGCACATGGCCCCTTCAGTCAGGCAATCATTGGTTTATGGTTTGTTTTTATTCCGAACAAGAATGCTTCGGAGTATATCAAGCAGATCAAGGAGTTTGACGAAGAATATAAGAAACTCGGATGGTCTCGGCTGGAAGATGTTTCTCTGTATCTCGATCGTAGCGGGGAAGTTCTGGCATATCAGAACGAAAAAAAACAGGCAACGATTCTTTTCGCACCTACGACCAAGAGGATTCAGGCTATGCAGATGGCTGCGAGTTGTGTTTCTCGGCTTTTCCCTTGGGCGTTCAAAAATCATCCTCTGACTGAAAATGAACTTGTATTCCTGAAACTGCTGAGCGAGCAGAAGTATACGGAGTTCCGCGCGGCCATGGAGAAAATCTATGATGCTTTTGACTTTTATGGTAAGAAGATCCAGTCGCTCCTGAAGGGATTTTGTAACCAGAATTATTCCCGTGCGATTAGGAATCAGGAAGAACGTGTGCAGAGAGCAGAACGTAATGTGGACGAATACTATCGAAACGTAAGAAACGCACAGAATGCGCTGGAAGATGAGCAGATGAAGTTACTTTCTCTGCGAAATCGCGCCTGCAACAGTGATGCAGACGAGAAGGAGCTTGTTGATTTCTTCTCAGCGAACAAGGCATTTATTGTTCTGCGTAAGACCGACAATAATCTGCGTCTCGGTGTGAATTGTTATTTGAGCGACTACAACGAGGACATCTTTAAGCAGTATGTTGAGAAGCAGGACAAGATGTCGAGCTACATCTATAGCTCCAGTCCTTATGGTCTGGATTTGACGAAGAAACTTTTCCTCGCAATCTGGAAAGAACATCGATTCAACCTGAGAGTTTATTGCGAATGGATTCTAAACGACGATTGTACCGTGGAAGCTTTTGGTCACTCTGATATGGAAGGTCATGATGAGTTGATGGAAGACCGCATCCCTCAGCCTCATATCGACGATTATCAGTGCTTCAGAGGATACAGTGGTATTCTAAATGATCTCGCTCGTTCCCGTGATTATATCGGCATTATGAGCACTCTTCTCAGTTCTTCGTCTTCTATCAACTGGACGGATTCGACCGTTGTGTCAAAGCTGATGAATCGGTTGTTCCGTTCCAATAAAAATGTGAAGTGTCTTGAGGATAAGGACGGCAATCATTACACCGTAGATGAGGTCGTCAAGATTCTTGAGAAGGAAAGCGAAAGCAAGGCAGCGTAAAGGAGGTTTGATTTATGCAGCCTGTTAAAATGACTGACGAAATTATTCGTGACGTTATGCAGGAGTTTTATAGTCAGGCTTCTGCACTTGGTAATCTTCAAACGGATAAGTTCTCTTTCAACAAGAACTTTTCTAAGTCGGCCAAGGACGCCGTGGAAGTGAATTTCACGCTGGAAGCATACCACGAAATGTGTTCGCTGATTGATCACTTCTCAACTGAAGTTGCGTGGCATGGCCTGGTGAAGCGCCTTGATAAGACGCATTTTCAGGTCACAAAAATCCTGATTTATCCGCAGAAGGTGACTGGTGCTACCGTAAACACTGATCAAGAGGAGTATACCAAGTGGCTCTATGCTCTCAACGATGAAGAGTTTAATGCGGTTCGTTTTCAGGGACACAGTCATGTGAATATGGCCACCAATCCCAGTGATGTTGATATGCGGAATCAGTGGGATATGATAAATCAGCTTGGTTCGAATGACTATTATATTTTCATGATTTGGAATAAACGTCGGGAGTACAATGTCCGAGTCATCGATATGGCCGACAATGTTATCTACAGCGGTGACGATGTCAAGGTAACCATCGGAAGTCTTGATATGAAAAGCTTTCTTGAAGAAGCAGAAGCGCTCGTCAAAAAGCCGGCACCAACATCCAACTATAACGGCTCTTCCTATGGCTACGGAGCAAACGCGAGAACTTATCCGGGAGGCTCGTTTGTTAGTACGACCAGTACTTCAAGCACGAAGTCGGCAGCAAAAACAGAAACGGCACCGACGTTGAAAACCGTTACTGGTTCCGCAGCTCCCAAAGTAGGAAAGGATAAGCAATCAAACCTGATGGAGTACTACGAACGTAATCCTGATGAGCTGACCAGCTGTTGGAATTCCAGTTGTTCTCCTTATTTGGACGCAATTCCTGATTGAGAAAGGAAATACATAAATGGATTTGAGCAAAATCGAAATGGTGTTTGACCCTGCATCTGTTAAGGGGCGCATTCATATCATCGGCTGTGGTTCGGTAGGTTCTACTGTGGCCGAACTGTTGGCACGATATGGTCTGACCAAATTCACCCTGTGGGACATGGACTTTGTTGAACCGAAGAATATCGTCAATCAGATGTTCTTCCAGCAGGATATCGCTCATCCCAAGGTAGAGGCCGTGGGCAACATCCTGTGCAATGTGAATCCTGATATCAAAGAGGATCTGGTTCTGATGCCCAATGGTTGGCAGGGCGAAACCGTTAAGGGTTACGTGTTCTTGGCGGTGGACAATATCGAGATTCGGCAGCAGTTCTTGGAGAAGAACAAGTACAACGTCGATTTACTCGGGGTGTTCGACATTCGGACTGGTCTCTATGATGCGCAGTGCTGGTCGGCTGACTGGAAGGATCGTAAGCAGATTGAAAACCTAAAGCGTTCCATGGAATTTACCCATGAAGAGGCCAAGGCGGCTACGCCGGTATCTGCATGTGGCATCGTTCAGGGTGTTGCTCCGACCGTTCGTTTCATCTGCTGTCTGGCAGTTACGAACTTCATCAATTTCGCGGAAGGCAAGCCGCTGAAGAAGCAGATCGTTGCAACCCCGTTTATTCTTGGTGAAGAGAGCGTCATGGCGTTCTGATAAAATCGTAAATAAATAATCGTGATGAATAGTTGTTTTTTACAAACAGCGCACTTAGGCCAAGCCAAGTGTATCGCATTGTCAAAGTGGGGAACCCACCTAGGAAAGGGTCCTGGTACCTCGAGGAGAGCATGTAGGCGAACCTCCTTGCTTCAGCAGGAGATAGAAATAACATTTTTCGGACTGCCCAAGGGCGGTTAAGAGCCAATCTAGGACAACTAAGCCTGATCAACGACATCCTACAGTACAGTTTTAGAGCCAACGAAACCATTTAGATCACGATTAAATCATAAAGGAGAAAAAATGTACATTACATATCTGAATCCTCCTAAGACCCGGCAGATCACTTTTGATGAGATTCTTGCCGGTGTCCAGAATGTAGAAGCACTGCACTATGGCGGCAGTAACACATCTACAATGACCGTATGCCGCAACGATTTAACCGCTAAACTTCGCGCCATCACCAATGTTCCTGAGATGATCGAGAAGCTGACAGCCTACAATGTGAAGTATGCGGCGCTTGAATCTGGCGATATCCCGAGTCACTATTCTCACTTTGAAATCCCAAAGAAATCTGGTGGCTGGCGGCCTATCGATGCGCCCGATGAAACTCTTTCTGATGCACTGATCGAGCTGAGGGAGCTACTGAAGAGCTTTATGATCGCAGATTATCACACGAATGCTTTCGCATATATTCCCAATCGCAGCTTTATCGATGCAGTTCGTAAGCATCAAGCTGGCCACAATAAAACCGTCGTTGATGAGGCGACCGGTATGAAAAAGGTCGTCAACTATCAGAATCATTGGGCGGTCAAGTTCGACTTCCATGGTTTCTTCCCCAGTACGACACCGGATTTTCTGCTCGGCATGATGAGTGTGATCTATCCGTTTGCTCTGATCATGCAGGATGCACGCGGTCGGAGTGAATTGGCAAAGGCGGTCAATCTGTGTTTCCTCCGCAACAGTCTGCCGCAGGGAACTCCCATCAGTCCGTGGCTTACCAATGTGATGATGATTCCGTTTGACCACTGCATCACGCGCAAGCTGTGTTATGGCTATAAAGCAAAGGACGGCATCGAGCGCGAATTCACTTACACCCGTTACGCTGACGATATAATGTTTAGCTGTTATCACAGCTTTGACCCGATGGAGATTCAACAGATTGTCATTGACGGTTTGAACTTTATCCATGCACCATTTACTTTGAATGAAGCAAAAACTCACTACGGCAACCGACATTCCAGTAAAAACTGGTGCCTTGGTTTGATGTGGAACAAGGATAATCAAATCACTGTTGGATGGCGAAATCTGAAAATGTTCCGGTCTGCCATGATGAATTACATTAACGCAAAGAAACGCGGCGAAACTTGGGAACTTGAAGACCTTCAGAAGTTCATGGGCAAGCTTAATTACTATTATATGGTCGAGCCTGAAGTTATTGACAATCTGATTCATCGTTACAATGAAAAATTCGGCGTCAATGTTGTGGCGATGCTTAGAGAAGACCTTCGACCCAAAGAGGGCGAAGCTGCGTAAGGAGAATATGATGATTAAACAGGATAAGAATGTCCTCGATGGTATCACAATGGAAGAATTCATGGACGCCATTAAAAACGAAAAGAATGTTACGGCTAGAACAGTGTCTGATGTCTTATTTTCAATGGTTGAGAATCGTATTCAGGACGCTATCGACGAGGCCAAAGAAAACATTTCAGACATTCTGATGGCAACGAAGGCACCTCCAGTGGTAGATGATTTCACTGAAGGATACGAGCTGGATGAAATTCGCGGCATCTGGCGTGTTGTGGACTCCACGTGGTATCGGGATAAGAAATTCTATCTGATGAAGTCGGAACAAGATCACGATTACTGCGGACCTATCGCAGTGGATGAGAACGGAAAGCTTGTTGCAGAAGAGCTGTGTGACGGATTCGATTGTGACTTTGAAGATGCCGCAGACGAATACTTTGACGAAAACGAATTTAAAGATTTCGGCCTTATCGGAGAGGAAGGTATGTACTAATGGTTGAGCTTATGTGTCGTGATGGAAAAACTTCTCAGGAGGAACTTGAAAAGTTAGCAGATACGATTTATTACTCTACTGGAATTGAAACCGAAGTGATAGCAGAACAGGATCGCCGGGCCATGGTATTTTGGGGCCCTGAAGATGTAAAGGGAATCATCGAGCAGCTCCATATCAAATCTATCAATCCTGATAATACGAATCTCTGCGATACGATTGTTGCCGCTGCGGAGCCCCGAATTCATCAGGCAATGTTAGAGGCGGGCAATGATGTCCTGTTTGATGAGGTATGTGATACTGCGGAGTCGATGGGCGAACATATCAATTTTGACGAGTTAGGGATAAATCAGCTTCGCTAATCAACAAATAAAAAATCATTTTGTATATCACTCTACAAGAGCGAGCATTACACCTAAGGTGGATGTTTAGAAGAATACTAAGGCATGGCCGCTGCGCTCTGATCAATCCCATCGTCGCGCAGCTTGGCCTTGAAACAAATCCTCCGTCGAGTGCAATTTCAACTGCTCTCGATCCAATGATTTCGCCTTGCTCAGATATTGGATCGTTCGCATTGAAATTTCCCTCGATAAACGGAGCTACGGATTTTAGAAAATGATTTTTTGAAAGGATATAAAAATGGAATCGATGATGTATAAACCTGGTGATAAGGTTATGATTCGTCCGGATTTGAGAGAGTACGAATGCTATTATATGTTGTCTGGTCCTAAAAAAGGGAAAGGAATGTTCTGCACTGTGCCGAGTATGGTTGCGCAGGCTGGAAAAGTATTCACAATCAAAAAAATTCGTGAAAACGGAAGAGGCTATCAGCTTAAAGAATATGATTTCGGTTGGACGGACTCTATGTTTGAGTCAGCAAACGAATGTATTTGCGATTCGCTGCTGTGAGGTACTAAGATGAAATACTTCCACGATATCGGTGATGCGGTTGTCATAAAATCTGATCTTCGTACGGGTATTCATTATTACATGAAGTCTGGTTCGGAAGCTCCAATATATAATTATGTCGCTGAGGAAATGAAAAAGTATGCTGGTAAAATTGTTCACATTGCTGGCCACATAAATGGGCGGTATTTGATTAAAGAAGACGATTATGAATGGGTATGGACAGATGACATGTTCGAGAATGTTTCGGATGAGGAATGTTTTTGTGTGAGCCTGTTATGATAGAAAGGGTGAGACAAAATGGCCGAAGCTGTTAAAAGGGAAAAATATGAAAAGTTGGTCCAATTCCCCAAAGTCTCTGATAGCACTCACTTCACCATGAGCGAAGAAGAACTTCAGAAGATGATTCAGGACATTGCTGCTGCGGCTCAGAAGTCTAGAAAGCGTAAACCTAAACCTACATATAGCCTCTATACGAAGGATGGACGCAGAAAGCCCACTCCAGCTGATCCGATTCGTTCGAAAGAAGATTTCTGGAAACTGGCTGATTATTTGGGTTCTACTGGAGATCCTAAATTCCAGCTGCGAAATAAAGCAATTTTTATTTTTGGCTGTAGTATCGGCGTTCGCTGTGGCGATTTGTTGAACCTAAAAACAGGCGATGTTTATGAGCTGGATGGCTCTGTGAAAGAACATCTCGAACTAATGGAAGAAAAAACGCGCAAAATCAACGTCTGTAAAATTCCCAAAATGGCCGTGGATGTTCTAGAACAGTATCGTGATGAACAAAAATTCTCTATCGATCAGCAGAATTATCTATTCCGCAGCCGTAAAAATGGTCCTCTAAATGTGCGCAGCTTTTATCATATCTTGAAGAACGCAGGCAAAGTATGCGGGCTGGATATTGATCTGTCTACTCATACGATGCGTAAAACTTATGCAATGGCAGCTCTTCAAACCGCAGACGGAACAGAAGCATCTGGCGATACGCTGGAGTTGCTTCAGGTGAAATTCAAACACAGTGATAAGCGCGTTACTATGAGATACATTAAAGCAGATCAGGATAAAATCGATAAGATGTCTGATCGCGTTTCAGGATGGTTTGAGGGGAAGGAAAAGAAATGAAAGCAGAAGGTTATATGTATCATCCGGGCGATGTGGTTAGGGTTCGAGAAGATCTTGCTGAAAATACTAACTATAAAATGTGTAGCGGAAAAAATAATGGCGTTGATTGTTGGATCTGGGGCTGGATGAAAGAATATGCAGGCAAACAGATTACTATTAAAAGAATCGATGGCGGTTTTTATAGAGCGGAAGGAATCGACTGCATTTGGTCTGATGAAATGTTTGAGTCTCTAAACGAATGTTTCTGCAGCTCGTTATTATGAGGACCTATAAATGAAGAGTACCAAAAAATATATGTATCAACCCGGAGACATTGTTATTGTTCGAAAGGATTTAGATAAATATAAAAGCTACAAAATGTTTGCTGGTCCATATAAAGATAAAACATGGAGTATTCATCCGGATATGTGCCTTATGAGGGGACAAGCGGTTCATATTTCTGGGATTCATGAATATGGTGCTTATTTGATTTCGGAAACTGATGAATTTGTTTGGACAGATGAGATGTTTTCTGGATTAGCATACAATGAATGTTGTTGTAATTCACTACTATAAATTAAACAACGGGGGAGATAGATATGGCATCGAGGTATTATCGATATAAAAACGGAGAAGAGGTTATTGTTCGTGCAGATTTGGATTGGGGCACTCGTTATTACATGCGTTCCGGTTATCGAGCTGATGAACAGTATACAATGCTTAGCTATAACCAATTTCAGAGATTAGGAAAACCTGTACACATCAAAACCAAACGAGATGGGCGGTACTTTATTGAAGAAGATTATGGTGGTTATGCTTGGACAGATGATATGTTTGAAGCTCCGAATGAGTGTTTCTGCAGTTCTCTGCTGTGAGGTTATGAAATGGAAAAAGAATATCTTTATAAAGTCGGAGATGTTGTAAAAATCCGCGAGAGACTTGATTCGAATGGAACTTATCGTATGAAGTCCGGTCCTATGGATGGCTATAATCCCGGAATTAATAATTCTATGACGAAACGCGGCGGAGAAATTCATACAATACTGGGCTACACTGACTATGATTGTTACCATATCGACGACGACCCTAACGAAAAAGATTCTTGTGGAAATTGGAGCTGGACTGATGAAATGCTGGAACCTGTAGAGAATGGGTGCTACTGCGAGAGTTTGTTGTGAGGTGTGATACGAGTGAACTTTTATATAAGCCAGGTGACAAGGTTACAATCCGTTCTGATTTGAAAGACGACACAGACTATCCTGTCTTGTACGGACCGGCTGCTGGCAAGAGAACTCTTTATTGCAATACTGATATGGCAGCACTTAGAGGTAAAACTTTTGAAATCGACCGATATACTTTCGAAGAAAAGTTTTACGGATTAAAGGGAGCCTCTTGGCACTGGACAGAGTCTATGTTTGAAGATTCAAAAGAGTGTTTTTGTGAAAGCTTGTTATGAGGTATCAAATGTGAAAGAGATATGGTGTGTTATTGAATCCAGCTCTGAAGGCGAGATTTTTAGCCCCGATTTTTTCAATTCGCGGGAAGAAGCAGCTGCGTTTATTGCAAAAGATGCGAGTGAGTGTTTCGCCAACATAAACGACTTGCCAGAAGCTAATATGAAGGTTGACTTTGACGACGACGAACCTTTGGGTCAAGTTTGGACTGATAAATATAGTTGGGTTTGGCATGGTTTTGAAGTTACTAAAGATATTAAAAATATTTCAAAGGAGAATAACAATGTCTGATTTTAAGGAATTTCGTACGCTGCTGCAGGACCACTTCAATGAGATGGTGAAGGGTGAGAATCCACTGTTTATCACCGATGCAGACGAGGATGAACTGTACGACCTGTATCTCGATAGCTTCCCGGCCGGCACAAATGAGCTGTTCCGTAAGCGTCGTGAGTATGATTGTTCCTGCTGCCGCCGTTTTGTGAAGAATATCGGCAAGCTGGTGGCGTTTGATAAGAATTATAATTTGATTTCCATCTGGGATTTCGATGCAAAGTCTGCCAAGTATCAGCCTGTTGTTGATGCGCTGGCCGCCTATGTAAAGAGCCGCGCCATTGTGAATCCGTACTTTGTCAGCCGCAATATGATCGGTTCTGGTGATATGTTCGGCACCGAAATGAACTACGAGTACGATGAAAACCATAAGGACGTACATACCTGGGATCATTTCGCAGTCAAGATTCCGCAGCGTTTTATTACCAGCGGAGATGACGTACCTACTAAGATGGCACAGTGGCGTGACTCCGCAAACGTGTTCAAGCGTTCTCTGGAAGAGCTAACCATGGAGGCTGTTGATACTGTACTGGAGCTGATTGCTCAGAATAGTCTGTATCGCGGCAAGGAGTTTGAGCGGTCTGTAAAGGAGTTTAAGCTCGATAAGATCGATTATGACAAACTGTCTGTTAATGAAAAGGTCGCCTTTGTATGGCTTGCCCCTACGTATGCTACGGCGGCGCAGCTTCGCATTCGTAACACCGCTATCGGCACCCTTCTTATCAATTTGAGCGAAGGTATGGATGTGGATTCAGCCGTCACCGCCTTTGAAAAGGTTGTTGCTCCCGCCAACTATAAGCGTCCTAAGGCGATTTTCACCAAGAAGATGTTGGAAAATGCACAGAAGACCGTCACTGAGCTGGGCTATATGAACAGTCTGGGTCGCCGATTTGCCACTCTGGATGATATTACTGCTAACAATATTCTGTTCTGCAACCGCGATGCCGCCCCTCGTGTGATTGGCGCTGCGAACCCGTTCGAGGCAATGGCAAAATCTATGGGCACCGATCCTAAGAAATTCGGCCGCGCAGAAGAAATCGGCATCGACAAGTTCATCAGAGACGTGCTGCCGACCGCAACGGGTCTGGAATTGTTCATGGAAAATCGCTTCTCGAAGAATATGATGTCTCTAATTGCGCCGCAGGATAAGAGTGCGCCGAGCATGTTCAAGTGGGCGAACGGCTTTAGTTGGGCATATACCGGTAATATGGCAGATAGCGATATCCGCGAAAATGTTAAGGCTGCTGGCGGTAAAATCGATGGCGTGCTGCGTTTCTCTATTCAGTGGAACGATAAGCCGGGTGAATGGGATGAAAACGATGAGGATGCTCATTGCATTGAACCCAATAAGAGTCACATCTATTTCGGCAGTAAGTGGCACCCTCGTACTGATGGCCGCCTGGACGTTGATATCATGCATCCTAATCAGGGTAAAGCTGCGGTCGAGAATATCACCTGGCCTGACATCAAAAAGATGAAGGAAGGTGAGTACAGTTTCTATGTGAACTGCTTCGCTAGTCGTGGCGGTAAAACTGGTTTCCGCGCTGAGATCGAGTTCGATGGCAACATCTACTCTTTCAACTACGATAAGCCGCTGCATGGTGGTCAGAATGTCGCCGTGGCAAAAGTCACGCTGAAGGATGGCAAGTTCTCTATCAAGGAGCTGCTGCCCAGTTCTACTAGCACCCGTGAAATCTGGGGTGTGAATTCCAATCAGTTCGTACCTGTGTCTGTGGCGATGTACTCTCCGAACTACTGGGACGAACAGACCGGCAATGGCAACCGCCACTACTTCTTCATGCTCAAGGATTGCGTTAACCCCGAAAAGCCGAACGGTTTCTACAATGAATTCCTGAAGGCAGACCTGCTGCAGCATAAGCGAGTGTTTGAGGCACTTGGTTCTCAGATGGCAGTCCAGTCGGTGGATGACCAGCTGTCCGGTGTTGGTTTCTCTGAGACTCAGCACAACAGCTTTGTCGTCAAGGTACAGGGTGCAACTGAGCGAGTTCTGAGAGTGGTGATTTGATGAAGCTTAAATATCATGTCGGCGATAAGGTTATGATTCGTCCGGATCTTAAAGTGGGCAAAGTGTGTGAGATGTATTCGGGGCCAATGCGTGGACGATATACTTACAGTATCACACCCAGTATGACACAGTTGGTTGGTAAATTTGCTACGATTGAAAGAATTTGTGATGGGGGAGCTGGATATAGACTTAAAGAATATGGTTTCTCATGGACCGATGGAATGCTGCTGCCGGCTGATTTAAATGAGTGCGTTTGTGCTTCGCTGTTGTGAGGTGGTCTGATGGAATATCGATACAAGCCCGAAGACGCAGTTTTTGTTCGACCTGATTTGAAACGTGGCCTCTGCTATTGGATGCGTTCTGGGGTGAATGAAAATAAGCAAAATCTTATAGCTCTTGGTGATATGTTAGATCTCGTAGGTAAAATGGTTCATATTTCTGGATATTCTCGGGATGGTTTTTATTACATCAAAGAAGATCCGGGAGGATGGTGCTGGACTGATGAGATGTTCGTTGGTCTAGCTGGCGACGAATGCCACTGCGAATCTCTTCTGTGAGGTGCCAAATGGACTATCAGTACAAAATAGGAGAGGCCGTTTATGTTAGAGATGATCTCAAATATGGAGCCTCTTATGATATGATGTCTGGCCCTTATCCAGAAGGTAATTGTAATATCGTGACAGATAAAATGGCCGGACTCCATGGAAGGCTTGTCCGTATTAAAAATTATTCTGCCGCCGGTCAATATTATGTGGAAGAAACAAATAATCTTCAATGGACCGACGGCATGTTTGAAGGCTCAGAAAATAACAATGAATGTCGTTGCGAATCCCTTCTGTGAGGTCGTTATGGATTATGTAATTCCACTTCGATTTAAGCCCGGCGATCATGTTGTGGTTCGTCCGGATTTGAATATCAATACGGTCTATCAAACATTTGGAGGCAAGAATGCCGGTTATCGTACATTTCCAACAATGAATATGGTTCGCCTTGCTGGAATGGAATCTGAGATTAAAGAGTATTCTAGTTCTCAAAAAACTGTAAAGCTAAAATGCTGTGGTTTTTGTTGGACAGAGCAAATGCTGATTCCCAAAAGTTTTGTAGAACAGGAATGTGTTTGTGAATCACTTTTATAAATCTGAAAGGAGAAATTATTATGGAAAAGAATCTGTTTGAAATCGCAACCCGTAATCGCTATCGCTTTAACTATAAGGGCGTTATGACTGTTGAGGACCTGTGGAGTCTGGGAGTGAAAGACCTTGATTCCATTTTCAAAACGCTGAATCGTCAGAAGAAAGCCGCTGATGAAGATTCTCTACTGGCGACCAAAAGCGCGGCCGATACGGAACTGGCTAACAAGATCGAGCTGGTGAAGTATATCGTGTCTGTTAAGTTGGCCGAAGCCGAGGACCGCAAGACTGCTGCCGAGAAGAAGGAGCAGCGTGATAAGATTTTGGCTATCATGGCCAAGAAGCAGGATGCAAAGCTGGAGAATATGGATATGGCCGAGCTGGAAGCTGAGCTCGCAAAACTGGTCTGATTGAAGAGGGGAGAATACCAAAATGAAAATCGTTGAAAGTCTCGGCTGTTTGCATCTGTATGGCGACGATATGAAGGCTTACGATCAGATTCCGGCTGGTACATACGAAGTGTACTACTCCAAGGAGTCTGGCTTCTATCTCGCTCGCCGCCCAAACTTGGCTGTCAGTGAAAAGGTTTACGGCGTTCAGGGTTCCAAGGTTAATAAAGTTCTGAACGCGTTCAAGATGTTCGAGCGCAACCTTGGTGTGATTCTGAGCGGCGATAAAGGCATCGGTAAGTCTCTGACGGCCAAAATGATTGCACAGGAATCGGTCAAGCAGGGCTACCCTGTAATCCTTGTGTCTCAGTACATTCCCGGAATCGCCAACTTTATTGAGTCCATTGATCAGGAGGTTATGGTTCTGTTTGATGAGTTTGACAAGACGTTCAAAGCCACAGGGGAAGGAAATCCGCAAGATACGATGTTGAGTTTGTTCGATGGCACCACTGTTGGCAAAAAGCTTTTTGTCGTTACCTGCAATCAGCTGACTGGCCTGAACGACTATCTGGTCAATCGCCCGGGTCGCTTCCACTATCACTTCCGTTTCGATTATCCTACTGCAGACGATATCCGTACTTATCTGCATGATAAGATCGATCCTGAGTTCTACGGTGAGATCGACGATGTTATCAATTTCGCTACTCGTGTCAACGTCAATTACGATTGCCTGCGTGCTATCGCTTTTGAGCTGAATCTGGGTTCCAAATTTAAGGACGCTATCCAGGATATGAACATTATCAATCTCGACGATGTTCGTTATAAAGTTACATTCTTGCACAAGGATGGTTCTAAGGATACCCGCGAGATGTGCATGGATTTATTCGGCGAGGATCGGTGCAACAGTACCTATATTTATCTGCCTGATGGCTATGACTATCGCGTGGAGTTTAATACGGCTGATGTAAAATATGACCCTGCTGACGGTTCTAATACTGTCGATGGCGAGGACCTGAGTTACAACAATCCGTATGATAAGGACGATAAGGATGAAGTTGAACGGTATAACAAGTTTGAAGCTAATCCTATTGTTAAGGTAAGGATCGTCCGTAAGGCAAGCAAGAACCTGCATTACGCAGTGTAAGGAGGTTTATTTGATGCGCACCTATGAAAAGATTGAGACGGTTTTCAATCGCGATACAGTTGGTACAAAGAAATTGATTCTTGGAGATTTTCGCAACGAAACTGTCGAGTTTTTGAAAGACGTTGAGTGGATGTTTACAGAAAAAGTCGATGGTACAAATATTCGCATTTGCTGGAATGGACATAAGGTTGAATTCAGAGGGCGCACTGATAACGCCGAGATCCCAAAGCCTCTTTTGAATGCACTAAACGAAATTTTTGGGACCTCTGAGACAGAAGAACTTTTTGAGCAGACCTTCGGAGAAAAGAATGTGATCCTTTTTGGTGAAGGGTACGGAGGGAAAATTCAGGGCGTTGGCGGCGGATACAGCCCGAACAAAACTTTTATTCTTTTCGATGTCTTGATCGATGAAAATTACCAGACTCGCGAATGGGTTGAAAAAACGGCGCAAATGTTTGGTGTAAAAGTTGTTCCAGTTCTATTTACTGGACCTCTTCAGACTGGAATCGATTATGTTTGTGGACATCCAAAGTCTGCTATTGCTGCGAAAGATATTTATATGGAAGGCGTTGTTGCTCGCCCGAAGGTTGAACTGAAAGATCGACGTGGCAATCGGGTAATCGTTAAAATCAAGTGGAACGATTTTAAGGACTTCGTAAAGGAGAAATAATATGGTCAAAGTAAATCATTATGAAATCAGTTCTTTTCCTGATGGCACTCCGCTGATCAAGAAGGATCTGACTATCAATTATCTCAATGTGATCAGTATCGTCTGGACATTTGAATCCATGGCCGAGCTTCCCACAGTCATTATGATCGCAAAGGACGCAAGGGATAATGGGGCAGAAGTCGAACTGTTTATGCCGTATATCCCGAACGCACGTATGGATCGCGTTCATAGTGACGAGGATGTGTTCACTCTCAAGTGGTTCGCCGATGAGATCAATCGGTGTGAATTCAGCCGCGTTGTTGTGTTTGATCCTCACAGCGATGTGGCTCCGGCTCTGATCGATCGTTGTGAGGTACTTACTCCTATTCGTGAGATTTACGAAGTGATTGAAGAGAGTAAGCCTGACTTGATCTATTTCCCGGATGCCGGCGCAATGAAACGGTATGAGGAAACTGTTCACTGGGCATTGGATCGAGTAAAGTGCAGTGCCTATATCATCCATGGCGATAAAAAGCGGGACTGGGCAACGGGTAAGATTCTCGGCTTGGATGTCACCGGTTATCCTCCAAAGGGCGGCAAAGTTCTAATGATCGATGATATCTGCTCTTACGGCGGCACTATGTACTATTCGGCCAAGAAACTGAAGGAGCTAGGTGCTGGCGATATCGATATGTATGTCAGTCACTGTGAGAACAGTATTCTGGATCAGGAACGCGGCCATCTGTTTGACGATCCAGAACTGATTCATATGGTCTATACCACGGACAGCATCTTCACCGGCCATCACGACAAGATCACTGTTCTTGAACACAAGTGGGATAAGGATTGATATGATGGATATTTGGGAACTAGATATCTCGTTTTATACCGATGGAGATTTTGGTTGGGATTTTGCTCCAATCGACATGAGATGTGATCATTACAGAGAATCATATTCACTGCATATCTATCGTGAAATTCCTAATGAACAAAGCGAACCGTGGGTGCGAAATCAGTTCTCTTCCATTCTGAATTTTCTGATTAATAACATTCACGGTAGAGATTCTGCTACTGAATATGTAAAAGACGTATTGATGAAAGCTCTTCGGGACAATTGGGATCATAATTTTGATCATAAATTGTTCGGTAACTACGATGGGTCTCATATTTATTTTAAAATTCATTCACCAAAGGATAAACGCACTTTTAAAATCGAATGTACAGCCGATGAACTTGAAAAGATTCAAGACAGATATCTTGGAGATTGTCATGAGATGGTAAATAAACTTTTGGAGGAATGAATATGAACAGATATGAGCTTTCCGCTTATGCGATTGCGTTGTCAAACTTTTGAAAGATAATGCTTCTGCTGGTAATGAGCGATTCCAAATTACGATCAATGAATGGGAACTCGCAGCGCAACTGGATAAGCTGGCAAAAGAACTGCGTGTTCCAGATAAAAGCTGAGATTTAAGGAGGATACAAAATGATCAATATCAACCCGATGCTACTATGTGATTTCTACAAGACGACCCACAGCAAACAGTTCCCGGCTGACACTACCAAGCTGGTCAGTTACTTCACCCCGCGTATGAGCCGTCTGGACGGTGTGGATGAAGTCGTTGTATTTGGCATTCAGGCATTCTGCAAGGATTATCTGGTGAATTATTTCAACCAGTATTTCTTCTGGAAGCCAAGAGATCTGACCGTCTATAAGTATAAGCGTGTCCTAGATGCGACCATTGGTAAAGATGCTTACGATCTGAACAAGATTGCTGCTTTGTATGATCTAGGTTATCTGCCTGTTGAGATCAAGGCGTTACCAGAGGGTACTCGTTGCCCGATCCATGTGCCGTTCCTTGAGATGAGCAATACACATCCTGATTTCGCATGGGTTCCACAGTTCCTCGAATCCTTTATGAGCTCCGAGCTGTGGCATCCGATGATCTCTGCAACGGTCGGTACCCTATATCGTGATATCGTGGACAAATATTACGATGAAACCGTCGAAGATGGAGTGCCTCATGCTCGTGCTTTGGGCGATTTCAGTTTTCGTGGTCAGGAGTGTATGCAGTCGGCGGTTAAGTCCAGCGCTGGTTGGTGTCTGAGCTTTCTGAATACGGCCACCGTTCCTGCGATTCCGTATCTGGAACAGATGTATCACTGCAATTGTAAAAAAGAACCCGTTGCTTTTGGCGCTGTCAGCACTGAACATAGCGTGATGTGTTCTAACTTCGCTGTGGATGGCGACGAGATCACTTTCATCCGCCGGGCGCTAACTGAGCTGTATCCCAATATGAGTTTCAGCATGGTGTCTGACTCCTATGATTACTGGAATCTGGTCGATAATATCCTGCCGCAGCTTAAGGATGAAATCATGGCTCATAATGGTACGCTTCTGATCCGTGGCGACTCTGGCGACCCAGTCGAAATCGTTACGCAGACCGTCTATCATCTGTGGGACATCTTCGGCGGTACGGTTAACAGCAAGGGTTACAAAGTGCTAGACCCGCATGTAAAGGCTCTGTATGGTGACTCTATCACTGTGCAGCGCTGTGAAAAGATTTATGCCGAACTAAAGAAGCATGGTTTCGCCTGCAACAATGTCAGCTTGGGCGTTGGCTCCTTCTCCATGCAGTGTATTGAGCAGAATGGTCAGCTGAAGCCGTTCACCCGTGATACGTTTGGTATGGCAGTTAAGGCAACTTATGGCGTTGTCAATGGTAAGGAAATCCAGATCTTCAAAGATCCTAAGACCGATACCGACCACTTTAAGAAGAGCCTGAAGGGAATGTGTTATGTCACTAAGGATGATTCTGGAAAGCTGATTTGCACAGATGGTCTGATGAATCATGCTGCGCATTCTGACGGCAACATGTTGCAGACCGTATTCCGTAACGGCGCGATGGTTAAGGAATACAGTTTGAAGGAAGTTCGCGACCGACTGTGGAAAGGGAAGTTTTAATGATTCTCGAAGTTAGTGCTGAAACGGCGTGTGAAATAATCAGCCATCCACTGGAATCGTCTTCTGATAGATTTTGGCTGAAAGAAAATGGCCGTTATGTTGGAATCGATAATTCTGAGCATTCGGCATGGGTCGAAGACTTCTCCACAAAAGAAGAATGCCTTAATTGGCTCGAAGAGAATCAAAAAGATGACAAGTAACCAACAGAGATGCTGTCGAATCGGAGGTGAAAACATGGCAGTTGTTATCAAAGAAGGAAACGTGTTCGATTCTGACGCAGATATTATCTGTCATCAGGTGAATTGTCAGGGCGTCATGGGGTCAGGTGTTGCTAAAGAAGTTCGTGAGCGATTCCCGAATGTATACGAGCAATATCACGAATTATGTGAGCTTCATAAGAACTACACTGCTGGGCTGCTTGGCACTGCTCAGATCGTCCCTGTATATGGTGGTCGCAAAGAGCTTTGTATCGCCAATTGTTTTGGTCAAGATAAATACGGTTACAACGGGGCACAGTACACTTCGGTTGGCGCTCTGATGGAAGCGTTTGTCTCTGTTGCAGAACAGGCGAAACAGTTTAACTGGAAGGTCGCTATGCCGTACAAAATTGGCTGCGTTCGTGGTGGTGCTGATTGGGAGATGGTCAAGAAGATTATTGACGTTACATTTCAAGACGTCGATGTTGAATTATGGAGATTGGAGGAGAAGTAATATGCGCAAGTATGAATTCGACGCAGCAAAGACAAAAGATGAAATCATCGTGTGGATTCGAAACTATTTCCGCAAGAACGGTCCTGACTGTAATGCGGTGATTGGTATCTCTGGCGGTAAGGATTCCAGTATCGTGGCTGCTTTGTGTTGTGAGGCGCTTGGCAATGGCCGTGTGATCGGTGTTTTGATGCCGCAAGGAGTGCAGGACGATATCGATGTAGCACGGGATCTGGTCAAGCATCTGGGTATCAAGTCGTTCGAAATCAATATTGCTGAGGCTGTGAATACGCTGCTGGCCAATGGACGGGCGGCTGGACTGTGCGACTCAAAGCAGGCTCGTGTGAATTTGCCGGCACGAATCCGCATGGCGACCCTGTTCATGGTATCTCAGAGTATGAATGGACGAGTGAGCAACAATTGTAACGCTAGTGAGTCATATATTGGCTGGGCTACGATTGGTGGAGATGCGTTTGGCCAGTTCAGCCCTCTCGGTAAGCTGACTGTTACCGAGGTAAAGGCTGTTGGTCGTGAGCTTGGTCTTCCTGAAAAGTTCATCGAAAAAGCACCCGCAGATGGACTGACTGACAAGACTGACGAGGATAATTTCGGCTTCACCTATGAATTCCTCGACAAATATATTCGCACTGGTGACTTCGGTGGCGATTGCGCTACGGCAGCCAAGATCGATCGAATGCACGATGCAAACACATTCAAGCAGCTTCCGATGCCGACATATAGTTCAAACCCGTTTGACTGGTGAGTCTAATGATTTGGATTGTACTGTTTTTAAGTATGATATGGCTTCATATTTATGATGATTATCATACACAAGGAATTCTGGCGCAATTCAAACAGAAGAAATGGTGGAAAGAAAATTATCCACAGGATCTGTACAAACACGATTGGAGGATTGCTCTATACGAACATGCTTTTCAATGGTCGTTCACCACGATGCTCCCGCTGCTTGTGTATTCTGTGTGGGCATGGAAAGAAACAGGTTTATATCATGGTTTGATATGGTGGACTGGATTGCTTGTCATAAATACAAAGGTTCATGCTGAAATAGACAATGAAAAAGCAAATGATCTGACGATCAGTTTGTTTATAGATCAGATTCTTCACATTCTTCAGATCGGATTTACGATTATACTTTTTATGATTGGAGTGAATTAAATGGAAAAGACAAAGGTTGATGTCTTGATTGTTGTCGATATGCAGAACGACTTCGTAACCGGTACTCTTGGAACTCCAGAAGCTCAGGCAATTGTGCCGAAGGTCGTTGAAAAGATCAAGAACTGGAAGGGTCCGGTATTCTACACAATGGACACTCATGATGAAGATTATCTTAATACTCAGGAGGGCAAGCATCTTCCTATTGTTCATTGCGTTGAAGGAACAGACGGATGGAAGTTGATAAACGAAATCGGAAATAATTTTGTCACAGACTACGAGCAAATCTATCATAAGGAAACGTTTGGTAGCTATGAGTTGTTCGTTGATGCAACGTTAGACGATAATCAAAGAATCTATCAAACGTTGTTTCCTGTGAATGTTGGTTCCATCACTTTAATTGGGCTTTGCACAGATATTTGTGTGATTACAAATGCGCTACTTTTGAAGACGGCAAAGCCTGAAGTCCCTATCATTGTGGATGCAAGCTGCTGTGCCGGTGTTACTCCTGAATCCCACAAGAACGCACTGGCTGCTATGAAGATGTGCCAGATCGAAATCATAAATGAGGAATAAAATGCACTACGTTAATAGCGATATTATTTTGGACGCTGACGAAGCAAGACGGTTTCAGTATCTTCTAAGGCATCCAAACGTAGAGGAAGTACAAAGGAAGTTAAGGGCTTGTAACGATGCTCTCGCTGAAATGAATTACAGGGAGAACGAAGACGGAACTTCTTCTTTTGATATTGACATTGATATTGAGGTGTAAGGTATGAAATACACTGTAAATGTAGAGCGCACAGGCTGCGTGGATGTTGAAGCCGAATCCAAAGAGGCCGCTATGAAAATTGCAGAAGAGCTGTCCGAAGACAAAATCGGCTGGACGGAAGATTGGAAGGCAACCTATTGCGAAGCAGAGGAGTAAATCATATGGACAAGAAAAGAGAACTTGCCGCACGAATCGTTGATCTTTTTGACGACCTGTTGGATCAGAAGGGAATCGAAGTTCCATGCGAAGATTCTGACTAACAAGCCGAACGGCATGAGAGCGGCAACGAAGCTTGTCTCTATGGTATGGAGTATTGGACTTTGGTTGACAAGATTGAAGAGATGCTGAAGTAAAAAATATATGCTAGGTGATTGGCGGTACTAGGGTGGACATAACCGCTGCCAGAATGAAAATTGCAAGGAGGCTATCATATGATTCCAGTCATTGAAACTGACGTCAAGATTAAAATCCCGGGTGGGTATCTTGTATGCATTAAAACCGGAGCCGCAGACGACTATCCGGGTTTCGGTATTTTTTATTCTAAAGATGGGGAAACAGCTGATTGGGGCGACCTGATTTCAATAACGGAATATAATTCTACATTTAATAATATCCAAACGGTCGGTTATCGGCAGGGACAAGAAAATTATGTCGCCGCTATTCGTTTTGAAGACGGAGATATTATTGAAAATTGAGGTGTAGAATATGAAAAATCCATGCCAGTATTGCGTGGCACCAGAGCGTTATCCCGGTTGCCATGATCATTGCGAGAAGCTGAAAAGCTATCATGAGAGTGACGAATATAAAAAGCTATGTGACTACAAGGATACATATTTTAAGACCATTTCTGTGAGCTCCGTTGGAATCAATCGAAGAATGAGATATTTAGCCAAAAAAGGATGTAGTTTACATAGATACAAGTACGCTATGAAGTGAGGTGTATACAATGTGGGTTGTAATTGAAAATAAGTACGCCAAAGATAAGAAAATTGGTTACGCAGAACTTGAAACCATTGATAAAGATGATGGTGATGAATGGCTCTCTGTAATGTATCGAATCAATGAAGATAACGATCTTGATGTTTATGTGCAGTGCGAAATCGATGAGGATGAAATAAGAAAAATCATAAAAACTCTTGCAATTTATCTTGATGATGAAGGACTTTGGGAGGACTGATTATGTGGGACCTAAGAAAAGTTCATGCATTGCACGATGGTTGGGGCTGGGTCTGGAATGGATCATTCCATCACAAGAACGTGTTCGTTGATGAAAACGAGGACCCGAAGAACATCTTCTGGCAGGAATGTCAGATGTTCTTCCCTCAGGATTATTTAAGCAAGTGTGAGATTGTGGATGACGGCGATATTCTGGAGCTTCAGTTGAAGGATTCCGGTGAACCTGTTCTCGCTATGACTATGTAAGAGGAATGAATATGGAAAAGTATATTTTGATCGCCGTTAATGAACGGAAAATTTTCAAACCTGATTATTTTGAAACTCTTGCTGAGGCTCAAGCAGAGATGAGAAAATGTGTTGAGCAAATCGTGAGTCAATCTGGCGGAGAAACGGAAGTTGAGTTTGAAATCAACAATGACAGTGCCTATGTGACAGACGCTCATTTTGAGTTTGGCGATGGAAATTGGGATTTTGCAATCTGCGAGGTAGTTGATACGAAATACCCTGAAAATATTAAAGACGCCATGTTTACTTCTGTTTGGGACGGAGGTTTCGAAATCACTACGAAATGCAAGGTGAATACGGAAACAAAAGAGATTTTCGATATCGAAGTGTCGGAATCGAATGCGGACATGGTGGAACATCTTGACGAAGAATATGTCACTATTGATGAAACCGATTATCGCGCAGTGACAGCAGAATATGTCAATCTGTATCCGGAAGAAATGGATGACGAAACCTTTTGGTATGAATAAGAGGTGTACAATATGAAAGAACATAATGTAGAGCAGCTCAAACTTGAAACACTTCAAATGATTGATAAATATTTCATGCCAACCAAAGCGATTATCGTAAAAGCTTTTCTTAACACGTATGGATTTTGGGATGCTCCAGCCTCTACAAAATATCATGGAAACTATCCGGGTGGTTTAGCAGAGCACAGCCTGACGGTAGCAAAAAATCTACTGATGTTGACGGAGAAATTGGATCTGAAGTGGGACAATCCCGGGTCTCCATTTGTTGTCGGTCTGTTGCACGATGTTTGTAAAATGGATCAGTATAAATTGACTGATATAGAAAATGGGTATCAGTATACTTATGCGAATGATTCCATCTACAGTCACCATGGAGAAAAGTCCATCTGCATGTTGGCGAGTTGTGTCACCCTAACTCCAGAAGAAATCGCCTGTATTCGTTGGCATATGGGCGCATATGAGACGGATACGAACGAGTGGAAATATTATGGAAACGCTATCCAAAAGTATCCTAACGTGCTCTGGACTCATACTGCCGACATGATGGCCAGCCACATTGATGGGGTGTAAATATGGAGTATACAGTTTACACAAAAGTGATTCGTTATTATGAAGAATATATCAATGCTGATTCTAAAGAAGAAGCGGAGAAAATCGCATTGTCGATGTATAATGATGGCGCGATGGATAATTACGAAGACGAACTGGTGTCGATTGAAGTTGAGGGAGAAAACGATGGATGATATCAATGATTTATATGATGTGATTCAGTCTGGACTGGCTCTTGCAGGACTGTCAATTATAGATTTCGATAAAGATGGAATGATTGTCCGCGATAAAATCAAAGACAATGATTATCGAATCAAAATTACAGAAGAGGTTAACTGATGAAAGTAAAAAGTACGACGACAGATATTACATATGAAATGACTGAAGATCAAATCGAGGCGGCTTATCGGTATCAGGAAGCACATTATCGTGAAATGGATGCAAAACGTTTTATTGACGAACGTTTAGAGTGGGTCGATGGAGACAAAGAAGAATTTAAAAAGGAATACGGTGTTTCTTACGACGACGTTATTGAAGATGTTGACTATCTCGCCAGTCGTTTTATGGACGAGTTTGATTGCAATGTTCCTGAAAACGAAATTTGGGATGAAGTGATCGGCGAATATTTTGGACCGGTGATTGAAGAAGATGGCGAGTAAGTGGCAAAATATCCGTTTGTCTGAGCAGCAAGATCGTCGCATAAAATTGACTTCAGAGAAGAAATCAGAAATACTTCACAAATATCAAACTGGAGGATATTCTCTTCGTGGTCTGGCAAAAGAATATAATGTGACCCATAAAACGATTTCGCTGATTGTTGATGCCGAAGCTAAGGCGAAAAGTGACGAGTATATACGAACTCATTGGATGAATTATAAGAAAACAACCAAAGACCAAAGAGAAGCACATCGGAAAACGATTGAGTATAAAAAGAGATTGTATGAGCGGGGAGAATTAAAATAATGGGACAGCGACTGGTTATTACGATTCACGCTTTTGACGAAGACATCGCTAAGATCTATTATCATTGGTCTGCATATACCACGAGTGCTCTTCAGGAAGCAAAAGATCTCATAGACAATGTTGATTGGTTCGATACCACTGGCAAAGACGAACTTATTCTTCGCATTACAAGACGGCTTGAGAAATGCGGTGGTGGAGTAAATATTCGCGACCGAGAAGCGTTCAAGAAAAAATATCCGAACGAGACATTTAAGGATGATATCGACAGAAATTATGGTTTGATTGCAATCACGGACGACGGTATGGGAGAGCTGGAGTATTGGTCGGAAGGGGATCTGACAATCGATTTTGACGAGGAAAAAGTATATAACGAAGTAATGTTTACATATGAATCTGACGAGGAATTTAAACAGGACAGAGCAGATGCTGGGTTTGAGGATGACGATGTTGACGTAAAAAGTATTCAGAAGATTTTATTTGATCCAACTGAAGTACACTTCTTTGCTCTTGATTCGGCGATTAAGACACTTAATGGTTTGCAATTTTGTCGCTATTTTGGTCAGATTTATGAACTGATTATTTGAGGTGGATTATGATTACAATGTATCGCAGTAAATGGAAGTTTTCTGTGATGAGCGCCGACGAAGCAGAAAAGTTTATTCAAGAATCGCATTTTGAACGAATTCGGTTTATCTCTATCACTGAGGCGAATGGTTATCATATCGATTTTCAGAAATGCGAAGGCAATATCACGTTCTTGCCACTGAAGTTTGATGATTGTACTACTGATTTAGAAGGCACTTGTATCACTGAAGTTCAGGCTAAAGATATCGTGAATTTTGTTCTGGATAACCACGAAGCAGATAAGACCGATTGGTTCTGCGTGAATTGTGCTGCTGGCGTATCGAGATCCGCAGCTGTGTGCGCTGCCATCATGAGAATTCTGTGTAATGACGATATGCCGGTATTCACCAACAGTCATTTTTGTCCGAATATGACAGTGTACCGTGAAGTGCTCAATGCTTGGATCGATAAATTGTCGGATGATGGCGAAAATACATCTCAAGAAATTTGGAATTCAACGAATCCGAATCTGATTGGAGAATAAATATGACACACGAATGGGTTGTACAAGAAAAGAAACGGCTGGCTGAGAAGTTTGAAAATTATCCACAGCGCCTTCTCGATGAATGGTATGCAATCCCTGAAGAGTATCGGGATGTTCGCCTGAAAAACTATAACCTCTGGCCAGAGATTGCTAATATCGAAACATCTATCAAAGAAGGCACTCCTGTAAAAACGGTGGATATCCATATACTCTTTGTCCATACGGACGAAGACTTTCTCGATTTCTATTTCGAAAATCGTGAGGAGCTTATTCCTGCTGCTGCAAAGTATTACGCTCATTTCCATAAAAATCTGGGCCAGTATTATGAGTATCTGGAGTACGGTACGGTATCGGTTGAAAAGGCAGAAGATAAAATTATGGATTTCAACGGCGATATTGTCATTACAGATCCATGTTATCTGGCTGCAAACATGACGGATGAAGAGCATCGCAACTTCGATTGTGCTTATATGACCAATTATGGCATTGTTGGTATTGAGTCTGATACTTATTGTGGCGATTGGAGCTGTACGACTTACGACCGGCTTACCTGGGATGAAGACGGACATTCGAAACCAATTGGCAAGTTTTGCGCGGACAGCGGCATGGTTTGTGTGGCAGACCTGGCATCGGTTCTTAAATTTAATCCGAAGTATGATTATCATATCAAAAATGATTGGTCTACCACGTTGATCAGGGATTTCAAAGGTACGGTTTGTATCAGGATCGACCTGGCCAATGGGGGCAATGAAATCTATCCAGCTTATAGCGCAAACGTAATTGGTCAGGGTGTCAATATCAAAACTGGTAAACCAATCGAGTTTTATACGAGGCAAACGGGACTATGATGAACTATATTTTGAGATTATTATCTCGATTTATTGATTTTTGTCTTAGATGGGCATGGTTTATCATTCCGTTATGGGCATTTTATTTTATTGCAGTGATGTTGATAATATCTAGCGTAAAGAGGTGGTAAAAATGACACGAGAAGAACTACAGCGCATCATTGATAGTAAACCGTATGATTTTCTGCGCACCAATCCGCATCTTGGTAAAAACATGATGTTTCTAACTATCGGTGGTAGCCATGCTTATGGGACTAACGTGGAAGGGTCCGATGTTGATATCCGTGGTGTCGCGCTTAACACAGAACATGAGCTGCTTGGCATGGACACGTTCGATCACTGGGTCGATGAAACCACTGATACAACGATATTCAGTTTCAATAAAGCAGTTAAGCTCATGTGTAGCGGCAATCCGAACATGCTGGAGCAGCTTGGAAATGCTGACGATCTTGTTATCAGCTATCATCCGGCCACAAAGCTTTTGATGGATAATAAGAAGTTGTTTCTGTCCAGACAGGTCGTGTATTCGTTTGGTGGCTTTGCAGATAAATTGTTCAAGAAGGCAGTCACTTTGGGCGAATGGTGTAATCAATACCCAGAAGATCAGATCACCAAGAAGCGGATGAATAAAACCATCATGAATATGATTCGTCTTTACCTTATGGTCTTTGATATCCTGGAAAAGGGTGAGATCATTACAAATCGGGCGGAAAACCACGACCTGTTAATGATGGCTCGAAACGGCGAATTCCAGGCTGCAAACGGTTATATCAAGCACGATGTAAAAGATTTCCACAAAGAATATGAAAAGCGCCTACAGTACGATAAGGCGAACACTGCTTTGCCGGACACCATCGATAGAAACCGTGTCAACGAGTTAGCTGTAACTATCAATCGAATGTCGCTAACGGTGGTGTAAAATGAAAATCGAAGACTATACACCGGATGAACTGGCTGAAATTTTCAAGGAAGAATTAGATCGTCTTGGCATTCCATATCATTACGATCTGGAAGTGGAAGCGAGATTCGATCCTTTGATGCCTGATGAACCGATTTTAGATATCTAATTTATTGGACTAACACAGTGCTATTATAATAAGGAAGGAGTGCGGCTTCGGAGAGAGGCCGTGAAGAATTGAATATGTTGAAGCTGTCAGTGTCGGACGCAAACAGCAAAATGGGGAGTATCAAGTCTATCTCGATGCCTCGCATTAAAACCTGTGCCTTGGACGTTCCGTGTGCGAAGACGTGCTATGTTGGTCACTTTGATTGGCGAACGTCGGTACGAAATGCATATGACAACAATCTGAAACTGTGGTTGAAAGACCCTGACGGCTTTGAAATGCAGGCTACTGCGGCCGCCTATGGGTCTTTTTATTTTAGGTGGCATGTCAGTGGTGACATTGTGGATACGCAGTATCTTGAAATGATGTGCCGCATCGCAGTCAAGTTGCCACGTACACAATTTCTGGCATTCACTAAAAAATACAATCTGGTCAACACATTTGTGGAAGCTGGAGGTACAATTCCCAGCAATTTACATATTCTCTTTTCATCTTGGCCTGGCTATAATATGAACAATCCCTACAATCTGCCAGTTGCTTATGTAGCATTCAAAGATGGATGTTGTGAAGCGCCGGCCGATGCACATGAGTGTTCTGGGCGTTGCGAGGATTGCGCTTACGCTGGCAAAAACTGCTGGGTTCTGGGTCCAGGACAGTCGATCGTTTTGAAAGAACATTGAGGGGAGTCCCCAGGCCCCTATTATAATAAGGTAGGAAGGTGATAGATTTTGGAGAGTTCTGAGTACGAGAAGGCTGTGAGTTGGCATGAGGAATTCATTGGATGGGCGAAAGATAACAACGCGACTGGTTCTGATGAATACAAGATAACTCGTTATGCTTTAGAATGTATTCGATTTAGAAACAAGTTTGAGAATTTTATTCGACAAAACTATAAGGAGGGGCAAGCGTGAGCTATGTTCTTACCAATGGGCACACATATATCGCAAAAAAGCCCAACAACAAATTCACAGTGACATACGATCCAGGTCTAGCGGTTCAGTTTAATTCCGAGAATAAAGCTTGGAATGTTCTCAAAAGTCTGCCGAATGCATATAGGGGACTAGGGTATCTGCCGAAGGGTGCAGAAGTTAAAGAAACGCAGACATCATTAAAAGAGCCGGGTATTTCAAAGGCAGAGTTGCCGCAACAGAAATTGGCACCGGTGTCGTATCCTGTCGAAGACTCTGTGTGGATGACCGAGTTCAAGAGTCGGCTGAAAATTGTAGATGAGACACTTGGAACGCTGAAGACAATGTATGCAGGGCTCTATAGCGATCTGAATAAGGCCACTGATGAGATTGATGATCTTGAACACGCAATCGAATTCACTCGGGCAAACGCTGTGAAGCGATGTTATTTAGAGAATGAGTTGAAAAAGGTTCGCAAAATTCGTCGTGAGTGTAAAGATGCGATAGGGCTGATCGAGATGATTTTGAAATTCAATCTTGATGATTGGGGAACAGGAAAGATAACGTCTGCGATTGTACATCTGGAGAATCGGTGCTACGTACCGAAGGTCAGAGAAGATATATTTACATAAGGAGTGAAAATTATGAGTGGAGCTGTATCGTTCGTTTTGGGTCTGCTAGGTCTGGGTGCTGCTGGAGGTATTAACCTTGGGCAGAGTGTGAGCCAGAAGAAAAAAGAAGCCGAATTGGCGGAGATGTACGGCTGGAACGAAACCGACGTTGAAGTCAAGAAAATGCGCGAGCGTGTACGCAAAGAGTGGTGGAGTATCCCAGACTGTCATCCAAACTGTCTTGGCAAGTGGCCCAGCGCATATCCCAGTCATATGGGGCCGTACTATCAGACAAAGTTTTGGTTCCGGGACCATTTAAAAGCTAAAGGGATTCCTTATGATGATGTGATTCTTGATGACGTATGCGGTGTCAATTACGAAAAATTGATGAATGAACAACTTCGAAATGCAGGCAATAAGCGGCGCAGATGGTTATGATTTTAAGATACGAGGTAATTTATGCAAGCATATGAAGCGTTGAAGTCAGTTTTAATGTCTGTCGAACGAAATCATTCCAAATTAAGGGTAGAACCAAATTCAGATGGTGCAGTTCACGACAAGTGGGAAGCCGAAGATGAGGCATTAAGTGATTTGGAAGAAGCCCTTGAAGAAGCTATCGAGCAATATGAGACAGCGATGGAAATTCGAAAGAGTTTACGCACGATGACGATTAGTACCTAAAAATTGCTTGCCGGGTTGATTTCTTAAGCATCTTGTGATAAAATAACAACCGAAAATAAAACTTATGATAGTAAAATCATATGGAGAGCATAATGCGGGTTACATATACAGCCCAGGAACTGTACGAGCACATCCGGTCGTTTGACATCATTGAGTTCTGGGGCAATCAAAATAAGCACAACGTCAGCATGATAACGGCCAAGACATCTTGCGTTACCTATTATAAAGGGGAGACCGTTGGTCATATAAGGCTCGAACAGCAGTATGGGCGTGATTCGGATATTTTAACGTGCTGCTGGGGGATTAGTGGAAGCTCCTTTACCTGCGAAGGCATCAAGACGAGTGGAGGCGAGAAATTTACGCTCACGTCGGACCTCGGAGACAAGCTTGTCACAATTTTGCTAAGAAATTTTACGATGCATCATGGTGCAAGTATTGAAAAGTGACTTTGTGGCTAGTATAATAGGGGTACAAAATAAATCAAGTGGTCAGCAAGGAGGTCATAATTATGTTCAAGGCTGGCTCAAGTATCCCTAAAATCGGCGAGATCCGTCTTGGCTACGTTGCCAATACTAATCAGGACGAAAAGGCCGTCCACAAATACTGTGGGGTTCACCCGTATCTGGTCGTAAGCAACAACATCTATAATAAAAGCTCTGGTCAGTGTGAAGTGATTCCTTTCACCACGAAGCGTTGGAACAGTCACAACCCGGTTCATGTTAAATACAGCGTGGGCGAAGTTGAAGGGTTGGCTCAGGAGTCCACTCTTGTCATAGAAGGTCGAGACACCCTGTTGAATTCTCAGCTGAGCGATCCGATTGGAGTCTTCTCTGATAAAAATTGGAAGCGAGCAGCAAACGCGATGATCATTCAGTGTCCAATGTTATCGACTGCATTTGCGGTTGAGCCTGGAATTTCTGCTTAAGAATCGATTGGTTTTGTTTGCAAAATCTCCTTACATAGTGTAAAATTAGTCTATAGACATATATTCCCAACGGGATTTGGACATGCTGTGTAAGGAGAAGTCTCAATCATGAAAAGGAACAAAGACTATTACGATGAGGAACGCAAAGAAAATTTTCTTATTGATACTTTAGTGGAAAAGGATGAAAACGGAAATCCTCGGATGAATTCTGCAGGTGAGTATATCCCTTTATATAAAAGAAAATATGGCATAGCCCGTAATACTTTCAGCCGGTTGGCGGTTTTCGAAAGAGAATTCGGTAAGGATTTTTGTGAGCTTAAAAGAATAGAAGATGATGATTTTGTTTCAGACATCTACAACAGATGGCTTTCAAATATTTCAGACAATTATTCAGTATCCATTCATAATGTATTGCGAGATTATATTTTATGGTGCTGTAACAAAAATATAATCAGTCATGATCAGTATTTCATGCATCCTTTTTACGAAAAAACTACTGCTCCATGGAGTTACGAAGGTGGGCAAAGGGAATCTCGTTCGACTCGAGTAAAAAATCAGCTTGATTATATTTCGAATGGTAAAATCGACAAAAGCAACTATATTTTCCCATCAGAAAATGATTTGTTTGATTATATCAAAACCATATTTTCAGATTCGAAAAATACTATGTATGCGGCGGTCCTTTGCTTACTTTACTATGGATTCTCAAGCGAAGAAATTCCGTATATAAGAAGAGATGATGTTGATGAAAAGAACACCATGGTTCGAAATACAATCATCGCTAATAACATTGCGTGGAAGCTGATTTGCAAGGCAAAATATGCTGTTGACTATATTTCTGGAATTGGCAATCATCTGTTTTATGCAGAAACGCCATACCTTATTCGCTCCTTTCGAAACACAGAAGTTGGCGCGGTGTCAATCAACTTCGTTAAAAGAATTTATCTGAAAGAAAAAGAAGCGGTTGACGAACTTCCCGCAGGATCAAAATATAAAGGCATCTTGGTCAAAGTACCGTTGTTGAAAACCTTAAGAGTTTTTTATCAGATAGTACAGGAAGAGCAAACATACGATACGCACTATGTAACAGAAAAGTTTCGTAATGGCGAATATGACACAACCATGCAATACCGCCAATATAAAACTATGTGCGCAAAAATTAAGAAATAAAGAGCGGGGCTATATGCCCCGTATCTTATCAAACAACAAAGTCACTTTTCAATAGTTGAACCAAATAATGGAAGGAATGATGCGACAGTGAGACGGTTGCTGGCGGCAATTATTGCTACAGGATGTTGCCTGTTGACGAATGTACCAACAGGAGTTGCAACTGGTCCAATCGAGACCTATCAAAACTGGAGCGATGATTTGAAATCGTATACGCAAACTGTGTGTGATGAATATGACGTTGATTATTCACTTGCTCTTAGTGTGATTTATAACGAAAGTCGCTTTCAGAGTGGTTTGACTCATCTAAACTCAAATGGGACCACGGATTACGGCTTGATGCAGGTCAACGAAGTTAATCTTGAGTATCTGCATAAAACGGTTGGAATCAATTCGATGAATGAGCTGCTGAATGATAGGGTTGGCATTCGATGTGGACTTCAGCTGTTGGCATATCATAAACAGTACACTAAAAATGATTCAACCGCACTTCTTCGGTATCAGATCGGGGCGGGGAAGTACAAGCAGTATCTGAAGGCTGGTCGATATACAAATCAAACGCACCAACAGGTACTTACATATCAAACTGAATTTAAAAGCTATCTCGATTCATTGGAGCCACAGAAAAATATCTTGGTCGAGTAGCGAATTCAAAAACTAATCAATCGGTGGAGTATTCCACCACTTATATGCTGGTGTAGCTCAGAGGCAGAGCAGTCGATTTGTAATCGAAAGGCCCTTGCGGATTTCATGGGTTCGATCCCCATCTCCAGCTCCATTAAACAGTGGGCAACCGCACTTCAAAGATTATAAATTACATAAGGAGAATGAATTATGACTACTGAAACTATGACAATTCATCGTGGCTTGGCCGAGTTGAAGGTTCTGGAGAATCGGATCGTTAAGACGATCTCCGAAGCCAAGTTCTGCGCAGCAGCCAAGCAGAGCATGAAGAAGCTGAACGGTGTACCCATCGAGGATTATAAGAAGGGCGCACAGAGTTCTCTAGATTCTATCAAAGATCTAATTACTCGTCACGATGCAATCAAGCGTGCAATTTCCAAGTCCAACGCAGAGACTCACGTGACCATTGATGGTATCGTCTATACTGTTGCGGAGGCCATCTATATGAATCAGCATGGCATCGAGTTCAAGCGTGAGCTGCTTGCTATGATGGAGCGTCAGTATTCTAGCGCCATTGCTACCATCGAAATGGCCAATGCTCGCCTGAGCGATCGTGCCGATAGTTATGTCGCCAATACTGTCTCTGCTTCCGATAAGAGCAATATGGACACTGATACTCTGCGGGACACTCGTGACAGCTATATCGAGCGTGAGACCATGGTCCTGATCGATGGTATTGACATCAAGAAGGCAAAGGATGAACTCGCTGCCAAGATTGATAAGTTCAAGGCCGAGGTCGATGCAGTCCTGTCTACTTCCAATGCAATCACTGAAATCACCATCGAATACTGATCTCTCAGAAAGTACACTGTATTCACTGTCTATCGAAAACGACAAACTGTAATCGTTCGCTCTTTGCTTGTGGCAGCGTTGCTTGAGCGAAATTAAACAATAAAAAGCGAGTCGTCACTTATAAAAAGTTGGCCTGATAAGCCTCCATAATGACAAGTGTTCAAATATTTTGAAGAACAATACTTGGGTTTTGGATTAGTCAAGAGGTTAAGACGCAACCGCGTAAAGGTTGAAACTCCGGTTCGAATCCGGTATCCAAAAAAATATAGATGAAAGAATCAAAGTGATGCTGTCCTGTTATGTAGACCAGTATAGGATTGATTCAAATATGGATGGAAAGCTTAAAGTTTATGATTAAAGGTTAAAGGTTGAAAGTTCAAAGCTTAAACTCTTAGCTAAAGGTCAAAGAACAAAGCATACAGGTCAAAGGTTTATAAAATCCATGGGCTATGGTTTGTGGATCGATTGCATAAGTCCCGTCGTTTACCACATGGCTGGTAGATGGTGAGCGCCTTGGCAGGGGCGTAACAATACCTGCCGTTTATATGGTTCTGTAGCTCAGTCGGTAGAGCAGGGGACTGAAAATCCCCGTGTCGCTGGTTCAATCCCAGCCGGGACCACCAATGTGCAAGTCAATTTGATAATTGAATTTGGTCGAAATCCTCCATAAAAAGGTTGTAATCCAAGCACGGAAAATCCACATGAATTCTCACCAAGACGATGTTATCAATGACGCTTGCAACAGGATTAGCGAGGCAGTCACACTCCTGATCAGGGGCCGATGTAGCAAGCTTGGTCAAACTGCGTGCCCTGACGATGTAAGATCCGCATTCCGAGCGCAACTGTGCGTGAGTCTCACCAACCCGAAAACAGTATTATATGGTCGTGTAGCTCAGACGATGGTAGAGCAGGGTGGGATACTGCCTATTGCCGCTGGTTCGAGTCCAGCCACGACAAGACCGAAAGTTTCTTGTAGTTAATTATGTCATTGAAAGTGCGCATTATCGTTGGCATCCTGAAACGAAGTAGGCATGGTGAAGGAATAACACTGAAAAACCTTATGTAGCGCGGCTATAACCCAGAGGGGCTTGACCCAAAAGGATGATTGAGTTTGAGAACCGCAGTGGATAAGCATATCGCCAATAGTGCTCTGAAGAGTAACGGTAAATGCCGGACGCCTGACCCGTTAAAGCCAGGACAAAAACCACAGGCGACATCCCTCTGTGGTTATTATATGGGCCAGTGTGCATAGTGGCGATTGCAGGAGTCTGTAAAACTCTGACATTTGAAACATCGTTGGTTCGACTCCAACCTGGCCCACCAGTCAAGTGAATCTTAAATTACGTTGCACAAAGGATTAGCCTTTAAGGGATTGCTGTAAACAGTGGTGCTGATTATCGGTGATGATGCCAACTCGCGAGGGTGCGTAAGCCGACTTTTTATGCGATCGTAGCTCAGTTGGTAGAGCAAAAAACTTTTAATTTTTGGGGCAGGGTTTCGATTACCCTCGGTCGCACCAATACCTGTCTGTGGTTGGGTGAACAGTCTTGTGGAGGCGCTGACAAGATAGAAGAGCGAGCGTCATATCCGTGGGTGGGCATTCGGATTCGATATGCGCCCATAGCTTAAATGATAAAGCCGCAGTCTCTAAAACTGCCATTTCTTGTAGGTTTAAATCCTACTGGGCGTGCCAAACAAATTACATAACAGAGTCAATATTTTCAAGAAAGGAGTCGGTCTTGTGAAACAGCAGCAAATTTATAAAGGTGTCATAGGCCATCAGGGTTGGGGTGCTGATGAATTTGAACATCGATACGGACGTTGGAGTGGAGTTCGGAATAACTGGGCAAAGGCAAAACTTCGCGATAAGCGTCTTGCGAAGCACAGGACGAATCAAATCAGAAATGAACAAATCAGAAAGGAACTCAACGATTATGGCAATGATTGATCCGCACGATGATGATTTCGGTGCAATTTGCAACTGCGCGGTTCGATATGCGGTCGGTCGTAAAACATACATGCCTGGTCTTGTGATCGATTTCATTACACCGCATCTGAGCGAGTTGACAGATAAAACGCTATGGTGCTTTCAGCAGGATCTATATCAGCGTCTGGATGAAGGGTCTAATTTTGGAGATGAATTTGATTTTCAAAACTGGATGAGCTTTCTGGAAGATGTTGATAAAGAGATCGAGAAAAGAAAAACAGAGGGCGGATAACCCTCTTTTATATGCAAACGCAGCCGAACAGGACTAGGCATCTGAGCGCGCTTTAAGATGGACGAGAAAATATCTCGTCTTGTAGGTTCGAATCCTACCGTTTGCACCAATTTCTTGACAAAAAAACAGCCCAGCGGCCACAACCACTTAGCTGTCAGGATTACCCGATGACGTGATTCATCTGCAGAACCATCAGTATGAGCCCGACGATACTGCAAATGTCACCAGCGACATCAAGAAAATCTTTCGCCTAACGCTTCATCTAAGCACCTCCAATCCGCTCGAGACGCGAGAACAATGTCCGTCATTGAGGACTGGTGTGTCTAGTGAGAATTAAGTTGGCAAAAGTGTATCACGTTGTTATGTAATTGTCAAGAATCATCCCGAGCATGATGTGAAAAGGCTTGTTATATGGCATAGTGGCTGAGTGGTTTAAAGCAGCAGACTTGAAATCTGTCGATGGTAAAACATCCGTGGGTTCGAAACCTACCTATGCCGCCATATGGCCTGTTAGTCAAGAGGTGAAGATGCTGCCCTTTCACGGCGGAGACATCGGTTCAATTCCGGTACAGGTCATTTCTTGAAAATTAAATATTGAGAGGTATCGAAATGAAAACGACGAAGAAAGATTGGATCTATCGTGTGATTCTTCTGATTTTGTTGGCGATTATCTGGGACATTGGCGCGGCTTTGACTTCGCCAATTTTTGTTCCCCAGAAAAGTGCTGTGTTCCGTGAATTCTTTCTGCTGATTCAGAGCGGTACAATGTTGAAGGCGTTTCAATATTCATTGATTCGTATCACGGCAGCAGCTCTTCTGAGTGCCGGTATTGCAGTTCCACTTGGATGCCTGATGAAAATCTGTCATCCGATTCAAAACCTGTTGTATCCGGCGATTCGAGCGATGAGATTCCTACCAGTGACCGCTTTCTATCCACTGCTTACGATGTGGTTCGGCATAGGGGAGCAGATGAAAATCGCCTTCCTGTTTATGGCCAGCTTCGTGTTTATGTTGCCAAGCGTACTGATTGCTCTGGACGATGTCTGTGATGATGTAATCGAGGTAGCCAGTATTGACGGGGCAGGAAAATTCAACACGGTCACACGAATTATTCTTCCGATGGCGGCACCGTCCATCTGTCAATCGTTCGTTACAATGTACGCAATCGGTTGGACATATATCGCGGTAGCGGAAACGGTGAATGCAAAGTATGGTATCGGGTATCTGATTTATACTTCGTCTGCTCGTGGCCGTACCACACTGGTGTTCGTTGGAATCTTGGCGATTGTGATTTTCAGCATTCTGTTTGACTGGATCACAAATGCTTGTATCAAGAAGATTTTCAAATGGAAGTTTTCGTAAGGAGAATATATGTCACACGAAATCGAGATTGAAGGTTGTCTAACTGTTCCAGATAAAATCAGTCTGGATGATGTTACAGATATATTTTTAAAATTTGTCGAGTCTCACGGTTGGTATTATGGTGGCGGCCTTAATGAATTTGGAAGCGACCATTGTATATCGATAGAAGTCAGAGAAGAAGATTAACGAGGAGAAAATTATGGCAAAGAAAAGTTTATTTGAGAAGCTCGGTCTTGTTGAGGGTGTAGCTGCTTCTGAGTATGAGATGCCTAGTGTGGCTAAAATTGATTACTCTGGTCAGGTTGAATGTCCAACAATTCAGGGCGATTGGGCCGTGGCGGAGCCTGTTCAGGCAGAGGTTCCTGAAGGTGATACGATCGATATCGGAGCCGTCTACGAAGCCAACAGTATGAATCCTGCCGACTCTGTTACTGTCTACAAGGTCAAGGACGTGATCGATACATTCCCGTCTGAGATGCCCACCAAGACCAAGCGTGCTACGGTCAAAAACCTGATGACGACGCTCGGTTATGATGCGGCCGCGATTATTTCTGATGCAAAGCAGCGCAAGGAACTCCTGCGGGCTGTTGGCAACGATAAGATGAATGCTCTGTTTGACGAAATGAAGAGCAACGACCAGCAGATTGAATCTATGAAGGAACAGATCGAAGCTTTGACGAATCGCAATGTCGAAGCTAGTGCGGCCATTGAAAAGATCACCAACACAGTCCAGGACGAACTCAAGATGATTTCTTCTATTGAGGAATTTATTGAAGAGGATAAGCCTGAACCTGCCGAAAAGGAGGGTGCTTAATGTTTTCTTTCACTGTTCCTGAGTTTGTAGTCATCTGTATTGGTGGCGCATTTGTGATTATTCTAATCCTGTTTCCGTCATTCCGTCGGCAGCTTAAAGCTCTGGCCGGTGGTTTCTTACAGGTTTTCGTGCAGGATACAGCCAAGACGCCGGATGGGGCCCGTGCTATCTATGCTCAGAAGATTGATGAGATGACTGAGAAATATACAGACGCCTGCAATACTCTGCGAGACCTGACTGGAAAGCTCAAGACGATTCAAGACAACTACGCTGTCTGTCAGAAGGAAGCAAAGACATATGATGAACAATCAAAGGCAGCCATGAGTCACGGCGATGTGGAATCTGCACGAACCTACGCTCGACTGTTACAGGAGGAGATCGATAAAGCTGAGAATCTGGCTGATCAGTTCCAGAAGATGAAGCCTGCTGCGGAAGAAGTTAAGGCAATCAAGGAAAAGCTTGAAAACCAGTTGGCCGCTCTGAAGCGTGAGAGCAAGGATGTGGTGGCTGAATTGAAGGCAAATGAACAGGTCGCAGATGTGTATTCAAACTTGGATCGTCTGCGTGCATCTACCGGCACCGATAAAATGCTCAACGCTACTCGTGATGGCCTTCAGGAGAGTCGCGAAAAAGCAGCAGGTGCAAAAGTTCTGTATCAGACAAGCCGAGAAGGTAAGCTGGACAAGGCAGACGCAAACACTGCCGATTATAAAGTGAGTTCGTATTTGGATAGTCTCAAAAAGAGCAACCCGAATGTGACTACATATAACATTCCTGACCTGAATGCGTTTTCTAAGTCATCTGGATTGAATACTCAGTCCAAGAAATAAAATCAAAAATTAAATAGGAGAGAATAACATGTTTAAGTTTACTCTAACAAAAAAAGGCCGTAAAGCTGTCAGTGTGATTCTCCTGATGGCTATTGTAGTGGGTATTTTTTGTAGTATTAAGAGTGGATTAATCAAGTTCGATAAGAAGAAGCCGGCCACATCAAAGCCGAGTACTTCTATCAGTGCGAATAAGCCGTCTAATTCCGCCGGGGACGACACGATCAATCTGTCTCTGGATGAGTGGGCTGGTTAAAGTTAGCCCCTTCATATGAGTAATCATGTGATGGAACTTCTTTGAATTGCTGGAACAACTCAACCTGATTTTGTTAGGAGATTAGGTTGCCCTAAAGCTGATTGAGCTACAGTGCAATGATGAAATATGCATAAGTACGAATGCGGCGAAAGCAGAAAAAATCAATCAGATGACATAAGCTGAAATAAAACCATATTGCAAAATATGTGCTAAGTGTTTTCAACAATGGGAAATCAGCAGCCAAGCCTCGAATAGAGGAAGGTTCAACGACTAAGATCCTTTGAATTCGTAAAGGACTGTGAAGAAGCACCCTGCAATATGGGTGGTGATATAGTCTATTCTACATTGAAAGATGTAGGGATAAAGGATTGGATAGGAGCGTTGAAGATGAATAAATGTATCTATAAAATCACGAATAATATCAATGGTAAAATCTATATCGGTCAAACAAATGATTTAAAAAGACGACTCCACGAACATAAGCATGATAAGAGAATGAACCATCCCATACATAATGCCATTGTAAAATATGGTTGGGAAAATTTCTCTGTAGAAGTCTTATATTATGGAGATTGTTATAACGGATTAGAAAAATATTTTATTCGTCAATATCGATCAAATGAAAAGGAGTTTGGATATAATATTCAAAACGGTGGACAAGACAGTGGTGGAGAAAACAATCCTGTCGCCATCTTGAAACAAACAGAGATCGATAATATGATTCAGGATCTAATAAATACTGATCTCTCTTATGATGAGATTGCTCAAAAATACGGAGTAAATCAAAAATATGTTACAAACGTAAATAAGGGCGCATCTTGGAGAAATACGGATTTATATGAATATCCACTTCGTAGAATGATAAGAAGAATGGATGACGAATCAATAGATGAAGTTATTAAATTGCTTCAAAATCCAGATATACCATTTGACGATATTGAAAAACTGACTGGTGTAAAACGATATACCATTAGAGATATAAATAATGGTACACATTGGCGCAGACCAAACATTTCCTACCCAATAAGAGAATTTGGATTACCATCAAAAACTCGTGATAAAATTATAGATCTTTTAAAATCATCAGAACTCACTGCACAAGAAATAGCAAACGAATGTAATGTTGAAAGAGGAACAGTATACTCGATTAACTCTGGACGACATCATAAACGAGCTGATTGTACATATCCAATTAGAAATTTATCCACCAAGCGTAACGAACTTGGTCAATTTAAAAGTGGCTTTCAATCCTAACCGCAAATGGTGGTCTCACCACTCAGCCCGGTTCTGTGTTTGATCAGCTCGGCATCAAGGTGAACATCAATGTCATCAATGATGCGACTGAGTCCAGCAACGCTCTAATTTCTGGTGATTTGCAGGCCGCTGGCTATACTACAAACCGTGTTGCGTTCCTATCTCAGAAGTTCACCGACGCTGGCAAAAATATCATCATGCCGATTTTCACTAACTACAGTTATGGCGGTGACGGTATCATCGCTTCTACTCAGTTCGCTGATGTGAATTCGTGGGTCAATGCCAAGATTGGTGTGCCTGAATTCTCTGAGGCTGAGACTCTGGTTGCTTGGTTCGTTAATAATTCCAGTCTGTCTGATGCTGACAAGGCAACTATCATGAACAATCTGATTATGTTCGGTACTGCAGACGATACCGCTAAGGCATATTTCGCTGGTCAGATTGATGTGGCTGCTACTTGGGAGCCGTACCTGACTCAGGCTAAGACTTATACCAATAGCACCGTTGTGTTTGATACTAAGTCCTCTTCCTCTCTGGTTATGGATGGCATTGTGTTCGATGCAGATTGGGCGGCAGCTCACGAGGACACTGTCAAGAAGTTTGTTAAGGGCATCCTGATGTCTTATGACCAGCCTATCAATTACGATGCGGCTCGTGAAGTGTTCCCGATGTACTCTACTTCTTCTGATGCCGACATTGATGCCACCTATGCAAATGCTAAGATGGCAAGCTGGAAGGACAACTACAACATTCTGAATGATACCGCTCCGATGATCTATAACCAGATGTGCGACATTTGGGAGAACCTGGGTGAAACTGTTAATCGTGACCTTGTAAATACGCTGTTTGATACTACATATATCGATGCGCTCAAGAGTGATTTCAAGTCTACTTCTGCTGCAAACGCTACTACGAAAGTGACTGTGAGTGACGAGACTCGTGCAAATATCACTCAGCAGGTCACTGACAATCTGGACTACGACTCGATGCTGAGCAAGACCGCGAATGTGACTTTTGTGCCGGATTCTTCCGTGTTTACCGATCAGGCCAGCGCTGCTTCTGTTCTGAATGACTTTGTGAATATTGCTAAGACTCTGGATGGCACTATGATCGTTATCAACGGCAACATCAATGCAGATGCTCAGACCGATTTTGGTGTTCAGCTCTCTGCTAATCGTGCGCAGACCGTTGCGAATTATCTGGCTTCCCAGGGCATTGATCAGAATCGACTGATCGTTACTGGATCTGGCAACGCAAAGTATCAGGCAGATAAAGCAGCAGGTACTCTGAGTGGTGATGCAAGTGTGTACCAGTCTACCGATATCAGCTTCATGCGAATCGAGAACTGAGGTGGCTCACTTTGATCTGGATTGAAATCAGTAAAGCTGCGATTATCTTGATTTGTTTGATGGGACTGTCATTTATCGCAGGATATTTCTATCACAATACAACTCCTAAGATGTAAAACTCCCGGCGGTGCTCAGGTAGCACTGGGTGCCGCCATATATAATGCGCTATAGCCAAGTCGGTTAAGGCACGGGACTTTGACTCCCGCATCGCGTGTTCGAGTCACGCTGGCGCAATAAAAATATCAAGGGAGAACACAAAAATGATTACTCCAGAACAACTTACAGCAGCATTAAAAGACTTCATCAAAGAATGCGTAAATAATTTCACATGTGCAAATTGTGAATACAAGTGGGTATGCCAAGAGTTTGATTTTCAAGACAATACCCCTGAAGATTGGGATACTTCGGAAAATCGCAAAGGGCATAACTCCAGCGATTACGATTGGCTATTTTAATCGGAGAGATTTCGCAATGACGACAGTAAATCAATTAAGAAAAGCATTATGCGATTATAAGCAAGAATGTGAGCAGAACGAAAGTTGTACAACTTGTGCCTATTGGGATGTTTGTAAAGGAATTTTCTTCCCTGATGGTTTCGAGCCAGATAAGATGGAAATTTATAAAGAGGAATGGCATTGACAATAAAGAGGTATTGGTATTATGAGCAGAGTTAATCTTGAATTAGTGAAAACCAAGTATAAAGAGCTTGTGGATACTTGTGTTGAAAGAAGTAGAAGTGGACTCGACTGTTCTGGATGCAAATATGAAGACAACTGCGATGATATTTTGAAAGAGGTGCTTGGAATTGAGCGTTTATTTGACAGGTGATATTCATGGCGACCCCGCTCGTCTGTGGAGTATCGAAAACTTTTGCAACAACCATAAGACCACTACGAATGACTGGCTGATTTGCCTTGGTGATGTTGGTCTGAATTATTATGGTGTGAAATCCAAGAAGGAGATTCGCATAAAGAAAGAAACGGACAAGCTTCCTATTAAGTTGTTCTGTATTCATGGCAATCATGAACGCCGACCGAGTGAGGCAGATGGATATCAGGAAATTGAAGTGACTGAGGGTGCTATTCAAGGTCCAATGCTGTGGGACGCCAAATATCCAAATCAGTATTTCGCTATTGACGGAGCTGTTTATAAAATTCAAACATCGGAACGAACATTAAATGCTCTTGTCTGTGGCGGTGCTTATTCTGTTGACAAATTTTATCGGCTCCAGTTTGGAGCGAATTGGTGGCCAGATGAACAACCAAACGAGCTTACAAAAGGTCTCGTGCGTCTTATGGCGACAAGATATCCGATTGATATTATGCTGACTCATACCTGTCCGCTGCGTTTTGAACCAAAAGAATTGTTTCTGGATTGCATTGACCAGAGTACGGTCGATCAGTCAACGGAAGAGTTTTTCGATGAGCTTTATGAGCAATTCCCGGCGGATCATAAGCCAATGTGGTACTTTGGCCACTTTCATGGAAATAAATACACGGATGATTATGTAATGCTCTTTGATGACATCATAGAACTGAAGTGAATTTATATAAATACTGAAGAAAGGGGAACAGAGATGCTGTATGGACGTGCTTCTCCTGATTTGATGCGATAGTAAGCAAAAATCAAATTAGACAGGAGAAATAATATGCTTTGCAATTTTTGTGGTAAGACGCTTGATACTTGTGAAGAGCTTAATCTTGGCAATCTTGAAATACTTTTCTACTATGGCAGTAAGCGAGATGGCGACAAGATGAAATTTGCCCTTTGTTCGGATTGCTATGATCGATTGGCAGACGAATTTATGTCTCGTTGCAAGCATAAGCCAAAGATTGTTCCGTTTGGCGCAGAAGTGCCAGAGTGGGAACATAAGACCACAGAAGAGATTGATTATTGATTGTTATGACACAGGAGGTTACATATGGCAGATAAGAAGAACGATGTCTACGCACGATTCAATTTTTGCGGCAAGGTTTCCGTTTCTCGGAAGGCTCCGATGGTGAAGCGCGACGCCTTTAATAAAAGCGAGAAGATTAGCATCAATTTTGGCATTAAGGCCGGCACCAATATGGGCTACGTTACCCTGAGCGGCTTCAAGAACGATGAAATCAAGACCCGTGATGTTGATGGCAATAATATCGATATTGCATGGAATGATCGTCTGGATGAGGATGTGATCAAGACTGTCGCCAGTACCAAGAAGTTCACGGTGAATCTTGGCGAGCGTAAGGAGTTCATCACCGAGTGGGACATGATTGAGTATCTGGAGTCTGCTCTGGCTGGTTATGAGGACGATATTGTTGTCACCGGCAATTTTAGTCTGCGCCCCGGCACTGGCAAGTACAGTGATCAGGTTTATCGTGAGTTCCAGATCCAGAACGTGTTCATGCCCGGTGAGAAGGACACCCCTCATCTGACTATGAATCTGGATCTGTACTATGACAAGGACAGCATGGATAAGAGTGACCTGAAGACTGACGGCAGGATCACTATGCACTGCTACACCCCGATGTGGTCTAAGGCAGATGCTGCTCGTAAGATGTTCAAGATCGATACTGTCTTCAACACTGCGGTCTTTGATATGGATAAGCCGAAACACAAGGCCATTCACGATTACAAGATGCGTTATCTGGAGACCAAGTCCCGCAACCCGGTGCATATGAACTGGCAGCTTGCAGTTGTCAATGGTGCTGAGGAAGTCGAGTTTAGTGAGGATAGTCTGAGCGAACAGCAGAAGGAACAAATCGAACTGGGCATTTCCAAGTTGGAGGATTTTCGTCGAGGTCCAATCTATGGTCAGCGTGTCAATGAGCTGCGTCTAGTAAAGCCTCTGCTGACTGGTGAGTTTGAAACTTGCAAGACTGCGGCGGAGTCTGATTTTACCGCTCGCGAGTTCGAGGATGAGATCTATACTCCGGTCTCTGATGAGAGCGTGGACGATATGGTCAGCGGCTCCTCTAAGTCCAAGACAAAGGCTGCGCCTGTGGCTGAAGAGACCGCCGATGATATCGATAGTATGTTTTGATTTGGTCAATCTTCCGTGGAATGGATAAAAAGGAGAGTACATAATGGCGCGTAAATATGGTAAGAAAACCGAAATCAGCCTGAATCCACTCGATTACAGCATCTATCTGATGGGCGAAGGCGGCATCGGAAAAACCACTCTGATCAAGCAAGTCTGTGAAAAGATGGTTGGTGACGAAGGCTATATCTTCCTGACTTGCGGTAAGGAAGCAGATCGGGCCACCATCGAAGGCATTGTTCAGGAGCCTGTATGGGACTGGGAACATTTCGATGATGTCACGATGGATATTATTGAAAATCGATTTTCTGATTATCAGGACTTGAAGGTCGTTGTCATTGATACTATCGATGAACTGATGCGGATGGCGGAAGAGGAGACTGTTCGGCTTTGGAATCGCGATTGCCCTGCTGATAAGAGAACCAAGTCTTTTAAGGCGTGTTATGGCGGCTTTAACGGCCCCACTGATAAGGCAACTGAAATTGTTGTTGACCGCCTGTGGGAGCTGAAGCGTGTTGGTATCAGTCCGATTATCATCGGTCATACAAAGAAGACTGACATCACTGATCCTGTAACATTGGCAAGTTATTCTATGTTGTCCACCAATATGGACAAGCGGTATTTTAATTCTCTGAAGAACAAAGTTGACGTCGTTGGCGTCGCTTATGTTGATCGCGACATCGATAAGGTAAAGACCGGGCGCAAGAATGTTGTCAATGGTAAAGAGGAAATCGTTGGCAAGGTTAAATCTGAGCGTCGTGTGATTTGTTTCCGTGATGACAATTTCTCGGTTGATTCCAAGAGTCGTTTCGCTGATATTGTAGACCGCATCCCTCTGGACGCGGATGAATTCATCAAAGCTCTGACTGATGCAATCAAGGCGGAGCATGATAAGGGTGGTCGCTCTTATGAAGCTGACCTGAAGAAGCAGGCAGCAGATAAGAAGGAAGTTGAATCCGTACAGGCCGAGCGTGCAAAGCAGTATGTTGGCGCAGCTCAGGATGAGCCTCATCGTGCAGAGTGGGTCAGCGCTATTCAGGACCGTTATGGTAACGCCTCTGACGATGTCAAAGCTCAGGTTAAAGCGATTCGAGACAAGGTTAATCTGAAATTTAGTGATCCGGCGTTTCCTATTAACGAACTGAAGAACGCTTATTTTTTGGTCAAGTAATACAACCTATAGTATTTTGACGACCAACTAATTTGCGTAGTGGTGGGATGGTGGGCAGTTTGAGGTAGGAAATATGGCGAAATCTAAGATGGTAAAATGTATGGCCACGGGAGTTGAAGGTCCAAGAGATCAGTTCTACAAGGCTCCCAACAATAGATATTTTCAGTCTGAAGCCGTTTATCAGGCGTGGCTTGAAGGCCGTCGGAAGGAAAAGGCTCGGAAGGAGAAACCCAAGCCTCAAAAGAAGCCCGGGCGGACGGCCGAGTCTTACAAGAAGTTGTGTAACACGATTGCTGGCTTGATTGGTTATGACCTTGATGGGGGACAGCCGATGCCGACAGTCGTGTTCCGACGGCTAAAAGAATTGGAGTTTTATTCTGATGAAACCATTCAGACGACCTTAGATGAGAAGCGTACTGCAATTCAATGGGCAATCACGAACAAGAACTTTTCTGACGATACAGCAAAAGCCAATTATCTAATGGCCATTGTTCGAAATAATATCGCTGCTGTGTACCGTCGTGAGAAAGATAAGGCCGAAAAAACAGTCAAAGAGGAATCTCGCCCTGATCTGGATATAATGGTTGATCTGTCGAATGTCGGTGCGGTACACAAGGGAAATGATGTAAGCAACTTACTCGGAGGTGACGATTTGTGGACCTAAACAAGACGATTGAAAGAATCGAAGCAAATCGTGAACAGACTGAAGCAAGCTTTGTTTTTTGTCTTTGGAAAGATCCACAGAGATATGACGACTACAAAAATGTAAACGTCGGGACTGACAAAACCTTATCATGTGAGGAAACGGTTTTTTATTTCTCAGTTGGTCGTGGTATCCGCCAGCAGGGATTTCAAAATATCGACAATATCACGGTTGACACATATTTGGCAGATAAACCCACATTACGAAAGCACTATCAGGAGTTAAATGGTTGGGAAGCTTGCAAACGAATGATGGATTTGCTTGACGTTGAGAACACTGACGGATATTTCGATCAAATCGCAAAGATGAACTCATTAAAAATTCTGGCTACTCGCTACGAAGATATGCTGAGTCACCCCGAACGATTTGATAATTCAACTAACGAAGAGGTTTATGAAGCTTTCGAGTTATTGAACAACAATGTTTCTTTAACGACCGGTCAAGAAGCAAAAATTGAATCACTCGTTGTTGATGAGAATTATCTTCAGCAATGTAATGAGGGACAAGATCAAGGAATCAGTTATGCATCGGGCGCTCCTCTCCTAAATTATTTGACACTTGGCGCACCAATCGGCGATATGTATATGCTTGCAGGTCATAGTGGAGCAGGCAAAAGTAGCTTTATCTTTGAAATGATGGTAATTCCGTTTGCCGATAAGGGCGTAAATGTCGCTATTGTTTCAAACGAGATGATGTCTAAGGCATATAAAAATATGCTTCTAGTTCATATCCTTACGAAAGAATTGAACTATTGGAAAATCACTCGTAAAAAACTGAAAATGGGGCACTTCTCTGATGAAGATTGGGTCATGCTTCGAAAAGCTGCTCAAATCACAAAAGAGAAATATAGCAGTATCCGCTTCGTAAAAATGTTCGAAAATAACACGAACAAATTGTTGAAACATATCAAGCGGCTGGCACGAACCGGAACGAAAGCCATCGTTTACGATACATTCAAGAGCGATGATGAAGTAGACGATAAAATGTGGCAAGCACTTCTTATGAATAGTCGCCGTATTTTCAATATCGTCAATAAAGAACAAATTGCTTTTATCAGTACGTTCCAGTTGGCTTTACATACTACGAATCAACGCTGGCTTGACGCATCCTGTTTGAGCAACTCAAAACAGATTAAAGAGGTTGTCAGTGAACTTCTAATGGTTAGAAAGTTGTGGCAAGACGAATATACCGGCGAAAAGTTCGATTGTGATCCATACTATCGTTCCAAAGATAATCCGAAAGTAAAGATGCCAATCATTTTGGATAAAGATAAAACCTATGTCGTCGGATTTCTTAACAAGACCCGAAATGACGAAGATGGACAGACGATTCTTTTCCAATTTGACGGTGCGTGGAACACTTGGCGCGAACTTGGATATTGCACAATCACAAACGATCACGGTATGTATGACCGGAGATAAATAAGAAAGGAGAGGATGATTATAGACGCTGCACTTTTACAGTCTAAGCTCGAAAATCAGCCAGACAAAATCATCCAAATCCTTGAAGCTCTTGGCTTTGAAAACATCAAGTTTAATCCTCAAAAAAACAGTTTGAGATTCGCTCGTGAGGAGCAACGCAACCCTACAAGCTGTCTTGTTGATTGTGGTACACTTCGTTTTTTTGTTTTTTCTACGAACCAAAAAGGCAATATTTTTAGCCTAATTATGGACGTTAAACGATGCTCCTTCCCTGATGCATTGAAGTTCGCTGCGGTCAAAGCTGAAATTTCGATGGACGAACTTAATATCAAAACTCACTGGCCATTTGGTGGTTTCTTTTTGAAGTTGTCGCCAGATTATTCAGAAGAGTTAGAAGATTTAAAAGTATATCCGGAAGAAACACTTGAGCCATATGCAGACAAATTTAATCTTCAATTTATCAGAGACGGTATTAGCTTAGTGACGCAAGAAAAGTTTGGCGTAGGCTATGACGAGATTTCAAATCGAATTACAATCCCAGAACGATCAACAAGTGGAGACTTGGTTGGGATTATGGGCCGAGCAAATTATGCATGTGAACATGAAAAACGTTGGTATCCTTTGATTTCTTGTCCGCGCAGTAAAACGCTGTTTGGGTATGCGGAGAACTATCACCGCATTCAGGAAACAGGCAATGTTGTTCTGTTTGAATCGGAAAAAGCTGTTATGCAGTGCGATTCATTTGGTAGCCATATCGCCCTTGCAACGTGTGGCTGCCACGTGTCGGATATGCAGGCCAAATATATCAAAAAGATGTTTCCCAAAAGAATCATTTTGGCTTATGACGAAGGACTAGAAGAAGAGCATCTTATCAACGAGTGCAAGAAGCTTATCTCAAACAATCTGATTTTGAAAACAAAGGTAGGCTATATTTGGGACGAGGCGTCACTTGTTCCGGAAGGTTCCAAAATGAATATCGCAGATCTTGGCCGTGAGGCTTATAAAGAAGGATTAACAAAGTATGTGAAATGGGTAGAGGAGTGATGTAAATGGGTCAAAGAGTAATCGCACCTGAGCTGCAAGCGTTGTATGACAAAGGGGCGCAAGTGTACAGTTATTCAAAGCTTGGTACGATCCATGATTGCCCGTATAATGCGTATCTTACGTATATCGAAAAGCGCGAACAGTGTGCTAATGTGTACTCATCTCTTGGTACTGTGGTCCACGATACGCTGGAAGGAATCATTGAAGGGAAGAACACTGAAGCGGATATCGGTCCTGCCATCGAAAATGGTTTAGATGAACTTGATATGCTTGGTATTGATTTTCCAAAAACGCGAGACGGCGGCAATGGCATTAGAGATCGCTGGGTTGGCAATATGATGTGTATGGCTCGTGATTATGTCAGTCCTAAAGGTAAGTTTGAGGTTGAGAAGCTTCTGATTCTTAAGCTAAGAGAAGACAGATATTTACAGGGCTATGCTGATTTGATTCGTGTCTTGCCAGATGGTCGGCTGCAGGTGTTGGATATCAAAACATCCAGTCAGTTTCAGGACAAAGATCTTCTTCATTATGGTCGTCAGCTGGTTGCATATACTTTGGCGCTCGAGCAGGCCGGATTCACTTGTTTATTCCCAGCGTGGATCATGGTGAAATACTGTAAGGTCGTTTATCAGACTGGCAAAGGCAAGCTGGCAAAACAGCAGGAAAAGGTGCTCGATCGATGCAAGGTAGGCTACACGCTGCGGTCAACGGTTCGTTCCAAAATGAAAGCCGCTGGGTATGACAGTGAGCAGATCGAAATCATTACCCAGGCGTTTATCGAATCGAACGATATCAATGATCTACCGGAAGATATTCGCTGCCAGTTCAAATTGACTACATATGTCAGACCATATCCTGTTACCGACGAACTGCGCAAAGAATGCATCAATTACATAAACGAAACAGCGGACGAATTCGAGGAGCGGCAACGCAGCGGCGAATGGCCTGCACGAGAGATTGAAGAAAAAAGTGGCAATCCCAATTTCTTCTGTACCAATCTCTGTGGTCATCGTAAAACTTGTGAATATCTTCGTGATTGCATCAACAAGCAGCCGTTTTATGCGGCAAAAGATCCAAGCGTGGTCGGTATAGATGATTTGTTCTAAAGGAGGATGACGTGGAAAATTATCACAAGCATTCCTATGGCTCCAATGTTTTTACTCCTGATAGTGCGGTCTCGATTGAGGACTACGCAAAACGAGCCGTTGAATTAGGGCAAAAATCCATCTGTAGCGTCGAGCATGGTTGGCAAGGGAAATATCACGAATATTATGAAATAGCCCAAAAGTATGGTCTTAAATTTATTTTTGGCACTGAAGCCTATTGGGTAATGGATAGGCATTCAACTGATAAATCCAATTGCCATATTATTATTCTTGCTAAAAACGAAGATGGACGACAAGACATCAATGAAATTCTGTCTACCGCAAACGAGGATGGATATTACTATAAACCGCGTCTCGATCCAGAATTGATTTTTCGGTTAAATCCAAATAATGTTTTTATTACTTCTGCGTGTGTTGCGTTTTGGAAATATGATTCTATTGAATACCTTGTGAAGCGTTTTCATGAATATTTTGGCGATAATTTTATGCTCGAAATTCAAAATCACAACACAAAGGAACAAATTGAACTCAATCTACGTATCCAAGAACTCTCTTATAAATACGGGATCGAACTAATTGCTGGTCTTGATAGTCATTATATTTATCCAGAGCAAGCACAAGGGCGTGATGAGCTTCTGAAATCTAAGGGTATTCATTACGAAGACGAAGAAGGCTGGTATATGGACTACCCGGATGAAAACACTGTTCGTCGCCGATTTATGGCACAAGGAATTTGGAAAGAAGGCCAGATTCTCAGAGCTATGGATAATTCCAACATTGTATTGACCTTTGAAGACTATGATAGTGAGGTTTTCAAAAAAAATCGTAAGCTTCCAACTGCTTATGAAGGCAAGACAAAAGAGGAAAAGAATCAAATCTACGGTCGTCTGATTACTAAATTATTCCGAGATTACACCAAAGGAATGTCGCCTGATGAATATAATCGATATTTTAATGGCGTTAAGATGGAAGTTGATACGTATAAAGAAACCGAGATGGTTGATTATCCTCTTTTGGATTATCTCATCGTGAAACGCGGTATCGAAAAGGGCGGCATTATTACAGCGACCGGTCGTGGTTCCGCTGTTGGCTATTTCACAAACACGCTTTGCGGGTTTAGTAAGGTAGATCGATTTAAGGCTCCTATCAAACTTTATCCAGAACGATTTATCTCTAAGACGCGAATTATTGAAACAAATTCATTACCCGATATTGACATGAATGTGGCGGCCCAAGAGCCATTTGAAGAAGCTCAGACAGAAATTCTTGGTCGTGACCATGCTTATCCGATGATTGCATTTGGCACGCTGAAAAAGAAGGCTGCATTTAAAATGTATGCCCGTGCTCAAGATATGGACTTCGATTTGGCAAATAAAATCAGCGCTCAGTTAAGTGCTTATGATGAAGCTGTTAAAAATGCGTCCGATGATGAGCGAGACGATATTGACATCTATGATTATGTCAGTCCTGAGTATAAGGATTACGTTGAAAAGAGCAAAGCATATTGGGGCATCATCGATTCCAAATCAAAAGCTCCCTGTGCATATCTGCTTTATCAAGGTAGTATTCGTCGGCAAATTGGTCTTATTAAGTGCAAGAGCGAATCCACGAAACGTGAATACATCACAACCGTTGTCGATGGCGCTGTCGCTGAGAACTACAAGTTCCTTAAAAATGACTGGCTAATCGTAGAGACTGTTTTGCTAACTGATAAGGTTTTTAAACGGATTGGTATGGAACCCATGACCGTGAATCAGCTTACAGAGGCGGTTGAACACGACGAAAAAGTCTGGTGGCTGTATGCGAATGGATATACCGTCGGCGTCAATCAGTGCGAAAAACCGAATGCTATGAATCGACTAAAACGGTATAAGCCACGAAATATTTCGGAGTTGGCTGCATTTATTGCAGGTATTCGCCCCGGCTTCAAGTCAATGTATGCGAAGTTTGAAAGTCGAGAGCCATTTTCTTATGGTATTCCTGCCTTTGACAACTTAATCCAGACTCCAGAAGTCCCATATAGCTTTGTGGAGTACCAAGAGCAGGTCATGGCAGTTTTGAACTTTGCTGGGTTTCCAATGGATGAATGTTACGGCATTATTAAAGCTATTGCAAAAAAACATCCGGAAAAGGTTCGTCCACTGAAGTCTCGATTCATTGAAGGATTCAAAGAAAAGATCAAAGGGCAGTGCCAACCCGGCGAGACAGAAGAACAGGTCGCAGAAAAAGTTTGGCGAATTATCGACGATAGCTGCGGATACGGTTTCAATAGTTCACACGCGCTTTGCATGGCTTACGATTCTTTGTATAACGCATGGCAGAAAGCTAATCATCCTTATGAATTCTACGAAGTTCTGCTACAGCATTTTTCAAAAAAAGGCAAGAAAGATAAAGTTGCAATCTTAAAGCAGGAAATGAAAGAAGCATTTGGAATCGAAGAAGGCCCTATGAAATGGGGACTTGATAATCGTGATTTCAAAGCGGACCCAGAAAATCACTGTATCAACCCTGCGCTGGTGGCTATTAAAGGAATCAGTAAAACATGCGCTTCTGAATTATATCGATTGTCGCAGTCTAAAAGGTTCAAATCATTCGTCGCAGTTGTGTCGGCCATCAAAACAAGAACGAAAGTAAATAGTGGTCAGTTGGAGACACTTATTAAGCTCAATTACTTTTCGGATTTTGGAAATCCAAACCAACTACTTGAACAAGTAAAGATTCTTGATAAATACAATGACCGTACTGATTTGTTTAAGACTGACATAGAAGGAATTATTCCGCACGACCTTATGATAAAAATGTGTGAGAAGGAAACCGAGAAAAAATATTGTACGATAAAAAATCGAGCAATCATTGATTATTTGATTTCACAAACGACCGACATTAAAACTCCAATTACAGATTGCATTCAATACGAAGCAGACTGTCTTGGCTACATCCAGCTGACAATGCCGAAGCTCAAGGATTCTTATGTCTATGTTTTGGATATCGATGGCAAGTTTTCCAACAAAACGGTCACGGCTTATGTTCTTAAAACCGGTCAACAGCGCCGGCTCAAAGTAAAAGCCCGTACTCTTGAGGCCGCTCCGATCGAAAAAGGTGACATCCTTCGAATCGATGAAGAACGGGAAGAAGGCCGTTGGTCAAAAGACGAGCAGGGTCAGTGGATTCAGTCTAAGACAGACAAAGAAACGATCCTTCGTAAATACGTACACGTCAGATGACGCGGCGCTTTTGAAAGGAGGTGACAAAGTGACATATAACGAAATCACTCAGATCCTCAAGTCAATGGTGATTATTGTGGATGACCGCGAAAAGGATACTCCGCTTTTACACCAGCGACTCAATTCATTCCCGTGTGCTTATATGCGTAAGCGGCTGGATTTTGGTGACTATAGTGCTGAGGTGACACTGCCGAATGGCGAAAAATTCTCGTTGGCAGATAAGGTGACCATTGAACGCAAATCCGGACTTGACGAGATCTGCGGCAACTTCACAACGAATCGAATTCGGTTCGCTAAAGAGTTCGACAGAGCTACAGCCGCTGGGGCGAAGACTTACATACTCATTGAAAATGGCTCATAGGAGAAGATCAATCGCGGTGCCTATCGTAGTAAAATGACACCCGCTTCACTGCTGGGCAGTCTCACCACATGGCTTGCTCGATATAACTGCCAGATTATTTTTTGTGAGCCAGACACCACATCATGGCTGATCCATGCGTTTCTTCTCCACGAAATGCGTGAAGCGCTGACCCATTATGAACTACCGCAAAAAGCCAAGAGAATAAGAAAGGGGACTGAAGATGACATCATCACTTGATTTTATGGGCTCTCTGATTTATGTGAAAATGGGTGGATAAAATGAAAAAGTTTTATGCGGTAACAAAAGGCATTTATTCTGAGTATCACATCATCACTATTACAGACAATAAAGAAAATGCGGATCGTATCGCCGCTGCTTATGATGCCGATATTGAGGAGTACGAGGATAACATTGTTGATCCAGTTGGCATTTGGTGGGTTCAACGCAATGAATATAAAAATGGGAAGACGGAATGGATTGCTTCGGCGTCGGACGAGACATGTTATGGAGAAGATGATGTAAAAAGACATCCCATGACGGGAAACAGTTCATTTGGCGAAGTAAAAAGTTATTGGGCTGTTTATGTTTTTGCTAAGGATAGAAGCCACGCAATTAAAGCTGGTCAAGATCGATACGTCCAATGGAAAGCAGAACAGGAAGGAATCGCATGAACGACTTTCGGAAACTCGCTATTCCAAAAAAGGAACGGCTTGAAGTTCAGCTCATTGATGGAACTGAAGAGCACAATATCAAATACATAATTACGTCATTGGCTACGATCAAAGGCGATAAGATCTTTAAGAACTTCCGACTGTATTCCGTTGAAGATGACGCGCGGCTAACTCAGCTAGAAAAAAGAGATACTGATCCATATTTTGAGTCACTGAAAGGAACGGTGTATGAATAATGACAGAACAGAAGAGTATCGACAAGCTCTGCGAAACCTTAAATACGCTGAGAATTATTTCAACGTCTGTGAACCTAGGTTTATCACTCACGCTATTTTTAATCTCTGTTATGCGGAAAATCGAGTCAACGAGATTTTAAAGGAGCTACGCTGTGAAAAGTTGGACACGCCGGTATTTAAAACTTAATTATCAAGACGAAAATTTATGTTGGCGGCTCCGCTACGGCAATCGATATGAAATCGTTGCAGAGTTAGATGAAATCTATTTCTTATGGGCACACGGCACGATGGTCGCATTCCCCAAATATGGCAAGTACGCATACGACATTGAAACAGAGATCGTAAATACCGAATAAGGAGGGAGGTGAGGTCCCATGCGAGGGATCAATCAAAGAGAGCTTGGTCGCAAAGAACGTGCCACAGCAGAATGCGAGCGTCAGATTCGGCGCTACGGATATGAATGTGGTGAGGTTATTACATATAAGCTATCACCTGAACAGATGAAACAGGTGTTGGTTGGTAAGAAAACAGTAGATGATTTTATTAAGGAGGGGCAGTAAATGGAAGTCGAATTGATTTCGTATTCGCAGCCGGTAAAGAAGGATGCAGACAAGAATCCGCTCAGTATCGCAGAGCTGGCAGCAAGTGTTTGTTACAATTCGCAGCCGACTGAAAACTACAGAATCGCAAAGGGATGCAAGGCGACTGGGCATCAGAGCGTGCTTGAACACATCAGCTTTACGTTTCATGTCACCGGTGTCAGTCGAGCACTTCTGACGCAGTTGAGCCGCCATCGGCATATCAGTCTGAGTGTTCGCAGCCAGCGCTATTGTGATGAAAGTGATATGCAGTATGTCAATCCGTTCAGTGGGGAAGACGCGGACGTATTTGATGGTATGATGGCAGATATTGCCAATGACTATCGCATCTTGAAAGAGTATCACAGTGCCGCCAATGAAGACGCTCGTGCTGTTCTGCCGAATGCCTGCTGTACTGAACTTTATGTCACCATCAACGCACGGTCACTGATTGAAATGAGCCACCTGCGGCTCTGCACTCGTGCCCAGCGTGAGATCCGATCCATGTTTGTCATGATGAAAGAACAAGTCGCCACCGTTTGTCCTGAACTCGCTGCTTGGATGGTCCCGTCCTGTGAAGCGAATCCTAAGTATCCGTTCTGTCCCGAGGGGAGCCGTTGCTGTGGCCGCCACCCGAAGCTGGCAGATGTTTATAACCCTAACGAGAAATAAGGAGATTACATATGAGTAAGATGTTTAATATCGAAAACTGTGATGTCACCATGGAAAATGGCTATCTGCGTCTGATCTATCATACCGATAAATTGCCCGTCCCAATGGTATTGGCCGTTACAAAGTCCTATCATGATTTGAACGAAAAGGCTATGCAGCTCTTTGACGGTAACGATTGGACCGAGAGTGTCGTTGAATGGAATCTTCGTAAGGAGGACCCGATTTGGCATAATCTGCTGGCAGGTATCTATGTGAGCCATAATGATATGTACAAGAAAGCAATGGCTGTCAACAAGAAAGAGCCGACCAAATATATCGCGTTAGAGTTTACGGGCGAAAAGAATGAGCAAGGTCATCGTATGGGGCGTCTCGACTTTGAAGATTTGAAGAAGATGGATTATGACTGTCTGAAACTTTTGGCAAAGGATCTTGATGTTTCTGAGTACGACACCCTTGGCCCGAATGATCTCGCCTATAGTGTGAGTCTGGTTGACATCGACGTGGACGATGCTGATTGCGACTATAATTGCGAAGATTGCGATTGCGCAGAGATGATGGATGATGGCGATTGCATCTGCCATTATGATGACGACGAGGACGATACCGACGAGTGTGATGGCAATTGTGATAACTGCGAGTTCACAGAGTTGGATGACCGAGACGAAAAGGATGATGACAGCTGTGAAGCAGAAGAGCATCTAGAGCGGTCGCACCCGATTGAAGAAGATACCAAGTCTGATTCGTCGCAGTACGAGTATGTGAATGGCCCTGCTCACTATCATGGCACCGAGTGCATCGAGAATATGCGTAAGCTGTTTGGCGACGAGGCAGTTCGCTGGTTCTGTATTTGCAATGCCTACAAGTATCGCTTCCGTGATGGCTCTAAGCCCGGTGTGGCTGCAGAGCAGGACGAGGAGAAGGCTCATTGGTACGAAGATTATGCTGTGAAAATGATGGGCGAGCAGCGTTATTATTGATTTGGAGGTGATGGAGTATGGAGTATGTAATTAAACGCAATGGCGTAAAAGCTCCGTTCGACAAGTCTAAGATCGTAAATGCGATCGAAAAGGCGATGACCACCACTCCCGGCGGTATTGACTCTCGTGTATCGAATGCAATTGCAGATCATATCGCTGAGATGTCAGACACTCTTTCTGTCGAGCAAATTCAGGATATCGTCATTGAGCAGTTGAAAGCAAGCCCTTTTGCTGATGTAGCTGAATCTTATAGCCACTGGCGAAAGCTCCGTCAGGAAATTCGAGACAAGGAAAAGACGAATGCCAGTATCCTTGAAATCATCGACGCTAAGAATGATGCGATCAATCAGGAGAACAGTAATAAGAACCCCACCGTCAACAGTGTCCAGCGCGACTATATGGCCGGTGAGGTATCAAAGGATTTGACTGCTCGTCTGTTGCTCGACCCAGAAATCGTCAAGGCACATGAAGATGGTTTGATTCACTTCCATGATGCAGATTATTTTGCTCAACACATGCATAACTGTGACCTCGTCAATCTGGACGACATGCTCCAGAACGGCACTGTTATTTCTGGTACTGGCATTGATAAGCCCCACAGCTTCTCCACTGCCTGCAATATCGCCACCCAGATCATTGCGCAGGTGGCATCCAACCAGTACGGCGGTCAGAGTATTACGCTGTCTCATCTGGCTCCTTTTGTAGATGTTTCCCGTAAGAAGATTACAGCAGAAGTTCATAACGAATTTTATGAGATGCTTCAGAATGATGATATCGAAAAAATGCCCTCACAGGAAGCCATCGACCGTATTGTAAATCGTCGTCTAAGGGCTGAAATTTCTCGTGGTGTTCAAACAATTCAGTATCAGGTCATAACTCTTATGACTACCAACGGTCAGGCTCCTTTTATCACTGTGTTTATGTATCTGGACGAGGTTCCTGCCGGTCAGACTCGTGATGACTTGGCTGTCATTGTCGAAGAGATGTTAAAACAGCGTATCAAAGGTGTCAAAAATGAAGTTGGTGTGTATGTTACTCCTTCATTTCCGAAGCTGATTTATGTTCTTGATGAGGATAATATCCATCCGGATTCTAAATATTATCACTTGACTGAGTTGGCAGCGCAGTGTACCGCAAAACGTATGGTCCCTGATTATATTTCTGCAAAGGTCATGAAGGAGCTCAAAGGCGGTGTGTGGACAAGTATGGGGTGCCGTTCGTTCCTTACTCCTGATCGAACTACTGAAAATGTAGCAAATGCAGGAAACTGGGTCAGGGGTCAGAAATACTACGGTCGCTTCAATCAGGGTGTTGTTACAATCAATCTGGTGGATGTGGCATGTAGCTCTGGTAGAGATGTGAACGCATTCTGGAAAATCTTTGATGAACGACTGGATATTTGCCATCGAGCATTGCAGGCTCGTCATAAGCGGTTGCTCGGTACCATTTCTGATATGAGCCCTATTCATTGGCAGCATGGTGCATTGGCTCGCCTCAAGAAGGGCGAGAAGATCGACAAGCTGCTCTTCGGCGGCTACTCCACCATCAGCCTCGGCTACGCCGGCCTGTATGAGTGCGTAAAGTATATGACCGGCAAGAGCCACACCGATCCTGAAGCAAAACCGTTCGCGCTGTCTATCATGCAGTATATGAATGATAAGTGTACAGAATGGAAAGAAGCAGAAAACATTGATTATTCTCTGTACGGCACTCCGTTGGAGTCCACTACATATAAGTTCGCCAAGTGCCTGCAAAAGCGATTCGGCATTATTCCTGATGTCACAGACCACGACTATATCACCAACAGCTATCACGTAAATGTTCGTGAGCATATTGATGCCTTTACCAAGCTCAAGTTTGAGAGCGAGTTCCAGAAGCTATCCCCGGGCGGTGCCATCAGCTATGTGGAAGTGCCCAATATGCAGCACAACATTCCGGCAGTTCTCAGTGTAATGCAGTTCATCTACGACAATATCATGTATGCCGAACTAAACACCAAGTCCGATTATTGCCAGGTGTGCGGCTACGACGGCGAGATCAAGATTGTGGAGGACAACGGCAAGCTGGTCTGGGAGTGTCCAAATTGTGGTAACCGTGACCAGAGTAAGATGAATGTTGCACGGCGTACTTGCGGCTACATTGGAAGCAATTTCTGGAATCAAGGACGCACCCAAGAGATTCGTGATCGAGTGGTACATTTGAGTGATAACTAAATAATAATTTCGCATAAAAAGCGAAGGGTGGGCGGGTAGGATTTATATTATGGAAGTTCGTAAAAGTTTAAGAGATACCGTAATGTTCGCGTCATTGAACTCTGGAGACCCTTTCTGGTTTTGTGACAGACTTTATATTAAAGCTGAGCTCTGGAAGAACGAAGATGGCGATCGTGTGAATACAGGAGTCGATATCTTAAATGGTAAAGCTTCAATATTTTCAAGAGATCAAAAAGTAGAAATTGCCCATGTTCATGCACAGGAAGATTGAGGGGGTATCATTTATGAATTGTTTTGAATCAGGACCGATTACACAAGAGCAGCAAGAACGTATCAATGGTATTGTTCACGACGCCGCTTGGCTTGAGAAATGTATTGATACAAACTGCAAACCAAGTCGTGAGAAAGCATTGGCACTGAACGCACTTGAAGAATGTGTGATGTGGGCCAATAAATCCATCTCGCATGAGGAGGTCAAAGTTGCAAGTAACTAAATTCATAATTGATAAAATCAGCTTCGATAACGGTAAAACGTGGTCAGATGTGTGCTTTATTGATGAGTCAAAATACCCTGCGCCAGAAATTCATTCAACTGGCGGCCACGGAGATATCATCAAGCCGATTAAAGCGGAAGCGACAGCACTATGAAAGAGCTATATTTAGCTATCGACATCAAAAACAGTTTAATAAAATATTTGGAGAGGTGGTTAAATGAGCTCAAAAGTTTTTAAGAATATACTCTCATTTATTTTAATCGCATTTATCATTGCAATATGTTATTTTGTTTCGTGGGCAGTTATAACAGGCACTATATGGCTTGTTTTTAAAGCGCTACGCCTTTCTTACAGTCTGAAATATGCTACGGCATTTTGGCTGATTCTTGTTATATGGAAATTGATTTCCTAAATCGTGATGATTGGAGTGATTGTTATGACTATTAAACGTGCCATTGAGATTCTCGACCCCGAACATCGCGAACACTATGAATCAATCGAACCGGTTGAAGAAGCATGTCGTATGGGAATGGAAGCACTTAGACGTCGTAAGCCAACCAAGCTAATTAACGGAATAGATTGTCCGTATTGCCATGTTCCTGCGTTTGGGTATAATTACTGCCCTAATTGTGGGCAAGCAATAGATCGGAGGAGAAAGAGGTATGAATGATTACAACTGGAGACCAGTAGATAACAGACATCCGGTAGATCGAGAAATTGTAGCCTGTAAGTGCGGAGATGGTGGCATGTTTCTTGGTTTTTGTATTCGACCGTATTCAGATTGCGGTAGTATCAAAAACTGGTACGCGTACACTGCTTCTATTGACTGGTATCGTGTTAGTCGTCATGTAACAGAGTATTGTGAATTGTCCAAAGAGAGGGTGAACTTGTGAACTATATCAAAATTACAACAGCGGATATTGCGAATGGAATTGGAGTGCGTGTCACGCTTTGGTGTTCTGGTTGTGCCCATCATTGTTCCGGATGTCAGAATCCTCAGACGTGGGATGCTGCTGCTGGTAATCCATTTGTGGAAGATACAATGCAAGAGCTGCTTGATTTGATTCGCCCAAATTACATTCACGGTTTGACATTCAGCGGGGGAGACCCACTATTTGTTCAGAATCGTCTCATCGTCGGTTATATCTGTGAGCGTGTCCGCAAAGAATTTGGCGACGCCAAAGATATCTGGATGTGGACTGGATACGAGTGGGACGATATTAAAGACTGGGATCACCTGAAGTATGTGGATGTTCTGGTGGATGGTCCATATGTCGAAACCCAGCGTGATATTTCATTGCCATGGGCTGGCAGCCGCAATCAAAGAGTGATCGATGTCAAACAGAGTATGAAAAAGAATGAAATTGTATTATGGAAGGAGAACTAATATGAATCCTATCGTAAAAGTAAACAAGATTTATCCTGATGCACACATTCCGACTTATGGCACTGAGAAGGCCGCTTGCGCTGATGTTTATGCCTATATTCCGGCGGATCAGGCCGAACTGTTTGACAGTCAGGGAAAACCCATTATCTATATTCGACCTCATGAAACACGCATGATTGGCACTGGCCTGCGTTTTGCTCCGGCTGAAGGTTGGGCGATTCTTGGCTATGCTCGCAGCGGTCTGGCATCTAAGAAGGGTCTGGCTCCCGCGAACAAAGTCGGTGTTATTGACGAAGATTATCGTGGTCAAGCATTTGTTCCTTTGCACAATCACTCTGATATACCCCAGGAAATCGTCCATGGTGACCGTATCGCACAATTTATGTTCGTTCCGTACTATCAGGCGCAGTTTGATATTGTCGAAGAACTGGATGAAACGGAGCGTGGGGCTGGTGGTTTTGGAAGTACTGGTGTTTGATAATTAAGGAGTATTGCTTATGCGATGCAGTTTTGGGTATACAGTTAAATCCCCATATGTAGAAAGACGTGTTAAATACTATGATGAAAATGGTATTCATGATGAATCTGTACAGACCGATGATGAATTGATTGCTCTTGGGACGGAACTGAGAGATGGTGGGTATCCGTATGTCGCAGAACTTGGTAATGCAGAGACGAAAATGTTCGGAACAGAACCGAGTGATCCGCAGTATAAAAAAGTTCTCACAGAATTAAATTGTATTCGTGATAAATATGGTATTGCACATTGGAATGAAGAAGAACGGGAGGTGGGAATTTATGAACGATATAATTCAAATGCCAAAAGGTAATTATATCCTGAAAAGTGCTATCAATATTCGTACTGGCGCATCACGCACTGATGGATGGTACCCTGAGTGGGTTGGTATGACGATGCAGTTTCGGCCACTTGAACTTGGTTGGATTGCTCAGTTTCGATATGTAAAAGATAACAAAGGAAACCCATATGACGGTGGAATGCATACTTCTCCAGTAATTGCCGTTGATATTGCAACCGATGAAAGTTTCGTAGAAATCACGACCAAACACACGGTTTTTACCTTTGAAAAAGAACAGGAGGATTAACTATGGCTAAGTATTTTTATGTTTATCACGTTAATGATGGCACCACTGATCGTATCGTAAAGATGTTCAACACCGACTCTGTTGTCAACGGTAAGAAGGGTACTTATATCGCTGAGAAAAAGGTTGCATCCAGTGATCTGCAGGGTTTTACCAGTGGCATCAAGGCGGCAGGTTTTCAGCTGAATCAGGAGCTCGCAAATGCTGATACCGCCGAACAGGAAGCAAAACGAATTCTGGCTGCTAAGATGGCCGATTATCATGCCGCACGCGACGCTTATGCCGAGGCGGCTGACAATTTGAAAAAGGTAAACGCCAAGTTTGGTATTGTGTAATGAAATATTATTTTGTAGAGCACTATTATGATAAAGGCGCACCTTTTGGAACGTCAAGTAGGGTTAAGCTGTATTCAGGAAATGATTTGATTGCCATACACGAGCACATTTATTACGATCAAATAAAAGGATATTGTAAATGTCTTGAAGATCTTGGGTATGAGGAAATACGTAATTATGATGGCGTTGAACGACTAATTGATAAGTGCAAGAAAACCTTCACTGATGAAGATATAAGCATTATCGAGTCGTGGTTTGAATTAACTGGCAATTGGCCTACTGAATAAAAGGTAAATTTTACGGGTGGGTGGGAGGAATAAACAATATGAAAGCACATATTCAAGAAGAAAAGAAAACAGCTACATTAAAACTTGGTAAAGGAACGCTGTTTCAAAATAAAGACGGCAAAATTTACAAGGTTTGCGACACAGTAGAATATAATGAGACACATACTGACGATGAAGTTATCAAGGTTGCTCTGTCTGAGGAAAATTTAATTCGGCCAATGAATTTCCAAAGTACATTTGATAATTCATATGTGTTTGTGGATTGAGGTGTGAATATGGCATTTAAAATCATTCTACATAGAAAGAAGCCCGTAAGATTCGCTCTGCATTTCAAATGTTGCTGTGGATGCGAGTTCTGGGCAGACGATAAAGAGGCTTTCGATTATTGCATGGGAAGTGATATCGTATCACAATATCTTTGTTGGAATGCGTATTGCCCGGAGTGTAAACGACTCGTCCAAAGTGGAGAAAGTCCTGTGCCGAGAGAAAAGATTTTTGATGATTAAAATGTATGTTTTAGAAAGGTGTTAAAACAATGGAGTTTTGGGAGCTAAATCTTTTACATGATGGGGATATAGAACTAATATGTATATGCTTTGACGAGCAATCGCTATTCGAAATGGCGGTCGATAGGGCATTTAATTTGTTTGCAGAAATAAATGAATGGCCTCTCAAACAAGAAAATTGTTATGCTTCCGTAAGTGTAAATGACAAGCTTCATTCTATTTTAGTGAAGATTAGCACACAAGACGATAATACAGTTGAACTCTGGGAGTATAAATGGGAATGTGTTTATAAAGAACCTCATGAAGACAAGTCTAATGACACCTTACTTCAGGAAGTTGTTTCTCGTGTACGAGACATTCCAAAACTATTTTATGATTGGGCGGAGAATTTCTGTTGGAAAGCGAGAAAAAATGGCTATTTGTAATAAATGTCTACATAAAGAAGTATGCGCTTTTAGGAAGCAAACAAGAGATAGTTGCGCCGAATCTTGTGAAGACTTTCTTGGCTGGATTAAGACTCAAGATGAGCGGCCAGCTTTGTATGATGATACATTTATGCTCGATCGTATCGGTTATCCATTTGTAGGATATTACACTAAATTCAAAGATGAAGAAACATTTAAGGATGCTAGTACATTACAAAAAACTATCGGGTTTCCATCTTATTGGCTGAAAGGACTTGATGTATATGGACAATCAATGGTGGCTCGCAAAGAAACGGAGAGCGTACTTCAAGCTGTTTCTGATGCAGACGAGAGTTGATTTCTTTGATGTGATTTGTAGAGTATGTGAGAAAATCGAAGGATGGTGCAAGAGATGAGAAAAATGTCACTAAAAGAGATGAACAGAATATATCATCTTCGAGAGCATGGTCATTCTAAAAAGGTTCGTAAAAAGAATCATCATCGGGCGCAAAAATATCTTAATAGATTTGGTGCCGTTCCTTACGATTACGAAAAATACATTTAAGAACTAGACTTTTATGAGATGGTGAATTATGATTGAACGCGGAGAATTTTATGTGGTAAATAATCTCATGGTTGTTGCACACGACTATGAACGTATCGATGGATATGGCCGTATGTGGAGCAGGCTGCCTGTAGACAAGAATTGCCTTGAAACTTATTGTCAAGCATTAAAAGACTGTGGATATAAAGATACTACGGAGAATTTCAAAAATGATTGAAGAATGTATAAAAATTATATGTGATCGGTGCGGCAAAGATACGCTTGTTAAAAAGAATGGATTCCCAAACAATGTAACAAGTTATTACGTTCCTGATGATAAAAAATGGAGCTTGAAAGGCGAAGCCGCTATCTCAGATTTATGCCCGCAGTGCCGACGCGAATACGAAGATATGCTCCATAAATTCTATTGTGAAGGAATAAAACGCAATGACTGAAGAATTGGGTTTTTATAAAGACCAAGCAGAATATTATAAAAGATCAATCGAAGATCTACTGCACCATTATACTGATAGCTGTGGCATGTGTACTGTTAATTTAGATTGCAGTGAATGCGTTGTGGATAATTTTATCAATCAGCTACGAAATATTCTGTATAGTAGTAGTGAGTATAAAGGAGAAAACATATGAAGCTGCTTTTACAGTCTAATGGAGGATTTTCTGGATTCTATAGTAGATTTATTTTGATTGATGCAGACCTACACAAAATGGTAAAAACGGATGGGCTCATGAAAGATGGTCTAACTGGAATAAAATATATTTGGGACTATATCGATAATGAGAAGATTCCTGATATTGATGATTTTGATAAATCTCTTTGTCAAGATTTCAATTATGACATTTCATTACTTGAATGTTTTTTACCGACTGCCAAAGTTGTCACTAATGAATCCTTCATAATGGACGACATCAATTATGATGTTTATCTATCATCTGAAAACGTTCCGTATAGAAAATTCAGATTGAATTCTTCATCATATCTTGAAAATGACGCTCTCAGCGCAAAGCTTAGGAAACTATTTCAGACATTCTTATAAAACTTGGATTCTTATAAAGGAGGCTCACAATGATTATTGACTGCAAATCTATCGCACAAGATATCAAAAATAAAATCAAGAAGATTATCGCAGAGGCCGACTACGCTCCTGTTTTATATATTTATCAAGTGGGGGATAACCCCGCATCCAACGCTTATATTCGTGGTAAGTTGCGTGACTGTGAAGAGGTGGAAATCGAAGCAAAACTTATCAAATTGCCAGAAGATATTACGGAGGATGAATTAAATAACAAGATACTGGAAGATTATAATTGGGAAGATGTGGACGGTATTATTGTTCAGCTCCCGCTGCCAAAACATATCAATCCCCAAAATATCTACATTCCAGACGCAGTTGATGTTGATGGTTTTAATACTACATCTCCATTTCAGCCCTGCACTCCACTGGGCGTTATGAAGATTTTTGACTCCATCGATTACGATCTGGATGGCAAGAATGTACTCATATGCGGTCAATCTGATATTGTTGGTCGTCCGTTGGTCGATATGCTGATTAAGCGCCACTGTAATGTGATCTCTGTGAACAGCAGCGGAAGTTTTATGAAATGCACGGCTCTTGCAATGGATATGGTCGATGTGATCATCTCTGCAGTCGGAAAACGTAATTTCATCACACCGCTTGGTCTTGATCGAGTAGAGGTCTGCATCGATGTTGGTATCAACTATGACGAAAACGGAAAGCAGCACGGTGATTGCGCTGACGCTGTTTATGAGATGGAGAATATCAAAGTTACACCTCGTATCGGCGGTGTTGGGCTTATGACACGTGCCATGCTACTTCATAATGTATGTGTGGCAAAGTATGGAGATCATAAGTTGGAAGAGGTGATTGGATGAAAGAAGTCCCAATTTGGGAAAAGACGACTCTGACGTTAGATGAAGCGGCTGCTTACACGGGGATTGGGGTCTGCCGACTAAGAGCGATTACTGATGATGAAAACTGTCCATTGGTACTTTGGGTGGGGAATAAACGTCTTATCAAACGTAAGGCTCTCGAAAAATATATAGATCAAACGTATTCTGTTTGAAATATAGGCTCTGATGTGGTATACTCATGGTGTCACACCAGAGCTTCTTATATAACGTAAGGAGTTCCGCATCATGATAAGACGTAAAGATAATAATGGCAAAGTTTTAAAAGACGGCGAGAGCCAGAGAAAGGATGGGAGATACCAATATAGATGGACAAACAAACTTGGAAAACGCTCAATAATATACGCCACTTCACTTAAAGAATTGAGAGAAAAAGAAGTTGAAATCCAAGAAAAACTTAATTTGGGTATAACGTCTACTTCAAAAATCACAGTGTACCAATTAGCAAAAAGACATCTCGAAGAAACAAAACTTACTATTAGGCCAAGCAGCTATAAAACAAAATCGCAGAATTTGAAAATCTTTCAGAATCACCTAATTGGGGAAATGAATGCAACTGATATTTTAGTGCGCGATGTAAAACAATTTGCACGAGAATTGGATAACGAAGGATATTGTTATACAACAATCAGAGATGTCATGTCTTTAGCTAGACCGGCATTTCAAGAAATGTTTGATGAGAATATAATTCCTAGAAATCCATTCGTTTTTAAATTAAATACAGTTGTCAAATGTGACTCAAAAGAAAAAGAAATATTAACAGAAGAGCAGTATCAAAATCTGATCAAGTTCATGAAATCTAGTCGAGTATATAAAAGGCATATTGGCATGGTGATGCTTTTGCACGAGACAGGACTTCGAGCAGGAGAATTATGCGGGCTAACAAAAAAGTCATTTGATTTTGATAACAACACTGTTACTATATCTCATCAGATGGTGTACGATGGAAAGAGCGGCGGGCTGTATTTAGCACCTACAAAAACAGAAAGTGGGATAAGGACTATCCCATTATCTAAAGACGCCATCATTGCTTTTGAAGAAGCGGTAAAACAACGTCCGATTGTAAAAGCAGAGAGAATAATAGATGGGCAAGCCGACTTCTTGTTTATAGCAAAAACTGGAAGGCCCTATACGAATAAAAACCTTGTTAGAATTTTTGAAGGACTAATCAAAGCCTATAATAGTTGCCATGATGAACCATTGCCTGAAGTCACTGCCCATAGTATGCGCCACGAATATTGTACACGGCTTGTCAAAGCCAAGATGGATGTTAAATCGGTTCAATACCTCATGGGACATTCGTCGCCCGATATAACCTTGAAAGTGTATACTCATATCTTAAAAGAAGAGACCGAAGCAGAGGCAATCAAACAGTTTAATAGGATTGTTTCCTAA